GCTGATTTCTCAGGTTTATGCTTTACCTTGTCGATCAACTGGTGTAGAGTGTACTCCAGAAGCAGCAGAGATATTTAAAAAGCGGTTTTCTGTATTGGTTGATGCTGTTAAAAACGATGACTTATCTCAAGCATCCTTCCCTCTACTTGGATCAGAGGCTAGGTTACAACTACAGACACAATGTAATACCCTCCAGTGGGTGTTAGAGATGTTAAACATACCGGAGGACAAATGAAATACGAAATCCTTATTGACTACACCACCGGAGATTCCTTCGGGAGCGAAGAGCGTAATGATCAAGACTTAGGATTGATCTTTGACAATGTTCAATTAGCAGAACAGGCTCTGAAAGATATCGAAGAGCACTACAAGCTGGCAGAAGAGTATGACCGAGCTTGGAATGATCGCTATGTCCGTTCTGGTGGAACATCTGGTCGTCGATTTAAATCCGAAGTGTTGAAGGATGTAGTTGACAAAGCTTGGTGTACAGCGCAAGATAAAGACTACTGGCAGTTTGCTATTAGCCTGGAAACATCCGAAGGCATCCGTACTCAGATCCACGTTTTCTACGTTGGCTATTTTGAAACCTTGCGGTGTGCTCGTGCAGTGCCTATGGGTGAAAACAAACTTGAAATTCGATTCCACTAAGGAGAAATAAAATGAAAAAGACTGATACCGTTGTAACTACCGCTACTGTTAAAATTACCGAAGTTCGCTTTGGCGATGTGTTCCAGTTTACCAAACGGGCAGGCTGTCGTCGCCCAGGTGAAATGCTGGTCATTCAGCAGGACAGTATTGATGTAGAAGGAACATACATCTCCTGCTTAGATAAGAATGGTGCGGAATCCAACTTCACCAGCCTCCAGCATTTGACAGAAGAGATGAATAACGGTACTCTGGTATTCCTTGGTAACATCGATGGCAAGGAGGAGTAATGAAATATCAGATTGTGTGTTACACTTGGGGTGATGAACGTACCACCTTCAAGGTTAAGTATAAAAGTTCCCTGTTCTGGCACACTCTACAAGAGCATTGTTATTCTGATAGTTATGATCGTACCTTCGATACATTTGACGATGCGATGCAAGCCTTGAAAGAAAAACAAGGCAGGGACTTGGCAGGCAAGCTAAAGAATGTTAAAGTGGTTTTCGAACAAGAGGTGGAGTGATTTAGGTTGCTCTTTTTAGAGTAAAGAGGAGGGATTATGGCGGTATCATTACGTGAGCGTATTAGTGAAGTTATTCAAACCATCGCAAAAGGCGATGAATTAGGAGAAGGCAGCAGTCGTGTTGTCTATAAAAACCTGCTGGATACCACTTGTATCAAGGTGGCTAAAGATTGGCGTGGTATTGCTCAGAATGAAGCTGAGATTGTTCTCTACGACAAAATGAGTCCTCGTGAGCGTTTGCGTTATGCGAAGATCGTTAACCATCATCCTGACTTTCTCTGGATAGAGATGGAAACTCTTGAGCGTATTACCAAAGCATCTGAGAAGAAGTTCTCCCAACTCGAAGCACGAGTAGAAGTTGTGGATGAAAAGTACGGTTATCAGAACTCTTGTGATATTGGTATGGCAGACTATCCTACCAACTGCGGTGTCAACTCTCGTGGAACTCTTATGCTCTATGACTATGGCTTCTCAGAAGATGTTGCTCAACTTTATTAAGGAGGATTTATGATCGCTCGACTAATCCGTAACATCGGAGTAGTAATGGCTTTTGGTTTGGCCTTTGTTATTGCTCTGCTTGTACTTGCTTTTGTTGTTCTTTTTGGCATTAGCTTTGTCACTTGGGATTGGAATATGTTTACCCAGGGTTTCTTTAACATTAACTGGCAAAATATCAGGCTTACTTTCATTATTGGGTGCTTTGTTGGTATTCTTGTTTGGATTTTCGAATAATTATGTTACGATACAAACTATTAGAAAGAGGGGAGATTTTCCGAGAGGAAGATGTTTCCCTAGTGAATGGTGTGGCTAAGATCTTCAATCCTAATACAGGAGTGACGACAGAGTTTACGTCAGAAAGGTGTCCCGACCACTTCTACAGGTTTGAACTGTTCTTTAATAAAGGGCAGTATAGTATGGCCTTTGAGGTGGCGATGGGTGTTGAAGTAACTGATGAATGGGGGATGCAGTTTTGGTAAGAGCAGAAGATATGCGGCAGCATTCTATTCAAGCAAACAAGGATAAAATTAGCCCTGATGTTATAGGTGCTATACAGGAAGCCGCTTCTAGCGGGCTTTTCGAAGCACATTTATCTCCGGTAGATCACTTTGGAGTAAATCCTCCTCACTATGCTCGTTATCGTCAAGAGCTAGAGTTGGAGCCTTATAAGCGTATGCTGGAAATTGCTGGGTTTAAGGTTGTGTACTATGAGTCTCATAGAGATCCTGGTTTTATTGAAAATATCATCGTTAAATGGTAGGAGGTGTCTATGAAAATGGCAATGTTCTATCCGTTCTCTGATTATAAGGACGGACAGTTGTTAACAGGGTATGGTGAAACTGAGTTCGCTTTTGATGCAGCGAAAGATGGGGATCACATACACACTTCTCAGATGTGCTTTCTTAACAAAGCTTGGGACGAAGGCTACGCTATCTTTATCATCAACTCTATCGGCATTCCCGTTTATATCCATAATGGAATGAAAGGTGTGGATAAGGAACTGAGAAAGGAGCATAACCTTTTCCGTCTGTGGCAAGCTGGTGCTCTTGGTAATCTTCTTCTTCCTATTGCGGAGCGTTTAGAATGAAGTATCATCTTTTTTCTTTTGATATCTACTACCCAAGCGGCGGTGCTAAGGATTACGTGGAGAGTTTTGACTCTATTGAAGAGGCGAAGAGCTTTGCGATTGATAACCTCACCGAGGATAAGTATCAAATCACAACTGAAACCTTTGAGATTGTTGAACAAGGATATATTGACGAATCTCGGTGGACAACTTGCTGATGCAAGAACAACCTCCACTATTTACAAACGAAGAGCTTAATCAGTTAATGAAAGCTTATGTGCAAAAACACATTTATTGATAGGAGAAACCTATTATGGATATCTACATCGCTTGGTGGGATTGGTCTGATGGTTGGGAGCACAGCGAAGGTATTCTTGGATTGTTCAGTACAGAACAAGAAGCCATTTCTGTAGCCAAATCCTACGCTGATTCTCAGAATGATGCATACGCAGGTAGCTGTGTAACGGGTGCAAAACTAGACCAGAAGAGCGGAGGTTATTTTGATAACGTTCTGCACTCCTTTGAGTCTATTGAAAAACCATATGACGAAGAGGAGGAATCAAATGACGAAGATGAATGATGCTGTTAAAGTAGGAGCTATTGCTTTAGTTCTGGCTTTCTTAGCCGGATGCTCCCCTTCCCCGACAGCAGGGCCGCCAGGAAGTAAGACTTTAGCTTGTACGGATACCAATTATATGTACAGCTTCCACTATACGGGAGAGATTGGCTGGGATAATGGGGAATATACGTTTATGGATGCAGACTCGAATAAAATCCGTAACGTGTATAATTTTGCTTGCTATGAGGTTCAGGAGTAGGTAAGATACTTCCATCAACTTGAGAGGAGAATCGTAATGGGTAAAGCAGCAGCATCACTTAAATCTGTCGAAGATGTAAAGAAGGTGGCGAAGATCCTTAAGGATAACCGTGCAACCAACTTATTCTACAGTTTGTGGGTGATGCAGTATGAAACTGCCCTGCGGTTCTCCGATGCAACTCAGTTGAAGTGGAGCGACTTTTCTCATTCTGCTACTCACGTATCGTTAAAGCAGAAGAAGACAGGCAAAACTATCAAGGTGAAGATCACTGACACTATGCGTCAGATTGTATCTGAGCGTCTAAAGGAAGCTTCGTCTCGCGATATGTTTGGTGAATATGTATTCTCTCTTTCGGACAAACGATCAAAAGGTTCTCCAGTTAGTCATAATGCTGTGCTGGAAGCTTTTGGTAAGGCAGGTCGTCGTTGTGGTATTTTGGAAGTGGGAACTCACACCCCTCGTAAGAGTAAGGGTCGTATCTTATTCGAAAACGGTATTCAAATTGAGCGTATCACTAAGCTTCTGGGACAAACGTCTCCGGCTGCAACACTGTTCTATATTGGCTTTACCCAAGAAATGAGTGATGATATCTCAGAAGATTTCTCACTAGACCTCTAAAAACTACTTGTACTTCTCTTAGATGTTAGGTAGAGTGTGTACATCAAACAACAGGAGGATACAATGGCTTCATTAAAACAACTAACAACAACCGATGCTGCTGGTGTAGGCAACCGCCTCTATGTGGTACAGGTAGCAATCGGAAAACGTCCGAGTAAAGATTCTGACCGTGTTCTTTATCACAAAGATTCCGGCAAAGATTATGGCAGTAGCTATGCTAAGAAGCTTGCAGATCGCAAGAAAGGTTTTCGTCGGTGAGTGTCCGTAACTGGATGACTTATCATAAATGGCTCACTATTTACTTTGAAAGGGTAGAAAGGAAAGAGCCAGGCGTTTCTCCTAGTACGGAGGATATTGTCGAGGCAATGTTAAAGTATTTCGGAGTGAAAAGATCAACCGCGATGGATATCATCGGTGCTTGGGATGGTTCTGCGGAAAGTATAGGAGAGGTTGAATGATCATTTGGCAAAAGGATGGTTATCAGGTAGTGCAACACCATTTACTCCGGTACTTCTACGTTAAGAAGTGGATGGAAGGGGATAACCCAAAGTCTTATGGTCGGCATTACGATTACTTCACAATCAAAACTTTCACGGACATTGAGAAGGTGAAAGAATTCTTACGCGAGGAGGGTTTTAAATGAAAAAGATTCTTATTGGTATTGCATTGCTTTGTCTTACTGCCTGTGATGGCGATGTAACAGCAGCGGAACCTGTCAATCCGTTGCAGACAGGTAGCTTTGAAGCTGGACGTATGGAACAGCAGCGTGTAACAGGTTGGGTTGATTATGTAATTACTGATCACAAAACTGGTTGCCAGTATGCACTTATTACTACTCAAGGTGGTATGACTCTGCTAGGATGTTTTGACGAATACAAAACAGGAGAAAAATGATGGAAGAGTTTATCGGTTTTCTCGTTATGTTAGTTTTGGTGATCTTTCTGCCTCCTTACTTTCTCTGGTTCTTGGGTTCTATGGTTCAGGGCGAGTGGTTGGAAGTAGGTATCTTCCAGTGGAGTGAAGGTGCTCGTATCTTAATGGCTATCTGGACACTGTTAGCTACGGTGATCTGTTTTATTTGCTTCTGCGGGAGTTTATAATGATTATGTACTTTGCAAGACACGGAGTTCTGTGCTATCTTGAAACTGAAAACGATCATTTTGGAGATAAGTACGATCAGTTTATGGATGCGATGAAGTATGCTGACCTCGTGTTTATGGAGACAGGGCAGAATTACAAAGTGATCAAGTCACGTCAAAATGCATCAATGACCAACACGATTTATTTTGATATTAAGTACTTGTTCTTAGATGCTGAATGCGGTATCATTGGTAAAGTAAGAGCACAGCCTTACAATATTGGAACTTTCGTTAAATAAGGAGTAAGAGATGAAAAAAGAGACTAAAGGTTTTCTGTGGGGAATGTTAGTGTGGGTTATTATGGCCCTTGGCTTCCAGTACATCTTCTTCAAGGATGTGGATAACAACGTTTTCATCTGGATCTTTATGTGTGGTGCTATCACCAGTGATGTTGTACGTTCTGTTCGTAAAGCTGTAGTGGAACCGGAGAATGAAAATGGAAAATAAAACTCAGTATCTGTGCCTGCACTGCGGTAAGCAACACGGCGAACACCAAGCTAAGGTACTGCATTGCCCTAAATCATCGCGTAGCTCTTTCAATGCGTTTGACAAGCTGCACACCTTTAGCCCAAACTATGATAAGCCTCTGGCTGACAAACCTACCATTTAAGGAGAAAAAGATGACTCAATTTCAAGAATATTGCGAAAATAATAAATACGATCTAAAGGCTCATTTTACAGTAATTGACCACGAAGACGGACTTGTCCCTGGTGATATTGTGAAGCTTACAAATGATGACGACAGTGATTGTCCTACTTTCAAAATCGTTTCTACTGGCAGTCGGTCTATGAGTGTAGGTGACGAGATGTATGTCTACTACGAGAACTTGACTCAAAGCACAAACAAAGAGAAAGATCCTAACTGGAGCCTGTCTGTTGCAGATAAGCTGAGAGAGGAAGCGAAAGCTAAGGTTCAGGAGTACAATGAGTACTTAGCATCACGACCTTCTGACGATCATAAGGTAATGGTGTTACGATGATTGTATTGGATTGGGTTATGTATCACCCTTTCTTCTGCTACATTATCTTGATCCCATTCTTTATGGTTGTGTTTTACCTGATGGATCTGTATGATGAACAGAAGAAAAACATCGATAAAGAAGTTGATACGGATAAATGTTTTGACTTGTTTACGAATAACTTCTGGCCTGCAACCTTCTGGTTGCCTATGCTAGTGATTATTTTACTATGCAAGTTTGTATTCTCGCCTTTATCTAAGCTGACAATTAAAATGGCAAGGAGAACTAAGTAATGGAACTGGTGCAAGAAGTGATTAACTCTGGTGTGGAGTGGCCCCCAAACGCAATGAGCGTTATGCGTGATTTTGATGGTGAGATTAAATTCTCTACCAAGACTAAAGGAGCCATTGTCAAGACTCCTCGTGGAATCTTTATGCGTGGTGAAGATTGTCTAATCAACAATCATATGGTGGTTGAACCGCCTTTCATCAAAGGAACGAAGGGCTGCCCTGATATTATCACTCGGGATCAATATGAAACTTTTTATCAACTAAGTAAGTGAGGTGACTTATGTTTAAAGTAGGTGATCGTGTTGAGATTGCAGAAGGTTCTCGGTATTATGGACAATCTGCAACCTGTAATAACCCATCAGATTGTGTAGGGACAGTGCAGAGAGCCATAACAGAACGGTTTCGCGGGTTTCTTCCTGTTACAGTGGATTGGGATAACGGTACATCAAATGGGTATAACCATTCGGATTTAAAGCTGATAAAGGAGAAAGGAACTGTGAAAGAGATCAAAAAAGAAAAACCAACAAATCGTAAGGTTGTTCTGATTTATGCAGACGGCAAGCAGTATAATTTCAGCCGTGTTAAAGGTTTTATTGTTGACACACGAACTAATCAGGTTAAGATTGATAACACCAAAACAATCGACCTGATCACTATCAATCAAAACACCATCGTCCCATTTGAGTATCTAGCTTGTGCTATGTTCGAAGATGTGGCTACAGGTAAGCGTCACGCATATCACTTTGAAGATAATAAAGTGATAGCGTCTCAAGAGACTTACACTGACAACGCAACTATGGGTGTCAAGCAACACTAAAATAGATCCCGCTTCGGCGGGATTTCTTGTAAGGAGGGTATTATGGTTATTATTGGAAGTCAGGCTTTGCTAGAGTATGTTCCAGAAGGTATTAAGCTGCGTAAAACAATGCTGGATATCGATTACATCTGTTCTGAACGGGAGTGGAGTAATGTTTCTTATCGCTCAGAAGCTGCTGGGTACACTGTCAGCCGTACCGGAAACAAAGGATTAATCAAGAAAGACGGTCATATAATCGAAGAGTACGAGATTGCTCAAGAAGGTAGCAGTGGCTACGATATCCTCACTTGGTGCTATAAACACCCTGAGCTAACAAGGAATCAAACATCTGGATTAGGAACCTGTGTTTCTCTGAATGTTCTGTATATGCTAAAAATGTCTCACCGCTTCAAGAAGAACTCCCCTCATTTCCTAAAAACGATGAAGGATATCCACTTTATGCGGTCATTAGGTGCTGAGATTACGGGTGAGCTTGTTGATATCTACAATAAGCGTATGAAAGAGACCTACAACTACTCTCACCCTAAGTTAAATGTATCTAGTGGAGAGTTCTTTTCTGGTGATGGTGTAAACTACGTTTATCAGCACGACGATATTCACGATGCAATTGCTCTTTACGACAAGCCAGCTTTCCGGTACTATATGTTTGAAGGTGCTCAAGTCCTCACCTCTATGGATAAATTCTTTGAGGTGGAAGAGGAATACCGTCTGTTAGGTGTTTATGAAGAGGCTTGTGTGCTTGCGTTAGAACGTTCTCAGATCCCAAACAACTTTGAGATTGACCCAGAACGAAGTTTTATGATAGCATTAATGAAAATCTGTACTTCAATCACATCAGGGCGTTTTCGTACCTATGCGTGGGAGAACTACTTCAAGGTTGTGAATCTTTATCACAGCTTGGGTAAGACAGATTACATAGAGCGATTCAAAGCGAATCAGCATAATTGTAGACCTTATAAAGGAGAGTAAAATGAAATACTACGTTTCTACAGGTAAGATTGGTGGTGCTGACCGTAAATATCGTACAAGCAAGAACAACGGCGTAGAAGCGCAGGATCAGGCTGGTGGTTGGTATAAGTCTCACCACACAAGGAACAGCTTGGAGAAGTTTATTCGCTGGGGATTCATAGAGGAGATCAAATGCAAAAAGTAGTGTGTGATTGGATGGAATGTGATAACTGCGGAGCATCCAATGTTACTGTAACAACAGACGCAACGAAACCTAACTGGTTTTACGATGGAGATCATATCTCTTGCAATAACTGTCAAGCCATTGGAGAAGTGTATACTGACGATGGACTTGCTTTCCCTGTGTGGGAAGGTGTCGAATGATTATCTTTTCCTTGTTTGATGGATCGGGATATGCGGCTAAGGATTGGGCGGAGGCAGGTCACACTGTCTTCCTGTTCAATGCAGACGAAGGCGACCACGGAGAATATTCGTGCAAAGTACAGCATCCTAATATGCATTATGTAAACCAGTGGATTGAGCCTGGCTTCGATCCTGTTGGTGAACGTGTAAACGGTGTGATGATTGAGGCTCCAGATCTAATCTTTGCCTTTCCTCCTTGCACTGATATGGCTGTAAGTGGTGCTCGTCATTTTGAAGCTAAGCGGGAGAAAGATCCTCTGTTCCAGGAGAAGGCTGTTGCTACTGCTAAGATTGCTGCGGAACTGGCTGAGAAATATATGGCAGAGTATATGATCGAGAATCCCGTAAGTGTTCTGTCTTCTATGTGGAGAAAGCCAAACCACATATTTAACCCTCACGAGTATGGTGGTTATTTACCGGAAGACGACCAGCATCCGGCTTTCCCTGAGTTTATCAAGGCAAGAGATGCTTATCCAAAGAAAACCTGTCTGTGGGTGAGCGAAGGCTTTAAGATGCCAGAGAAGAAACCTGTTGACTTAGATGAAGGATTCTCTGTACAATACAAAAAGTTGGGAGGCAAGTCTGCAAAGACTAAAATGATCCGCTCTCTCACTCCTCGGGGCTTTGCCCAAGCTGTGTTCTTAGAGAATAGCTAATGGAAGGAGAAATCATTGAGGCAATCTTTCAGTTGATTGCTTGTATGTTTGAGGCTATCATTGAGTTTCCTGGATTACTTGAGCGCCGCTGGGCAAGATGGACATTTGGTATTCTTACCTGTCTGATAATTGCTGGTGGTATATGGTTGACGTATTGGAGGTGACTATGTGGGCAGTCTATCATAAAGAAAAAGACGGTATTGCTTGGCAGAATGAAACTAAGCAGTTTCTAATTTTCTCTTCGAAGGCTGCGGCTTGGGATTGTATTCTTAATAAGATGAATGCCGAGATTGCAGATGACTACGATGTTATTGAAATCACTTGGAGCAGAAAGTAATGAAACAATTAGAACTAACAGAAGAGTTGCTTGTTCACCTTCGGGACGATAGCCGTAACGGTCTGGAGCGAGTTTTGGCTTATGAAGTGTTGCGTTTACGCAAACTATTAGAGGAGAAAGAAGATGTTCGGTAAAGGCTGGGAAGGGATGTTTATGATCCTGTTCATTATGGCGGGTGTGGGAGCTATTGCAAGTATCGTCGGTACAGTGTGGTTAATTTATGAAATGATCGTTCATATCCGTTGGGCATAACAGGAGGGAAGATGAAGAATTCTATTAAAGTGCATAAAGGTTTTATTTCACCTGCTTTCAGACAGCCACCTCTCGGAAAGGTGCGAACTGTAATGATTGCTGAAAGCGTGGCACCTCGGTTCTTCAACTCTTACTTGGTGAGTGCCAAGTTTATGATTGGAGATGCAGATGGTGAGATTATCGAAGAGAAAGCTTTCCCTGTTACTGAAACTGAATCTATGTACGAGTTTTTACAGTTCTTGGTTGACTGTGCAAACCTGTATCGGAACGGTAAAGGTGGTTATGACTCTTACGAGAATGTGGAAAACTACGACAAGTATATTGGAGGGGATTGGATCGAAAGCTGGCCCGAAGATTACGATATGGATGGTATTTACCATTCTCTCGAAGGGTTTGAAGTGTTCTACTATGACGAGTTTGGTCAGAAAAACAAAGTAAGTGTTGTAATCGAAGGTTGATTCTAAGGAGAGGGTGTGATACCTTCTCCTTTTGTCGTTTCTGGAGGAAAATAATGGAAAATATTGCTAGAGCTTTTGTTGTCACTGCACCTGATTATGAAGATGGTGCTGTTATTGTATTCGCTACTCACGGATTGCAGGCTCGACGTTTAGGAGCTAGTCGTATGGGCCACTACTACGAAGAAACTGAATACTCCGTCAAACGTGATCCTAAGTTTGACAAGTGGGCTGTTTTGGGGTATGTGCCGGAGAAGGCTTTCTTAGAGGAAGGCTGGTATATTTACAGTGAATACTGGCAGCGCCGGATGAACGAACCAGTGACACGGGAGGAGTACGACGAGTTGGAAAAAGAATACCCTGATCATATGGATGGTTTGTACATCCCCGATGAACTTGTGGAAAGTCCTAACCGTAAGCACATCTATCTCAATATGAAAGAAGTAGAGCAACACGCACACTACTTAGATGGATTCTTTAAGGCTGGAGAAGACTTTAAAGCTTACGTTGAGAAGAACTTCCCTGAGTATGAGGTTACTAAGTGGCAGTGTGATTACCCAATGTTCACTAAGATCGCAGAATTCACTTTCCCTGGTAGTAAGTATGGTGGTAGTATCCGTTGGCAGGATCACGATACTCCTATTGAGAATATACAGGTGTACGTGGCTTATGGGGATCAGCAGGCTTACGATGATTGGAGGAAAGAATGTCAGAAATGAAAACAAAGTCCCAGATGTTCCGGTTACAGAAACTGCATCACGATTCTGGGCCACCTACCTATATGGTGCAGAAACGCCGTTTCGGTATGAGTGCTCTCGTGGACATTATCACCTACTTCTCTAAGTGGGTTGATGTTGTAGAGGTTTGCACTGAGATTGAAGCAAGACGTATTATTGCAATGAAATACTACACATACCGTCAGGAGTTTAGCGGTCGTGTTGTCAAAAAAGAAACTATCAAGTTGGAGGAAAAGAAAGATGCCTAGACGTTTAATAGTAATCAGTGGTGCGGGACTTAGTGTTGAGAGTGGAGTACGAGCTTTCCGTACCGACACCGCTTCCGGTAGAAGTATGTGGGACGAATACGATATTGGAGAGGTTTGCGACTTACGCGCTTTCCGTGCAGGTTTTGAGAAGTATACTGGATCAGAGGTTAAGGCTCACTGGCTGTATGAAAATGATAAAGGCATTGACCTGTACACTCTAACCAATGAGTTTTACAACAAGCGCCGCGAAGAATTGGGTACTGTTGAGCCAAACTTAGCTCATTGCCGTATTGCAGAATGGGCTAACCGTTTCCCTGGTCAAGTGATTAACCTGACTACTAACGTTGATAACCTGTTGGAACGTGCTGGTGTTAAATCTGATATCCTCCATATTCACGGTTATTTGCCAGAAGTGATTACCCAAGACTCACCTGGCGATCCTAGGCGTGTAATCGATGTTGGATATAATGCTGTGGATGTTTCTGAGCACTTCTTTGTTAAGCCTAACATTGTGTTCTTCTACGAGAATGCCCCAGCTTACACTGAGATGTATCACGTTCTGGATAATCTGACAGTTCAAGATATGGTGGTTGTTGTAGGTTGCTCTAACTTAGTGATTAACTTCTGGAGTGAACTGATCCCGAAGGCCCGTAGGTTTGGTTTGCAGGTACACGAGGTAAACCCTCACGGTTTGTATAACGAAGAGCAGATCATCCAAGAGGCAGGAGGTAAAATCTGGAGGAAAGGCGCTGGAGACGTTTTCAGTGACCCAGAGTTCTGTGAGATTATCGAAAAGCATCTGGAAGGATGAGAGAGGGAGCCGAAAGGCTCCTTTTTTATTGCCTACGATTCGTGGGAGCGATTCTAAGAGGTTTTATGATTCTAAGGTAGGGAAACGTATTGCTGACCTGTTAGAGGCTCTTAGAGTGTCTTATATAAAAGAAAAGGAGCCGTTAGGCTCCTCTTGTTAACTCCGTTTCCACCATTCCCAAGCTATTACGAGGATGACAGCGAATATTAAAACGTTACCTAAGCCGTGCAAGTGTAGTGACATACGTTCTCCTAAAAGTTAAACAGTTCTTCGATGGATTCTTTAGAGGTAAGTAGTTCCTCTTGGATCTTAGGGATATCGATACGATGAATCTCTGTGTATCCCTCCAGCCCACTCTTTTCAATATAGTGGTTAGCCAGAGCAGTCGTAGGGAACCACGTTGGAATTCCGTGTTCATCAATAATCATAAAAACAATGTCACGCATACACACCTCCATTAGATCCCCAATAACGCTCAATCGTATCCTCGTCTTCTGGGGTGACTCGACTCAGATTCTTTTCATCCAGGTATACTTCTTTGTAGCCGTCTACTGGACAGTCATAGATGCAAAACCAGATAGGGTTTTCATCTATACGATGCTGGACGTGAACTGTAGCACCCATAGGGTATTCATCGTCCAAACCAAATACAATCGCTATACATCCACCAAAAACACAATCACCAGATACTGCTCTCATTTCATTTCCTCCTAACGTAAAAAAGCCTACCGAAGTAGGCTATCAAATATTGTTGGGATTAGCAACCACTATCGTCCCAATATTCTTCTGAGGATTCCCACCAAGATTCTTCGTGAGACTCTACCTCTTTCTGAGGTACATTGATAACAACTTCAACACCGTCTTCCAGAGTGAAGCTGTTACGGCCCTCTGTCAGGTTAGGGGTGATAGAGTTGATTGCATTCTGTACTACCTTACGTGCTTTAGTTGAATCCATTATTTACCTCCAATTAAGTCGATGATATGAAGTGGTAACTCTCTTGTGGTGAGTCCACATTGTCTTAAGTCGTGATATGGTACACCAAGTTCCTCCAGAACGTCAATGAAAAGTTGGTCAATATCCTTGGCTTCTTGTTCTGTCTGGCTTCTGCCGTATCCCTCATACTTTGCCTTACGAGGCAACATAATTACTGTATTGTCGTAGTCCTTGAATAAGGTGAGAATCAGATTATCCAAGATACTTGGCGTATTGTAAAAACGATTATACACGATACCATTTAGAAGACAAGCATCACTGATAACGTAATCTACCTTTCCGACTAAACGATGCAGGGCGTGGTTCTGAGTTGCAGTTAGCAGTAATTGGTCATCCAGCATACCTGTATTGTCATCATACACTGCATCTTTGATTACCTCAGTAACCAACTCCACCTTGTACTTCTGGTCGATCTTCATATTATGGAAGATACCAGCGGCTGTAGTGGATTTGCCAGCCCCAGGGCCAGCAACCAGAGATATTACCTTAGTTTGTAACATTAGACACCACCTTAAACACGGTTGTAATGCTGATTGTATTATCCCTGACATATCCGGTGATAGCATATCCGGCTGGGTTTGCTTGGAATACTAAAGTCTGAAAATCCTTCGGAACTCCGTGCTCAAACAAATGCTTCACTTCGGCGTGAATCTGATTGTAGATAACTGTCAGGATCTTCTCAAAGAAAGTTCCGTGATCTGGAGTCAGCCCTTGTGCAATGAATCCTAGTTCCCGAATGTCCTGTTTATCTAACTCTGCATCAAAAGTATACTGAACCAATTTTATCGGTTCCTCCGAAGGTCTGTGAAACACATCGGAGGTGGATAGTTCGATCTTCATAGCGGAAGGAAGACGATCAAACAGTAACTTTGTCAACGCAGAGCCATAGTCTGAAAATTGAAGCTTGTCAATATTAAAACGTTTTGTTGGCTCTTTGTATGCAATCATTTAGCACTCCATTGAACTTGAACACCAAGCATAAGTACCTTGGATGTAATCACAACACGCACTGTTACCGTTGTAGACAACACCATCAGAAAGAATTAGGTTATCTAAATCTAAACCTTCTACTTGCTTTAAGGCTTTCTTGATTTTCTTGTATAGCTTTTTGCCTTCTTCAATATCACTCTGAGAACGTAAGTTGCGATCATCCATCATACTATCGTAGTCTTCCACATCACCGTATTCGCTAAGGTATGCTGCTGTGCCTGGGTATTCTGAAACGTGTTCATCCAAAGCTTCTGGATCAAAGTTCCAATCTACAAGCTGAGTAGGATTTGCTTGATCAAGACGTGTCTTTCCGTCATAGATACAGATATAAGCTTCGTCATCCCAACGATCAATAAATACTTCACCTAACTTTGCCATTATACTTCCTCCACTAATACGAGTTTAAACTGAGATTTGAAGATTGGCTCTTCGTTGCCGTCATAAAGTTCGATAACACTGGTTTGGCCCCAGATACCTAGATCAATCTGACCACCGGAAGCTTTAACTTCTGCTTCACGTTCGTAGACGTGTGCAGGGAAAATACCTGGCAGCAGCTTTACGTCATAGAAATAGAGATCGGAGGTATCCATTTCATCCCAACCTTCCCAGCTTTTTACAAAGCTAGCTTCCATTCCATTTTCTGCAATTATATGTTCTGACATATTCTTCTCCTCTGTAGGGTGTTTGATTAAGGACACTAACCGCTATTTAAACAGTTGTGCCCCTGATATGTTACATCACTTGCTTAAGGAAAGCGAAGATCTCTTTCTTCGTCTTCCCTCGAATGTTCAGGCAAGGGACGCCATATTTCTTAGCTAGCATCCAAGCAGTACGAGTACCACCTTGAACATTTCCGTCCTTATCTTCTTTACCACAGGCAAGCAGAAAACGTGAAGGAATAGGATTCTCCAGGCTTTTACCTAACACTTGGTGGCAGTTACGTTGATGAAGTTTTAGCGCACCCTGAGATAATCTGTCTGCTGCTGGATGGATCTCTCGTACAAGTTTCAACGAGATTCCAAAATCAACAGTAGAAGGTTTACCCAGAGGGATTGTTTCGCCTTCCAAGTCATTGCCGTTAAACTTTTCCCAAGGAGTGTAGATCTCTTTCTTAGAGATATCGCCTGCAAGGTTTACACCGCTTTCAAAGGCACTGTCGCTCCCTAGAGCTTTTCCGCTACGCAATACATAGCCTTGACCAGCTAACCACTTTGCAACGGCTTCCATAAGGTCAAACTCTTCATCACTCACTTCACGACTGCCCACACCAGTGTATGCTAGCAAGTTGCTCGGGCCTTCTTGAGACTGCTCTTCCTGGGAATCCTGAAACTCCCGAGATAATCTTGTTACCTCAGATACAGCCTCTTCAAAAGACAGATTATACTTATCTGCATATTTCCACAAGAGGTGATGCAACTCTCTTACTTCTGGTGGAAGTTCTCCAACTAGCACTTTTACCTCCTTAACAAGTGATCGTCATAGGCGTCTGGGGTAAACCGTATTCTTTAGACTTCCGAATGAAATCTTGCCAATCGAAATCAATATTACGGTTTGGTACATCGCTGGTAATTGAAATAACATCGTTGTGGCGTAGAATGGCTAAGGCCATATCAACGCTATCTGTATCCACTTCAACAATGGTTTCCACATCTCCGACTTTCTTAATTACTTTAATCTTGAACATTTATAGCTCCTCCATTTTGGTATTGTAATACCAGATCTCGCCGTCAGGTTCGATAACAGCCACTGTAAGTTTCTGGGTGAACACTGATCCCGTATCGATATAGGCTCGGTTGCCGTGAATAACAGGCTCTTTCACTCCAGTATGTCCGTGGAAAATCATCTCCACGCCAGGTACGTCAGGAAGTTTATATCCTTGCTCAATCGCACCAATAATAGTTCTGTTCCAGCAAAGCATTTGAGCAATCTCTGCTTTCGCTTGATCGAGGTCATCAGGATAAACGCGCTCAAGAACTTTTTCCAAAGCTTGAGGTGGCACTTCTTCCAACTCCAGCGGGTATTCTGCGTGGCTGAAAGCGTACATCTTACTATTAACTTCCATCGTAATGAGGTAATAAGACTTGTTCTCCAGCATCACTGCCAAACAAGTACTACCCTCTTCACCAACTTCTGCTAATACGGTCTTTCCACCGTTCTGTAACCATCCCAGATAGTTTCTCTGATCCCCTTCCAGCAAACCTTGAATCAACATATCGTCGTGATTACCGCGAACAACATATGAGTTTTCTGTGTTAACCGCGTAGTCAACACACTTGAGGTTTTCGGTTCCTCGGTCTGTTAGATCACCAAGAAAGACTTTTACATCTCCCTTTTCAATAGCTAGATCGTGGATAGCCTTTTCCAGCAAGTGCCAGGCTCCGTGAACATCACCAAACACTAAAACTCGTTTACCATCACCCTCTTTAATATTTTGCTGAAACATTACTACCTCCGTTTAACTTGTTGACACCTCTACAGCATAAGACAATAAAGGTTCTTTTGCAAGGGTTCCTACCGTAACGGTACGTCCGTTAGGAGTATCAAAGCAAATTACATTACCAACCTTAATAAGGTTTACCCATACTTCCACACCCTCTCCTTCTTTCTCTGAGATAACGAAGTCAATATACTTCCGTTGTACTCCAAGAGAGATTAGGAAAGATTTAATCTCTGTTACGATCTTAGACATTGTGTTATGCCCAAAATCTATTAGCTCTACGCACATCTCAGTAGAATAACACGTCATCCCCTCTACGTCTAGGCTTCTACAAGGGAGAATGCTGAAATAATCTCCTGACTTGGGCAAGAGATCCATCTTAGACTGATTGATGATAGCTTGCTTGGGTGTAGTAACATAGAATGTGTTTTCTGTTACGTTGTCTACGTTGTTTCTACGCACGTAAAGATGCGAAATATGGCTTTGGTATACACTATCAAAATCCACACACATAGGCAACGACAATGGCTTACGATCTTTTGAAGCCTGTAGAATTGCTTTGGTCAGTATTTCGGAACTGACATAACCACTTGCACTTAAGAGCATTTATTACCCCTTATGAGGTGATAACACTGGTCTCTTCTTCTTTGGGTACAACTTCACCGTCCACTGTGCTACGTAGTGCGGCATATACAACCTTGTATTCAGAGCCTGTACTATCGAGTAAGATACGATCCACGTTCAAAAACTGCATAAAGTTTAATGCGGATGCTTTTGAAGTGAAGGTTTGAACTACTTCCACTTGTTGCTGCATAATTCCCTCCTACGAAAAAGCCCTCCCGAAAGAGGGCAAGATTTTTAGGTTGTTACCGGAGCATCCATTACTGAAACGAATACTTTATCCTGAGAGACAGGTACACCGAAGGCTGAGGCTAGTACTTTGCTTCCAGCTACTTTTGCATCTGACTCTGTAGTGCTCACAACGCCTGCACCGATGGTGCTCTTCTGTGAAACACTGTAACGAACTAGGTAGTTCTGATATGAAGCCATTATATTTCCTTAATTATACGACATATATCGATTTTTGTAGTCCTAATCTCTTCTTCGGATCATAGACAAACCAAGCGTAAGCTGTGCCGTCTGTTTTTCCGTCTCCCGAGAACGATGGACGCTTACTGAGGACAATCAGATGATCCACTGGATATTTATCGTGGAACTCCTTTCGTCTCACAGATTCTAAGAAGCCAAGTCGCAAGAGGAAAATACAAACATCAGCCTCTGCAAGACTCTTCTCTAAGAATTCGGTAGCTATCGAGAAGGGCGGGTTTGTGATTATGCAATCTGGCTTTTCATTCCATTCAGACAGTAGATAATCTTTCCCTTCCGATAACTCACAGTACTCGCTTCCAAAAGGCAAGTACTTGTATATTGCTTTTGCTTCTCCACGGCAAGGTTCAGCAAATCGCCAATCCTTTACAATGCTACCGTAGTTGATTACATTCAACATTGGCTCAATAGCTGAGTCTGGTGTTGGGTAGTAGTCATTTGCATTTCTTTCAGACTTCTTTTTTAAAGTTGCGGGCATTTCACACCCTTACCTTCGTGAGTCTCTTCATTGAAGTCTCCGAGGAACCTGACGATATTAACACATCTTTCATCAATGTCAAGTTCTTCTTTATCTTCAAACTTAGCTAACAGGGCTTGGAACATCTCCTCACCCTGCATAGTTTCGTCATAGAAGGCTAGTAAATTATAGTTTACCACGGAAATCTTATCCATTGCAAGCAACGTATCAAGGATCTCTTCATTTTTAGGATTCTTTAACATTGCCTCACCAAACACGTTGGTGTAGTTGTCATAGAAATTCCCGAAGATGCCTTTTCCAGGCACCCAATACATTTTACGTGCCATTGCGATTCGTAGGTTTCTGCCTAGCTTCCTCGTTTGCTGAAAGGCGAAATGTTTCGCCAATACTTCCACTTTAGTAATTAACATACTTCTCCTTAGAAAGGTAAATACTTATGCTCAATGAAACCTGCATTATATCCTTTATTGAAGCCGTCTTTAAAAGCCGATTTCTCGGCTTCCTCGATCAACTCAGCCAGTAGGTGTTTGGCTTCTGGTGTCAGACTCAGGATTTGGTCTGCTGCTAACAAATACTTGTTCGGGTTTTCCAAGTGGTACTCCTGTTTTGATAAGGTGCATCAACTCTTCCTTGCTCATAAGTCCCATAACTTCATCCGTAAGTTCGACTTTCTTTTCTTCTGGCGGGATATGTTCTGAGAATGTTGCTCCACCTGAGAATGCATCTCTAAACTTGGCAACATCCATAGCAACTTCTGGTGTGGCTCCTGCATCTAATGCTGCTAATGCGTAGTCACTACCGCTTCCGACTGCATAATACTCCGTATCAATTGGATATGCTCGTGAAGGATCATTGCCTTCGTGCAAATAGATTTCACCGTCAGGATGAACAACTAAAGCAGTAAACTCTTCGTCGTCTTTTTCTGGATCATTATCAAAATCCAAGCTGGGCAGTTCCTCGGACAGACGTTCTGCTTTGATACGTTCTTCCATCCAAGAGAAGAATGTTAGGATAGAGGATAAGCGACCAGCACCACCTACAAGGTATCCTTCAATCTTTCTTACCTTGTTGAAGTTAACGCTGTCAACACGATCCCCGACTGTAATCATCCCGTCACTATAGATTGCATCTCGGGTAGCAATAATTGTAGTCATTCAACCTCCTTAGTTTTGATAATAAGTTTTAATTAAGTCCCGACCACCGGAGGAATGGACGGATAAGTATTCTATAGCACGGAGGGTTTCTTTGTCAACCATAATCGTGCTGGACTCTACTAGCTCGTGCTTAAAGATATCACTACAATCACGGACAATAACTGCTTTACGGTAGAACACATAGCTCAAGAAAAGGCGTTTAGCTTCTTCTTGGTCGATCAGCAGCAGTTCTGGCTCGGAAGTTGCGATATCGATCACGCATTGAACTAAATCATCTTTTGTTCCCGCCAGCTTCTGATAGAATTCAAGAAAGTACTCTTGAGTGAACAGAGCAGACACTACCTGGAAAGGAGTGGTGGACTCTAACCGAAGTTGTACCTCTTTTGCAAGAAGATCCATAAAAATCTGACGAAACTCGTTTGGCTTAACCATACCTGCCTGATAGCAGGCTTCAACACCACTACGATCAATCTCAACTAACTGCATACATTCTCCTCGTTATAAGGGCTTCCCTGCCCATTGCTTATTTAATATACCTCAGTAATGTACTGAGAAAGTCTTGACCTCTGGTTGTCCTCAGATTCCAGCGTAATATACCCGATAAAGTCCCTGTTTGGAACTCCGTTGTCGGTTACTCTACTTACTAAATCTGCTAAACCGTTCTGGCGCTTCTTAACTGCGTAAGTTTGCGTCACATCACCAACAATTACCACTTTTGTGTTCTGTCCTGTACGCTCAAGCAGTAGCTTGATTGTTTCAGGCGACATTAACTGGCTCTCGTCAATGATAACAATCGAATCATCCCAAGTCGCACCTAAAGCGTAGTTTGGAATTTCAAGTTCAATCTTACCATTGGCAATATCTGACTCTAACTTACCTGGTGATACAAACTGATGGAACACTCTTTTTGTTGTAGCATAGTGAGCGACAAGTTTATCCTTTTTGTCACCAGAAAGGAAGCCAATCTGATCGTCACCTACTTCTGTTGGGTTCTTGAGGAATAGCACTCTACGTGTTTCCCCTTGCTTGAGCTTCTTGATTGCAGCCCAAAGTGCGGTAGAGGTCTTACCCGTACCAGCTTTACCGTTTACGATGGTCAGATCATTCCATTCGATACTATTGACAATCTGATTCTGTTTTTCGGTAGGGATGAAATCTCCCAGCTTATAATCGGGTGCTGTTTCTGCGTTCTTCTCTTGATATTTGCTACGTGGTGCGGAGGTATCAAAAGATTTAATAGACTTACGGCTACTCTTTCCCATTATTGCTCCTGAAAGGGGCAAAGCCCCTTAATTAGTTGTAGGCATCAAATGTGCCTGTTGTTAACACCTTAATAACACGTTCTGCTCTATTCGGTGTCTGGCGATACCACTTACTCTTCCTCATATTAGCCCCAGCAACTGCGTAATTCTTATCCGCAATCAAGCCTAAGCTATTTTTGAAAGATGCAGTGCCTGCACTCCCCATTTGGAAAACCATATTAATCAGTGCTTGTTTCCTTGCATCATCATATTTGGCGTAAAGTGGGCCGAGTGTTGAATCAACCTTGATCGACTTAACAGCAGAGTTAACATCACTTTGGAACAGCTTTCGGGCTTCGTCTTCGGTGATAGACCCTTGAGTCTTTCTCCCTACTTGGGAATCCAAAACACTTATTGCTACGTCCAAGGATGGTTTCTTAGTTAAAAGATGACCAATCCCGATAGTCCAGTAACCTTCTGTGTCCTTATATGTCTTAAGCTTTAGACCTTCATCCAGCTTCAACATACCGAAAGCGTCTGATACGTTAGGCATCTATTTTCCTTTTACTTAAGGAAGTTTACTAACTCAGTAAAGCCTCCTACGTGTGTTGTGTCCGTTTCCTCTTCATCTCTTACGAAAATCTGAGGGAATGTAGAGGGACGAACTCCTGTTTTCGCAACTACCAGTTCAATAAGTTCTGGTACTGTGAAATCTTCATCCAGTGTAAGGTACACGAAGTGAATACCTTTGGAAATTAAAGTTTCAGTTGCACGAGTGCAATATGGGCAGTTTGGTTTGCCATAAATAGTGAATACCATCTTTTCTCCTATTAAAGATTTTGTTTTGTTCTCAGAATACCTTCTTCGATATTGCTATAAATACCAAAAGAAGAGGCTAAAGCGGAATACGCTGGACGCTCTACTTGAGACACTGTTTTCGTTGGAGAGACTATAACAGAATCAACATCCTGTGTCAATAACTTTGTGAAGTCATACCAACTCAATGCTCGATTACCCGAGAAGTGAACAATACCTGTCTCTAAGAACAGGTCGCCTTTGCCATAATATTCAAAGATAGCTTCCGCGATGTGTCCGGCGTATGTCGGTGTGCCTATCTGATCATCTACTACGTTGAACTCGGTGATACCATTTTCTAATCGTTTCAGAATGGTCTTAGCAAAGTTGTTTCCAAACTCACTATACACCCAAGATGTTCTAATTACCAGAGGGCTATACCACTTGTGACCAGATGCAAAGATCTCTCCTGCTTCTTTTGTCACCCCGTACACGTTCAGAGGGTTTGTATCATCCCAAGAGTTATAAGGTGCAGATTTTCTTCCATCGAAAACATAGTCCGATGAAATATGAATGAATCGGATCTGACGGTCTGAACAAAGCTTGGTCAGAATAGAAGGCCCAAGAGCATTAATGGAGAATGCTTTATCTTGTTCCTGTTCTGCTTTATTAACGTTTGTGTAGGCTGCACAGTTAACCACAACGTCAGGCATAACTTCATCAATAATAGATTTAACCTTGAAGTAATCAGTGATATCTGCTCCGCTATCTAGCTGAATAACCTGAACACCTTCTGGCTTATATTTTGCTAGGGCAGATCCTAGCTGCCCATATCCACCAAAGACTAAATATTTCATCCAAAGATCTCCTTAAGTGATTTTGCATTTGCATCTTTATCCGATAGAGTGACTTTGAAGTTCTTGCCCATTAAGTCAAATCCCCAATCAATCCCAACATCAGGATCATCCCAAGCCAAACTTACCTCTGAGGCTGGGTGATAGAACTGAGTGCATTTGTATTCAAAAATAACCTCTTCGCTCATTACAACAAAACCGTGAGCAAAGCCAGGTGGAATCCAGAAGATATTCTTATTACGATCACTCAAAACCACGCCTTCCCACTGACCAAAGGTAGAAGATCCTTCTCTCAGGTCAACAGCTACATCGTAGACGCTACCCGACATTACACGGACAAGTTTACCTTGAGGGTTCTGTGTCTGGAAGTGCATACCACGAAGCACTCCTCTCTTAGACTTGGAAACGTTGTCCTGAACGAATATCTCATAACCAATATGTTCGTCATAATCCGCTTGGTTGAAAGACTCGTAGAAATAACCTCTTTCATCCCCGAAGATCTTGGGACTGAAAAGTTTCAATCCCTCAATATCAAAACTCTTTACTTTCACTTAATAGTCTCCCCAAACAATTTTAAAATGTATGATCCGTATTCGATCTTAGATAACTCCTGACCACTTGCTAAGAGTTGTTCTCGACTGATCCAGCCTTTCTTATAAGCAATCTCTTCCAGACAGGCAATATACGTTCCTTGCTGTCTTTGCAGTGTTCTTACATATCCAGCGGCTTCTAATAAACTTTCGTGGGTTCCTGTGTCTAGCCAAGCAAACCCTCGCCCCAATACCTCTACAGAAAGATTTTCATCTTCGATATAAAAGTTATTTATATCGGTAATCTCTAACTCTCCCCGCTGAGAAGGTTTAACACTCTTTGCTTTTTCTACAACTGTGTAATCGTAGAAATACAAGCCAGTTACAGCTAAGTTTGACTTAGGATCAGTTGGCTTTTCTTCGATAGACACCACACGGTTGCGTTCGTCTTTACAGACAACACCAAATCTCTGAGGGTCTTTTACCTCATAAGCAAAGATACCCGCACCTCCATATTGTTCCACCCTGGTTCGGACTCGAATTAGTTTCTCTGTGAAGCTTTCCCCAAAGAATAGATTATCTCCTAATACCAACGCAACATCATCACCTGCAATGAAGTCTTCCCCAATAATGAATGCTTCTGCCAAACCGTTAGGCTGATCTTGTGTAGCATAGGACAGGGTTAATCCCCAAGTACTCCCATCCCCAAGTAGCTCTACGAATGCTGCCTTATCTTTGGGTGTAGTGATGATTAGAATCTCACGTATTCCTGCTAGCATAAGCACTGAGAGTGGATAGTACACCATTGGTTTATCATAGACAGGCAATAACTGTTTGCTTACGCCTTTTGTCACTGGATGTAGGCGGGTTCCACTCCCGCCAGCCAGAATAATTCCTTTCATTATTTACCCTCTACCCAATCCAAGTTTTCCAGATACCAATCGACAGTTTTCACAATACCTGACTCGAAGGTTTCCTGCGGATACCAGCCCAATTCAGAAATAATCTTGTCAGCATTGATAGCATAGCGATAATCGTGCCCTGGACGGTCTGGGACGTGCGTAACGAGTTGACTGTAGTCTTTGCCTGTCTTTTCTTTAAGACGGCTTAGAATCGCTTGTACGACCTGTAGATTGGTACGTTCGTTACATCCACCAATGTTATATGTCTCACCATCTTTACCGCTTGTTGCTACCTGAATCAGCGCTCTTGCGTGGTCTTCTACATATAACCAATCACGAATTTGGTTTCCCTTGCCGTAGACACGGATCGGACTACCTTTTAGCGCATTTGTGATTACAGAAGGGATTAGTTTTTCAGGGTGATGGTATGGCCCGTAGTTGTTAGAGCAGTTTGTTACCACCACAGGGATTTTATATGTTCTTCCCCAAGATCTGACTAAATGATCACTGGCTGCTTTAGATGCAGAATAAGGGCTACTAGGATCGTAGGCATCTGTCTCCTTGAACTTGGCATTCTCTTCTTCTCGATCACTCAGATCCCCATACACCTCGTCGGTTGAAATGTGATGGAACAACATCAAACTGTTAGAACGATTCCTCACTGCTTCCAGTAGGTTGAAAGTTCCAATGATGTTCGAATAAATAAATGGTGCAGGATCTCCAATAGAGTTGTCAACGTGACTCTCTGCGGCAAGATGCATAATGATGTGTGGATCGAAATCTTCGATCATAGAGTTCACTCTGAACGACAACGCCAAGTCAAACTCATAAAATACTACTCTTGGGTTGTCCAGAATAGGTGCGTTTCTCAGATCAGACGCATATCCCATTTTATCCACGACAGCTATCTGAGCGTCCGTGGTCTCAAGAAGTTGGCGAACAACAGCACTTCCAATAAAGCCTGCTCCACCTGTTACTAGAATTCTCATACGTCTCCTCAATCTAAAAAGGGGCCGAAGCCCCTTGAATATTACGATGTTACTAAAGTAAGTTCCAAATCGGCAGGGCCGTAGATGAAAGCTTGGGTATCGGTAACAACTAACCAATTACCAGCATCGATATGAATAGGGAAATCCACATCTTCTGTTAATAGTTCTGCGTCCTGATTGGCAGTCATATAGAAGTCTTCTTGAACTTCCAGATAATCGCCTTTCTTAATGTCTGACAGTTTAACAATACTCGTAGTCATTATTACTCTCCTGCTGATTGGTCTTTGACAGTGATAATCGTTCCACGATCACCGCCAGTGTATGTATCGTCTTCAAGCTGGAAAATTACATCTCCACTTGCCCAGAAAGTCCCATACTTATTAGTGTCATATGGTTCATAAACAGTGAACGGTTCACCTACTACTTTCTTGAAGATCTGGTTTCCACCGTCTTCATCTTCCGTATATAGGATCTCGTCACCGACTACAACATCATACACTGGCTTCTGATATACTGCTGTCATTAGTGCTCCTTAAAAATCAAATTTCTCTTCGTCGCTGAAATCTTGTTTCATTGAGTTGAGTTTATAGTTTGTGAGCTGAATCTCTTGTGCTGCTGCTTGAGTTTTATCTGGATCAGTCCAGAAGTCCATCCAAGGAGTAGGGTTTTGCTTAGGGGCTTTGAAGTCTGCTTTGAGTTTCAGACGACGATAAATAGGAGCACAATTGTAATACACCCATTCCATCATCAGTACTTCATTCAAGCCTACAACAACACGTCCTTCGCTAAACAGATACTTAGCCCACTGTCGTTCCTGGGCAACCACCGTGTCTAAGATAAGTTTCAGACGTGGTTTAGCTGTTTCATAGGCTGCTGCCCAAACGGGATCTTTTAACAATGCGTCGATGATAGCATAATCCATACGGACGTGCAACATTTCATCCAGCATAATTTTCTGAACCAGTTTAGCTGCACCGATGAACAAGCCTTGTTCAGCCAGGGCAAACGTTGCAGAGAACGAAGACATAAACTGAATACCTTCTAAGGCAATCAGAGCAACCATACCTTCCAGCAGAAGCTGTCGGATGTAAGGGCCGTCATTCTCTACAGTCAGCATCCCGAGAGCATACTTGTGGCCTGCAATCTCAAGTTCTGACATTACTTCTTCTACGATACCCATACGGTTGAAGATACTTTCGTTCTTAACGATTTCATCAATAACTTTGTTTGGGTCTTTCACACACTGACGCACGATTTCTGAGTAGGTGAGTGCGTGAAGCAGTTCTACCTCAGATTGTTTCAGCATCATTGCACTTGCTTCATTGTTTGTCAAGAACGGAGCAAACAATGTGATGATTGATTTTGCCAGGGAGTCGTTTTCCCACTGGAAGCTGAGCGTCTTGATCATAACATCGAAGTTATTCTGAGAGCAAGTTGCAAAGTCTTTACGTGATTGGTCTAGGTCAACTTCATCCTCTGCCCAATCTTGCGCCTTTTGCTTTTTATACAGGTCAAACATTTCTGGATAGGCTTTATTGATACTGTCGTAGATGCCTAACTGTTGTCCTAAGAATACAGGGTAGATGCCGCTTTTATAGTTGTCATTCTTAAGGTTGATTGCTGCCATTAGATTAGTTCCTCCGCTTCTTTGCTTTGTAGGTATTTATAAACTTCCTTCTGAGATTCGCTCAGGGAAATATTATGATCTTGAGCCATCTCAATAAGGTCAATCAAGGCTGATAGTTCACCTAGTGATAGTTTAACTTCAATTAGAGATCCCATAGTGCTCCTTACATACTGTTCGTATTCTTTCTATTTCTTCGGTAATCCAATTAAACTGTTCCAAGTAGTGAACTCGGGGATTATCCTCTTTCCCGTAGAAATAATAATGAGTGAGCGGCAGAGTTGACTCCACCAACATTTTAAGCAGGTCTTTATTCTGACGTAGTTTGCACCGGATAGCTTCTCTTAACACATCTTTGTGTTCTTCGGTCATCCCGTCTTCATCGATCCTACCTTCTATCTTACGTCCGTGCTTCTTTGCTTCGAATCCAGACATACCTCTTAGAGACTCGTCTTTAGATCCCGTTAGATAATAATACCAGAAACCTTCGAGAGATGCAAACTTTCCGTAGCCGGTAACGTCAACTCTATCGTTAGATAAGTTTGTTAACCGTCTACCAAGAAGCGTCTTTCCTTTGGTGTAGATGTTTATGTGATCAACACCATCATTTATCGGTAAGTACATTCTTACTCCCAAAGAAAAAGGGCCGAAGCCCTTTATTCACATTTTACACGCTTCACAACCATCTTCTTCCTCTTCGTCAGGAAGCTGTTCAAGTGCATTTGCTTCCATACCCAAGGCTTTAAGATCTTGATCTGCCATTGTTTCAGAGGATTTGGTGCGGCTGTTCATATAGTACAGAGATTTAGCCCCCAGCTTAGCCATTGTCAGGATAAACTGAATCTCCGTCTTGTAAGACAGTTTTCCGTCTTCTGACTTGGTGTAGTCAGCCCATTCATCACAAGAGATACCCTGATCCATAAACTTAGTGAAGATGCCGTAGCATTCAGCCATATGCTTATGAGGTACATCCCAGGCAATCTGGTATTTATCTTTCAGTCGATCATATTCAGGAACGATGAATAGCACGTTACCTTTCTGACTTTGCTTAAAGATAATTGTGTCACGCACAGGGTACAGACTGTTTGTTGTATTACTCACCAAAGAAGATGATTCATTCGGTGCAACTGCTGTTAGAACACTGTTACGGATACCACCATTAGCAATAATCTCTGAACGGAGAGTTTCCCAATCCATCTTCAACTCAAAGTCTGCAATGTCATCAACAGCTTTAGAGTAAGTGTCAATAGGCAACCAACCTTGAGGCCACTTGGTTTTATCCATCCACTCGGCATTACCTTTCTCTTTACCTAAGCGAAGAGAGGCTTTAGCCAACCAGAAGTAATGACGTTCAGCCAGTTCGTGCATTAACACCTTACCTTTTTCATCGGTATAAGATGCATCGCTTGCTGCCAGATAGTGAGCTAGGTTTGTGATACCAACACCAATAGAGCGACGAGCCTTAGCTGTTACTTCATTATGATAGAATGGATACACCATATCTTCGATAATGTTGTCAATCGTTAATACTGTGTAGTAAGCAACATCCTCGTATTCTTCTGGAGTAACACGTCCTGCAACGATAGAAGCCAGGAAGCACAGCGCCAGTTCTGATGTATCAGTATTCTCACCAGTATCCAGATCACTCATTTTCTGGAATGCCTTTGTAGGCAAGAAGATTTCCTGACACAAATTTGACTGGAAGATCGTGTCCAAGAAAGGTGTATGACGGTTTACGTTATCTGCGAAGAAAATATAAATACGTCCGGTCTCTGCACGTTGCTTGATGATTTCCACCAGCATATCACGAGCCTTAACCACAGTCTTCTTGATTCGTTTACGACTTACAAGCTCATATACTTCCTCAAACTCTTCTTCTGAGGCGTAGAGCGCATCATACAGTTCTGGAGCTTCGTTAACACTCACCAGCATCCACTCCTTGCCTTGTGCTGCACGACGAAGGAATGCGTTATTCACCACAACTGAGTAGTCCAGTTTATCTACACGTTTGTTATTTGGTGTAGTTGGGTTTTTCAGTCGTACAAGGTCATCAAAGTCCGGCTCCAAGCAGGTGAACGTAATTGTTGCACTACCACCACGAGAGGCTTGTTTCGACGCACCAACGCTGCTCTCCATCCAACGAAGGTAAGGAAGCATACCGCCGTGAACGATTCGGTTATTCTTTACGCCCTGGCCTGTAGCACGAGTAGAGATGTTAACACCAATACCTGCGTTATTCAGTGTATACTCGTGAGCAATCGTATTAGCGATACGCTGAGACTGAGCAGTATCATCTGCACGGAACAGACAGCAAGAAGCGCTACCCAAGATCCGAGTACGTACTGTTGTCAGATACGGAGACGGCAGGTTGATCTTCAAATCGCTGGTGTATGTGTACAGTTGAGTAACATCCAGAAGACGAGTTTCTTTAGGCTGCTTCTCCATCACTTTCATCGCCAGGCCCATAAACAGGAACTGAGGAGTTTCGTGTACTACTCCGTTGATTACATCACGCACCAGATATTTATCTTCCATCTGACGTAAGACGCTGTAATCATAATCCAAGTTTTTGTTATGGTCAATTACTTTCCCGAGAGCGTTGATCTCTTCTTCGGTGTAATCCATATCAATCCAGTATTCAGATTTTACACTGGTGTTATAAAACTCAAGCAGAGAAGGAATCTTACTGAAACCTCCGTGTGCTTGTTTATACAGACGACCAATCAGAAGCCGCGCTGCGAAATCTGCGTATGGTTGTGTTTGTTTGCTGATACAAGCTGAAATCATAGCGTTATGCAGTTCGGAAGTGGGCATTCCGTCATACCCACGTTTGACTGCTTCTAACTCGATCTCACTCCAGCTAACTTTACCTTTATTCCGCTTGATCTTTTTTGCAAAGTCAGACCATTTACGAAGTTTCTCTGGATTAAAAGGTTCTTTCTTACCATTAGCTTTTGTTACGAAGTTAATCAATGTCTTTTCCTTATTCTAAATTACAGTTCTACATCACTGCCTGGCTTTAAGTCCGTATATAAGCTGTTTGCATACAGATAACCTTCAAAATGATCGATATCTTCAAATCCACGTTCTTTGGCTTTCTGATCTGCTGCTTTTCTGCTAGGACTTAATCTTTCTGATGTATCTAAAATAACGGTCACGTTACAGTTCATATCTTTATCGAAATAGGTTTCTGTAACGCATCCTGCGAATCTATCTTTGGGTTTGGTATTCTTAGCCATTATTCCTCGGTGTCGTCGGCAAAGTTACTGCCTGTTGGTGGCTGATGTTCGTTACCGAAGTCAGCGAGTTTAGTGTGAATGTCTCCCCATCCGTTGAATTCTTCATCTCCAACGTGGAGAATATCCATTTTCTCATAGATACGCTTGTAAGCATAATCGCTACGTACTGGAAAACGGTAGACGCTCGTTTTGAACACTACTTCACGTTCTTGGCTACGGATATAGATACCTTCTTCACGAGTGTATCCTGCTTTTTCTGAATCCCAACCAAGGAAGTGCAGAGCTAGCTTAAATGTCTTACTGAATAGTTCACGAGGGATATTACCATTTGAATCAGCAACAGCTTTCCATTCTGGGGTTGCTTTGATGGTGGACATACTTACAGAGCCGTATACGGTGGTGTTAATCAGTGACATATTTTGCTTCTCCTAATCTAAATAGTGGAGAGGGAAATGCTCCCTCTCAAACGTGGGATAATACTACTACAAAACCTACTTATCTGTCAACTACTTTCTTACCATTCCGAATGATTTTCCAGTAATTGTCGATGCTGAACAAAACCTTGAAGATTTCCTGACCAGAACATACCGTTTTTATCAACGTGAGTGTATCCAGAAAGATCACCATCTAAGAATCGGGAGAAGTCACCAAAACACTCCACAGACTCAATAATCATTGGCGTTGCCTGATGTTCGAAAGGTGATGCGTGAACTTTTGCACCTGATAACAGCTTGCCGTAAATATCCAGCGCTTTATCTTTGGTGTTATTCAGAACACGATAACTTACCTGAGCACAACACGAAGAAGAGATAGCAAGAGCCTCTTGTTCGGTAAGCATAGTAGTTGTACCGTCTTCATTTTGCAAGCAATAACCTACAAAAATACCTGGGCCATCATCCGTCAGATGTTCATATGCGTGGTCAACATACGGAGTATGCCACTGACCAGGTTCAAGGGCTTCCGGCTTAGAAACATCAATAGCTTGCTTCATCAACTCAGCAATAGCTTTGATGGAAGGATCTGCGTCAGCATCAATACGCAACCACCAGAAGTTAGCAAACTCTGTAGCTGTCAAAACGGTTTTGATAAACTGGAAAGGTTCCAGTAAACGGTTTGCTACCTGTTTGTGATAACCTGCTGCTGTGTACTCTTCGGCAAATCGAATCGCGCTTAGTGCTGCAAGATCCCACCATTCCTGTGCAGAGTATCCTGCCTGAATAGGAGCATCGAAATCTACGCCTTTATCTTGCATACCAGGTTGATTCTGACCAAAGCGGTAAGGTCGGGCAGGCTTAGTCCTGATTAGTTCGATCAGCTTGGTTACAGGGATTGCACGGCTTGATGCAGCATTACGGCTGAATAGGCGGTGAGTCATCATTTCAGAGTGAACCATACGTGGGTAAGTAAGTTCGAATGTTGTGATTCGCTTACCTGTCGGTGAGATTGAGTCTGCGATGATAGTTGCTACATATCCCTGATCGTTAGTAAATTCCATTGTTTCTCCTAAAATAAAATTGATTCAATATCTTGCCACGGTGTTTCAATCGTGGTGATGTGTACATTTGGTTTGTTGACTAAACGCATTAGCGCTGAATCATCATATACCGTGTTGAAGTAAATCTTTTCGACACTATCTGGAAAGTGTAACAGGTTTTCGGCTCGGTCGTCAATTGCGATATCACAAGGAAGTAAATATTTCTCTTTTGTTGCAAAGAAACCATTACCACTACCAGGCTCAAAACTGAAATCACTTGCCACGCGCTTAACGTGTCTAAACTTGCTACTAATGTGTCCTCCACGAGTAACACTGCCTACAGACAGGTTGTTTCCAAACCTACCCCAACGGTTTAGTACTCTACCTGCACCTTCTACAGTACCCATTGTATCATACAGGTGTAAGTTATCCCAATAAGACTGAGGATCAATACCGTGTTGATGCTTAAACCAAGCGAAGTATTCTCCAAGGTTGTAGTGGGTGGTTTTACCTCTCACTGGCATAGGGTCTTTTCTGCCGTCAATCTTACACAACCATTCCCACCAGCCTACGTCTGTAGGAGCTACGCATAGATCCCAATCACACATAATTCTCATTTCACTTTCCTTCCATAAAACATTTTCTGCATTGCGTTTCGTAAATATCCTCTCCACCTAACACTACTTGGTCAGGAGAGTCAACCATTCTTCTATTGAATAGTGCCTTTCTTCCACACATACAAATGCTTTTCAGTTCTGTTATCGAATCTGCAATTTCTAGCAGTCTTTTGCTTCCCTCAAAAAGCTTTCCTCTGAAATCTGTCTTTAGTCCGTAACAGAAAAGAGGAATGTCGTAAGTATCTACCAATCCAGCCAGTGCGTCAATGACTTCTTCGGATAAGAATTGGCATTCGTCTACAAATATCGCTTCTATATTTGCAGGCTCAATAGCATACGCTACTACTTTGATATCGTCAACATCTGACACACCCATTGCATCACCAGAAACACCCAGACGAGAGGTAATCTTACCTTCGCCGTTGCGGGTATCAAGTGCAGCAGTGAGAAGAAGAGTTTCCTTCTTCCTCTCTCTGTAGTTGTTTTGGGTTTGAAGTAGATGCAGACTTTTACCAGCGTTCATTACGCTGTGTCTGAAATACAACTTTGCCAAAGTTATTCACCTCTTAAGTTATGAATCAATACTTCCTTGGCTTTAGCTCCTTCTGTGTCTTTACTGGACGCAGTGTACTTAACGTCAAAGTACTCGAAGGTGTAGCCTTTAAAAGCATCATAGAACATTTCGTGATCCTTGTTACAGAATGCAAACTGACAGCTAGCCGGAAGGTTCTTTAGATGTTCTGCCATTTGCAACTGCATAATATCTTCGAATGAAGATCTGCGGTCGTACTGAGTGTGGCTATTCACGTAGGGTGGATCTGCAAACACTAATGAGTTTTCTGGAATTGCTACGTGCTCATAACTACCACAAACAATGGTAGCATCTTTTATCATATCACGGAAATCTTGCATAGCTTTTCTGTTATAGATTCCATTCTTCTCTCCACCGTTTCCGAAAGGAGTGTAGTAGATTCCAGTTGCAGCTTTAGCTTGCCAAATACCGTTGAAGTTGGTGGACATTAGGAAATACAGAATGAAGGTCTTGTCTTCAACGCATAGAGTGTTGTAGTTCTCGTGGTAATACTCTCGATACTCTAGGTAGAAAGCCTTTCTTTCTTCTTTGGTAGGTAAGGCCATATACTTAGCCTCTAAATGATTTACGTTGTCAATGAAGTCTTCGTAATTCTCTTTAATTTGCTGGTAGATGTAATAGAGATCCACATTATACTCATTCAAGATGATTTTCGCATCAGGAAAGTTCTTGTGAATCCACACAGAGGTAATCCCTGTACCACCACATAAATCTACGAAAGTGTCAAAAGAAAGCCCCTCAAAGAGAGGGGCATACTTTACGAACATCTTACGTTTACAACCAGCCCATTTGAATAGGGGTTTTAAGTCGTTAATCAAACTTCCTCCGTTATACTGTGATCCTCAACTCTTCGTTGAAGATTTGGATTGCTCGCTTAGCACCCTCTTGACTCTGAGCAAAAGGCTTGCGTTTGCGGCTTACAAAATACTTACCAGATTCAATACTGGTCTGGATAAGTTTATACACCACTGCGGAGATGATTTCAATACGGTCGCCAGCGCCTTTAGGGTTTAAGTAACTGTAGATACCATCTGTCAGGAACATATCACGCAGTTCTAGCGCTACGCATTTGTCTCCTTCTTCATTCATTGCACGGTCAAAGTGACCAGTAAACATTTCGGTGAACAGGCTGTTTACAACTGAGCGAGGCTGACCACTGCTGAGCAGATAACGGTAAGCAACCAGGAAAGGCCCAATGCTTGATTTCTGTTTAGGACTCCACAGTTTTTCAAAGTTATCGTAAAACTCATTGATGTAATGAGTGCCAAAAGCTTCAATCTGACGTGCCTTAGCTTCTTCTTCGGTAACGTCATACTTGCGGCAAACATCAGCAACCTTAGAAGAACACTTGTTCAGTGCGCTGCTAAGCTTAGCTACACGTTCTGAGTCGATACCGATCAGACTCGCTGCTGATTCCATTTTATGCTTAGCAACCTTAATCTGCTCTTTCGAGTCGAATGTAGCATACCACTTATTCAGATCTTCAATCTCAGAGAACTCCCGATAACCACAAACGATTTGTGATTCATTAAAGGCCAGCCATTTTGGATCTTTGCTTTCCATCATAACTTGCCAGAAGAACTTTCGGGTGTTTCCATCAACAACCAGATAATCGCCACGCTGGATTGTGTGACCGTTGTCAGTGGTGAAGTCCTTACCAATATACAGCGCAAGGTTAACTACCAAGTGGTTTGGCAGCATATCTTGGAAGTAGTTTACTTTACCTGACTCTACACGAGCCTTGTGATCACGCTGAATAGTTGGAGTTTTAGTTTTGTTCAGAAAGTCTTTAACTTTGATGGTATAGATGTGTTCTACGTTTGTTTTATTCAGCATTGTCACTTCTCCTTATGTTTACTCTAAAAGTGCCCTCCGAAGAGGGCGGTAATATTAAATAAAGTTGCTCAGACGCTTAGCTTCTGTCGCTGAGACAACGACACGAATATTATCGTATTCGACAGTTCCTGTCAAGCCGTTTTCATCCATTTTCAGACATTTTTTGACTTGAGTCAGTTCACTGGTCAGAGACTGAGTATCCACGATTGGCTCATACACCTGCTGGAGACTTTCTTCTTTCAGCGGAGTCATCTTATAAGCCATACGGACGCGCTTGATAAAACGGTTGTTAGTGAACAGCTTCAACAGCAGAGTTTCAGAGATACCACGGTCACGGAAGCGACCATTACCCAAGATGCTACCCAGGGTCATAAATCCACGCTTAGATTTGCCAAAGACAACTTCGCTATCACCTGTAGGTTTTGCTTGAGATACAGCAGACAGGATCTTTGAACCGTCTTCCATACCGATGCTACCGTATAGGCTGGTGAATCCGGCCCCCTTGAATACTTGATCATTATCATTGACCATAAACACTGAGCCGTTTTCGTTGCGAACTGATTTTACGTTTTTAAGCTTTTTCATTAAATATCTCCTTTGTTGTTCAGCTACCAAACCATTTCAGTAGCTGTCTCGTTTTGTTGAGATGAATACTACGCTAAGTGTTCTTCTCTGTCAACAAAATATTTATGATTTGTTCTCTTCTTTTTGCGATGGTTGATTCTGCCGATACTCCTCTGGACTCAAGCCACTGTCTGTCTTGCTTACTGCCCACCAAACTGATCGCCTCTTTGATAGCTTTCGCTTCTTCAAAAGTAACTCCTTGTTTGTCTGAGTATGCCAAGATGCTGTTGCACTTCTTGCACACAATTCTTAAATCTTCATCTGAGATGTAGAGAAGTCTTGTAATGAATCCGAGTATATCATCATAGCCACGCAAAGATCCAGCCGCTGTGATGTGGTCTACCTCAAACTCTTTCTGAGGGCCAGTGATTCCACACATTTCACACTTACAGTGCCACACCTGCATCACTTTACCGTTTTTAAAGTGCTTATCGGCTTTAAACCTGTTTGCTGTGATCTTGGAGATCCTTAACGGATGCTTGCTCCAACCTCTACGCAGAAGCCCACGCAACCAGACATAGAATTCTGATTTTGTTCTCCAGGGCGTTCCTTCTCCCCATACTTTCTTAGGTTCTCCGGTGAGGTCTTCAATAACGTCCATAAGCAGAGGTTTCTTTACTGCTTTCTTCCTTGTAACTTTCTTTCTAACAGCTTTAGCCATTGCTCACTACCTTAACTGCCCTGTAATCACCAGGCGGTATATCGTATTTGAAAAACAACATTCTGTCGAAGGCTCTCTTGCAGAATGATTCCTTTAGGGTTATATCGCACAAAAGGACGCCATTAGCGCCCTTTCTATAAATCTTCACACGATCACCCTCTTTATAATCTTGAGGGTTATTCTGTTTCACTTTCGATCATTACCTCAATATAGCGGATTGCTCTTTCGTATTCACCGTTATACATTGCTTTGAGTGCAGAACGTAGTTCTGGATTTGGAGTGAAGATTTCGATTAGCTTTGATGCCAACTCTGACTTGCTTAAATCGAATCCGAAGGGATATGCCTCTGCCATAATATTAGCATAACGGCTTTGCATTTCTTGCTCATACTTGATGCAATGGAGGGCTTTGTTTAAGTTGATAAGCTTATCGCCTTTGTTACGTGAGCCGTATTTGGCAAGCTTGCAGAAGGCCGGAGTAGCACCTATCATATAGGTTAGTTCCAGTGGTTGAAGGTACATTTCTGTGTAGTGACTTCCGTCGATTTGGGAATTGATTGCTGACATAACTATCTCCTCTAAAAGAGAGGGCCGAAGCCCTCTTTGATATTAAATACCGATGATGGTATTGCCACGTTTCTCTTTACTGCGGAGGTTGACACGTCCACGAGAAAGGCTGTCACACTGAGCACAACGAATAACTTCGAAGGTGCTAACTGCGGTCTGGTGGAACTTACCTGGAACAACAGCAACATCCGTGCTACCACAACGTGAACAACGACAAGCGTCATCACTGTAGTATGCTGAGACGTTCGGGTGCTGAGGAATCCACGCCAGAAGTTTCAGATATAGATCACGAAGGCTCAGAACATCCCCATCATTGTATGTTTGCATACGATTGAATGCATCACGATCACCTTCACAACAAGCCTTCCAAAGCGGGAATCCTTCGTTATCCAGTTTGAAGTTCTCTGTCTCAAAATAGATACACATCTCTTTAAGCGCATTTGAAGGCAGTGCAAACTGCTTCTTAGCGGCTTTCAGTGTATCGACTACAACATACGGGCTTGGTGGAACCATACCGTGATAAGCAAACCGTTGGTTGATGTACGCACGGTCAAACTTGACGCCGTTGTGAGCAATCAGAACATCTGCTTCATCCATAATACGCCAGAGGTCTTGGCACATATCATAGTCGTCTGTGTGGTCAATATCAAACAGGTCATAATCTGCTAAACTCTTACCTTCTACTTCACCTGTATGCAGGTCTGCGATAGAGTAGGACAGCAAATAGCCACGCTTAATCACCTGCTCAGGAGAGATGAAAGCTTTGAATCGACGGAAACTATACGCGATTTCTGGGGCTGTTTCCACATCAATAATTTTGATAACGGGGCCGTCTTTCTTAATTACTGTCAGTGTTGCTCCAACTTCACGAGCTAGGAAATCATTAACAGTACTCTTGCGAGAACTGCTACCTAACACTAAAGAGGCAATAGCGCGAGAACTGAATCCCTGTGCTTTATAACTAAGGATATCTGTCTTCTGCGTTTCTGTTAACTTGCTCATTTTATCTCCTGATACCCTTGAAGCATATCTTCAAAGGTGGTAGTATCGTTGTGTACACGTTTCATATAGACCAGTTGGAAGATAGTTTCAATCCACTCGTCCGTTGACATTTCAATCTCTCTACCTGTCCACGAGGTGAACTTAACACCGTCTGGGAACCAAGTATGGAATTGTGCTTTAACTTTGCTGAACAAGTCATATTGAGAAGTGCTGTCTTTGATTAAAGCGTAGCACGTTAAATCCCCAAACTTGATATCAAAGTCTTGGTAAGGTCTTACTGTATCTGTATCGTCACCCATAAGCATCTGATACGCCAGCCAATAACTTCCCCAGCCCTTAACTTCTTTTGTTACCTTCCCTTTCGAGTTGGTCTTTTCGTTAACCCAGATATCACCGATTGAGTCATCAATAAAGATAACTTCTGGCTCCTTGTAAGAGGTGGCGCCTGGTTCACGGTAGAAGTTCAGTAAGAAGCCTGGAGTGTGGAGGCTGTCTTTATCCATCGATGCGATGATACACGATGTTTTACCTGTTCTCAGATAATCGTTGTAGCCTTCAAATGCTCGGATCTCCATAGCATCATCGGCTTCGATCTCAACAACAACATCGCCGTAATGATGCTCTACAAGGAAATCTTTGGTTTCTGCTAACTGGACAGGTTTTGTTTCTGCACGAGAGGATTTGTATTCTTTGGGGAGTTCTAAGCGATGCCGGAAGGTTTTACCTACACCGATAACGCCGGAATACTTTGTAAGCTTGAGGTGCTTAACAATCCCTTCGAGTTTTGATTTTGCTGCTTGGAAAGTGTGGGAGATATCCGCTGCTGGGATCTGTAGATTAAGGATTTCAAAATCTTCCTTTGTAAACGTCTTAAGTCCTTTCTCTTCTCTTTCCGTGTTCTGATTTGCTAACCATCCTCCGATAGCCTTTCCCGCACCCCAGAATTCTGTTTTATGCTTAAACTGTTTCTTTCTGCCCGAGGCAATGTGTAACGCCTCAATCGCTCTCTTTTCTAGCGCTGACGCTCCTTGGAAAGCGATTTGATCGTAGTCAATCACAACTTCCGTATTCTCGTCTACATATTTTGGCAGGTCTTCCAGTTTGATTTTGATAAAGCCGCTAATAACATCCTCCTAGTGATGTTAATCGGCATCGAAAGTCTCCGTATGCCGACATTGTGAATTCTCGCTGACCTCAACAGTCTCTGTATGGCTAGCATTAGAATATACACAATATTTGGCGTTACCGCTGATGTACTCTGCTTCAAGGATTAATGTAGTCTGTTGCGCTGCGGCACAGAATGAAGTCATTAATGCGATTGCGAGGATGATTCGTTTCATTGTGAGTCTCCTAATAAAAAGCCCTTCGTTACTAGAAGGGCATCTTAACATAACTAGACTGAGCGTGTCAATACTTATTCGCTAAAAGTTTCTTCTTTTAGATCTTTGATGATGCCACGAAGTTCATTTACGATTGCAAGTACGTTCGCTTCAAAAGTACCATCTGCCTCAAAGCTCTTATCGAACTTGAGGGATTTCAGAGTAAACTCAGTATCCACCACGAAAGTTACAACCGCATCATAATCCAGACCAATCGCTTGAACCAGCTTACCTGTCTCCAGCAGTTCAGATGCTTCTGACTGATACAGACTTTCTTTAGTCCAGACAACAACACCGTCAGCGTCAGCCAGTTTGATGTAGTTGCCCAGCGCCAAACGGGTAGTGATATCGCCAGTAAGCAGTTCAGAGAAACCTTTCACTACCATTGACTCGTCTTTCACAATACCTTCCACAGGGAAGCTTTCAATCAGGTCACGCACAAAGTCAGTCAGCTTTTCGCTAGCTTTCTTGCTGGTGTTGACAACGAATACTTGCTGGTTTTCTTTATCCACGATCAGCAGGTTTTCAAACTCGTCAACCTCTGTCTCTGGCAGCAGAGAAAATGCGATTTCTTCTGCGATAATATCCTTATCTTCCTTGCTAACTTTCAGGGTTTCGCCTGGGTTGTTTTCAGCATACTGCGCTTGCATCTCAGCTACACGTTCTTTAACCAGACGCTTCACTTTTTTCTTGTTAACTTTCTTAACACTGGAGCCGATGTTAATCACTTGCAGACCAGCGAACTCTTTCACAAACTCACCGTCGATATGAATCAGACCGATGCTCTCTGCTTCCCATTCACCAGCAGGTACATACTCAAACGGACGATCCGTGATATTGTTGATTGCGTTCAGGTCAACAGCTTCGGTCAGTTCCAGAGTAACAACAGATTTGAAAGTTTTTGCGAATGACATAATATTCTCCTTTGTTAATGAAGGGCTGTTGCCAGCCCTATAATTATTTGATTACTTTAACGAGGTATTTAACCTTTTCGTACTCTACTACACAGTCAGGAAGCTTGCAACCTTTATATGCTTGCTTCATTACTTTTTGTGCAGCGCTGGCTTTGTTCTCAGGATTATCGAGCCATTGCTCTTCCGTGTTGAATCTTACTACCAGCTTACCTCTCACAGAGTGCTTCAAAGAAACATCTTCCGTAGTTATATCATCAATACCAGCAGCCTTCAACTGCTTAATGATTTGCATCAACTGGTATTGCATTGCTTGAGCACTGTAACTCATTACTCCACCATAAACGGCTTGAGGTTTGCCGGACTGAAAGTAGATGGTTTCATATACTTACCATTACCATCGAGGAAAGTATACACCTCAAACTCTTCGTTGTAAACAACAGAGAAGTCAGAATATTCGGTACGGTTTTCTTTAATCCAAGCTAATTCTGCCTCAAGAACCTCTGAGATATCTTCGGTAAGAAGCTGGTGGCTATCACGAAGCTGTTGCTCAGTAGGAAACTTACTGTCGTTACTACGTAACACTTCCAGAATAGCTCCTTTACCATCGTGAACAGTTTTTACCAGCGAGTCACGAGAAGAGCGGAAGATTGCCGCCATCAGGAATGCTGTCTGATCTGAACTGTCAAGTACTTCCCGAGAACGACACAGTGTTTCGTAGGGATCGCTTGCCAGATGATCTGCTACACCGTATTTCATAAACTCATTAAGAATAGCGGGGCCGAAGAACATATAAGTCAGGAATCCTGATACAACAAAGATATCTGCGGCTGCATCCAACATCTCTACCTGATCCTGTGCTTGGAATGCATCACGGTACTCTTTGAGTTCTTCTTCTACCAGAGAAATCTGATGAACAAACTTCTCGTGGGTGAACTTCTCAGCAAACTTTTCGTAGTTGCTCGGGGATTCGTTCATTGCAATCGCGTTCCAGCTTACTACACGTTCTGCTGCGTTCTGGAAGAATGTTGAGTGATTGCGTTGTTCTTTGTAAAACTTCTTAGCCATTAAAAATCTCTCCTTACTGAGGGCCGAAGCCCTCTAATTATAGTTGGGCAATCCAGGTTGCTGCTTTTAAGATGAAATCCGCTACACCACATCCGGCAAAATATGCCACACCAATACCTACGATTGCTGCTGTGGTAGTTTCATTCGTTGTATTGATAATGTAGTAGACAAACATTACCAACCACATAATAGACAGCACGATAAGTGCGGTAGTAAACATTATTCTAATACCTCCCAAGTGTCAGGGTTAACATCACGTTCAGTGAGTCCAGTTGCAAAGCTAGGTGCTCCGTCATCAGTATAAGCTTGGAAGCTAATTGTGATGAAACTACCTACCAGATACATACAGTTTGCTCGGTAGGCGTGGGTGCCTTTCATTTTCACTTTGAACTCAACTCCAGATTGAAGACGGCAGTGTAACAGAACTTCGTCGTTCTTGTCAATCTCAAATCCAAAAACAAATGCTTCAATCGTCTGAAAAATCTTCCACTTAATCAGATCCGATGATCGTTGGTTGAATAAGTAGACACCATCAAAGTTACGGACGATTACGCCCTCATAACCTTGCTCCATATAATCACCAATGTAAAGCTTAACAGCCTCTTCTGTCTCTAACACCTTACCTTTAACAAAACGTAAGTGAGACATACCACTAGCTTCCAGCCCAATGAGGAATAGATCAGTGTATCGACTATCAGCCCATTCTACCTGGTCATCTGGTTTAGGGACGTACCATTTCTTCTTCGAATCAGGAATATCGAAGATATGGAACTGGAGATCCGCACTCTCATAACCATTGTATCGATCAGTGTCACGTACTGGCTCTACTTCCACGCTAATCTCGCGCTTAGCAAAGTTCTTCCATACAGTTTCCCCTGCTGCAATAGCTTTTGCTCGACGTTTCTTATCTGCCTCGAAATCCTTATCAATTTCGATCTCAATTTCATCGTGAGTACGCCACTTCTTAGCCAGAGCTACAATCTTTTGTAGGCTCAGCCCGTGTAGATAAACTTCACCATCAAACATCGGTGTGCGATTTTCAAAGATCGTATTCATCGTCTTGTCACGCAACTCTGTCATTTGTTCGGCTATCTTTCCTTGGATTGGGTATGTCTTATTTCCACGACTATTGAAAATAGGATTACCAAATACATCAAAAGTAACCAGGCAACGTAAACCATCCAGCTTCGGCTGAACATAACAAGGATACACAATATCGTGGCTACGCTTATTCCCATCGTGAGCAAGCATCGGAGAGAATTGCTCGACAGTTTCAAGCTCTTCGGTAGATTCACGGTATCCAGTACGAACCTGCTTTTCCCATTTAGAAATAGCTTCCAGTACTGCTTGCTGCTCGGCTGTTGTTTCATTTGCTCGACCTACATTCTTAGGTTTAGCTTCCGTGCGCTTAACTTGAATCTTACCACCGAGTTTCCCAAACTCTACAACAATAGTGCTGCCCACAGTGAATACCTTCCACTGTTGAAAGCTTTCATCTTTGTTTAAAGCATATAGGGTTGTTTTTACTTGTTCCATTGATACTCCTCGTCATTCAGATGCCGTAACACAGATTTATAAACGCGAGTAGTTTTCATCTCGCCTTTCAAATCCATCCAGATAACACTACACATATTATCGAAGACTTCTTGAACAGTCATTGGAACACCGCCAGATAGTAGCTTGACGATATTCCCGACCTCAAAATCGGGAACAGTATGCATTAGCCGTTCATCTCCACAGAAAACTCACCAATATCATTCACCAGCCCTTCAATGTCCATATACCAGTAATCACCTCGGGTTGTACTGATAAGGAACTCTGCCAGAACAAAGCCTCGTACTTCGCGGATAAAATCTTCCATCTCACGACGAATATCGTAGATAGAAACATCATCGTTGAAAGAAAACAGGTTCTGATCACCACGTTCACCACGTACATAGATTGCTGTTGACATTATTCATCTCCTTCTGTAAGTAAAGTTGCTTCTTGTTCTTCGTGGCCTTGCCACTGAACGAGTTCGAATGTTACCAAATCAATAGACGCTAGTCCAGCACAAACAGGTGCCCCAAACTCTTTATCGACAATTTCAATGTCATATGGGACTGCAATCACCATCAGTTTGTTCTGAATAAAGTGTTCGTCTTTCAGTTTGTATACTGTACCAGGACTAAGTTCTTTAATCAACATATATTTTATCCTTAGAGTGAAATAGTGCTTCGGATACGATCACGTTGTTTAGCTAGTGTTTCCTCGCTTACATCGTGAATGGACTTACCGCCGTGACGGTTCTCAACTACAATCACTGTCGTAGTGTAACCCTTCTCTTTAGCCAGATCAAGGTATTTTTGCATATCTTTTTGTTTTGCAGAGGTATCGGACAGAATTATATTAGACTCACCTGACTCCATTAAGTGATACAGATGAATCGCAGTCTGTCGATGTGCCTCAGATACGCCTTCTTTTGTCCAGACGTATTCTCCTTGGTTATTGTATAGCAGCATATCAGCTTCTAAATGTGAAGCTCCAAGAGCCTCAGACATTGTTTTAGCGAGAGTGGACTTGCCACTCCCAGATACACCACGAATGATATAGAAATTCTTCAATTTTCCTCCTTATTTCAAAGCATTCCCTGCTTTTTCGACATAGTTCAGGATTGTCTTAGATCGCTTCTCCAGCGGAGCGGAGTTGAACACCTCAGACGGCTCCTTGTTTACCTTTCTTGCTTGAAACAGCAACCAAGCAAAGGACAGATCTTTCACCACAATGGCAAACTTCTTCTGTTCCTCAATATCTTTAGCTACGTGCCACATAGCATCAGCCTGATTGATAATCCAAGCCTTAGCTTGAGTCACCGGATCAAAGTACTTTCTGTCCTCTGGGAAGTAAGTAAGATACTCGTCTTCTTCACCCACAGCAACCAAATCAACAATACGCTTCAAAGAAGGGATACCGTTACCTCGGAGATGGTGGACAGCAACGTATGCTGGAGACTTCACCTTACAAACAGGGATGCCATTCTGGTAAACAACATAACCTTCTGCCAGATTAGGAAGCTTTTCGGCTGTCTCTTTACAAGCTTGAGCACTGTTAAACTTATACTTATTAACAGCTTTCCAGTTCATCACCCATAATGCACTATTAGGGACAGTCACATATTCACCAGTGTCATTACGACGAGCACCTAAGAAGTGCAGATGATAGCCCTCATATACTGTTACCACTCGGTTTTCACGACAAGTAAGCTCCAGTAGGTATGTAACTCCCTGGTCAAGATCAGCCAGTTCTGCTGACGCCTCTACCTCTTCCATATAACTAGCGTTAGAAGCTTTGACGCAAAGATCGTGGAATGTGTATTCACTATTCATACACTGGCTTTCAGCAAATGCTGTGCCACGAGTAGAGAAGCGCCAAGCACCGTTCCAGTAGTACAGTTTGATTAGACTACCATCTACTTTATCAGCAATCTCAGCAATATCCCAATCTAAATGCGCCTGTGTATCCGGCGCTTCATTCAGGTTGAAGAATCGGTCAAATGAACGAGCAACCACATTAAACTCCCTGTCAAGGATCAGTGCTCGGCACTCCATAACCAGAGGATGTGTCTTTGGACTATCTATCTGGTCATAGTTTAGGACGTATAAGCCCTCTTCTGGATATTCTTTCACTTTTATGCCTGTAGACAGAGTTAACAGGGTCAGAGAGTTACCAGGTGTTTTCAGGAAGTCAGTTACTTGCATTTTAATTCTCCTCTTACAGTTTAGCCATATACCATTTACGGGATTTATCAGAGATGTTCTTACCAACATCTTTCATTGTTAGAGCGGAGGCTTCCATAACATCGCCTTCCTCTTTAAGAATGTCTGTAGACATCCACTTAACAAACTCTCCGATCTTGGTCTTATCCAAGCCTACTTCACCCAGAGCCTGCTCCAGACGATTTTCAGTTACGGCATATTCCACAAACTCAGCGATGTTTGCCATACGTTCAGGGTCTACTGCCGCCAAGGTCTTAACCTTAGAAACAGAGTGCTTATCGCCTTTCACTTTAAACCACAAGCCAGAGTCAATAGCCAGAGATGGATCAGCAGGAGTCCAAACATAACCTTCACCGATACCAGACACACCAAAGAACTTACCTGCCGGACATTCTTTCTCTGCTTCTTCTGTCAGAGATACGAGGGTGTTCTGTACATTCTGAGGATTTTCAAAGTCAATCTCCAGTGGAACAAAGCCAAACTGTAGAATGTTGAAGATCCGGTTTTCATTATCAGACACTGGCCCGATGATATCTGTCGGAAGCCATTTCAGACCGCCATTAGGACGCTCACCTACTGCAACACGGAATACAGCGAAGAATGGTTCAACCTCAGTAACAGCAACGCCTTTCTGAATACCACGACCTGCCCACTCTCCAGCAATCTCGACAGGGAACTCAAATGTTACGTTATGATCCTCACATACTTTACGTACTCGCGCCAGCAGAAGATCCATATCTTTGCGATGCATAAACGCTGCAAATCCGGCATTATCTTTCCCAATGTCTACCTGCTGGGCTTTTGATTGGAAGATGAAATCAGTTTCTGAGCGGAAAAGTACGCTACCGTTGGTGCCGTGAATCTTCACAGTACCGATGTAAGGGATCACATACGTTTCTGGAATCTTTGTGACGTGTTCCTGCGTCTCTGGATTATAATGATCATACTCCAGTTGAGTTTTCATTGTCTTAACTACCTGACGGAACTGGTTTGTGCTCGGGTATTTGATATTGCTCATATTAGTTTCCTCCTACTTCGTGATGATCCCAGCTAACAATTCTTTTGCCAGCCATAACTGTTCTTACTTCTGCCATAGAGACAGGACGGAGTGATTCAGTAATGCCTACAGTTGCATCTACTCCAACATCCATCGCCTTGCCCATATGCTGCTCCATTGCATTACTTCCGTGACAGTGACCAAACAGGTGCCAGCTATCGCGGTGCATATCGTCCCAACTCAGAATCGGGAAGTGACACATTGCAATCTTCTGCCCGTTGATTGTACTGCATAAGTAGCTACTGTCAACAAACTTTTGTTTAGGGAGATTCATATCGTAATACTCCCATTCCTTTTCACTAACGTGGTTTCCTTTCAGATGAATAATAAAGCCATTCAACTGCTTAAGTAATTCCAATCCCTTAGTCATACTACCCAAGGTGAGATCCCCCAAGTCAAACACCAAATCGTTTGGCCCCACTTGTTTGTTCCACGCTTCAATCAGCAGATGATGCATTTCATCAATGTTTGAGATGTTGTTTCGGTTGTGATGGATGATATTCTTATGCAAGAAATGAACATCCGATACGAAGTGTACATTATCCTCCGAGTAATGCAAGTCTTTCATCTGCATTTTTCTCAGAGCACGCCGCTCAACATCTACAGCTTTGCCCCAATACACATTACCTTTTACATATCCAAACCAAGGGTAAATACGCTCCAATATAGGGCGGCGACTTGGCTTACGTCCTGTTGTGATGTAGTATTCAAACATTTCGTCGAAAACATCACTATCAAAGGAAACCATCTCCTCGAAGCTCATTACTGGAACACCGTTGGTGAACAATGCCTTTCTTGCCAGCACACGATCCATAGGTTGTTTCAGTTCTTCGCGGTAATCCTTAAGGTATTCCAGAACTACGCTAACGTCAATCATAATTACTCCTCAAAGTGGTGTACGTAAAAGGTCAATATCAAAGTGAGCCTTCATTGCCCGAGATACTAACATAAACTTATGAACTGCGCTAGGGTTTGATGAATGTACTGTGATCTTTTTCAGCCCTTCGAAGTATCCCATATGAAGATACTCCTCCAAGATACAGAATCCATCATACCCTTCTTCCTCAGTGCCCAGGTCATTATCAAAACTGATGTGAACGATATTATCATCCTGCATCGCTTCGATCAAGGTATGAAGAGTATTTTCGAAGTCTGAGAATGTCTTGATCCAGACAGCACCTTCCATACCAAAGTTTTTAGGGTCACGTACATCATCCAACCACAGGATAGTGTCTGGTTTCATTTCATCCTCCTATAATTTAGGTAACTTCAAAACAGCGCGTTCTTTCGCACAACAAGGGACGTGCGTCATTTTACGTCTTTTAGCTTCCGGTAACATTTCCGTCCACACCACCATCCAATAGATTTCATCTTTTGTAAATGGTTCAGCCATTGGATCTGCGTCCTGTTTATCCAGGCGCTCCAGCGCTGCTTCAATGTGTTCTATAGGCGTACTAAAAGTAAACGCTTCTGTATCAAACTTATTCTTTTTCTTAGGCGCTTCCTTCGCTACCTTTAAAGTCCGGTTGACTTTTGGTTTCGCTGGTGCGCGTTTCTTTGGAGCAGCCTTTTTAGGGGCTGCTTTCTTTGTGTTACTCTTGAGCGGCGATTGCTTCATCAATGTCCACCTCTTGCATACGATCCTGGAAGTCCTCCAGAGTACGGAAGAAAGGCATATGCTCTAACGAGTTAACATCTTCGTATACTACGATCACGCCTGTCTCACGAGACTTACCCGCTCCACGCGCTCGACCAACGATACGATACAAGCCACCTTTGCCAATGCAAGTGTAAAAGACTTCCTTCGCCTCAAACACAGTCTCATTTGGCAGTGGGATTCGACCTTCGATATTCAAGTAATACCTCCATATTCTTAGTTACGATTACCGCTTGATAAGCGACATTGTTTTCTTTGGTGAAATCGATCCACTCCATAAACTTCTTCTTTGCCTCAGTGTATGAGAGAGTTGATTCTACTTTGTGATCGTCCAGCCATAATGTATAAATGTTCGGGTTCATTTAAGCTCCTCGGATAATTTTGAGTCGTTCGATAACGGCTTTCAACTGACGTACAGGCTTAGACCGCATATGACGTTTGTTCTCGGCAAGGAAACCTTCTAAGAACTCGATTGGCTTGAAGCTTAACACCTCCTGCATATCTTTGTCAACAGCAAACTTACCTTTCAGCAGATGATATAGTCCATCCGGCACTTCTACAGGGATGTATCCCTTATCAATACAAGCCTTAGTGACGAGACGGCGTTTACCGTCCTCCCAGCTACGGTTGATAGCCCAAGCATTTTCTCCGTGCTGCGTGAAGAACAGAGATACAGCCAAGCTATCCATATCGTCTTTCTCTTCCTGGGTTGCACAGCTACTGTGATATTTGAAGTGCTCAACATCCAGATATCCATCAGACACCATTTCAGCAATAAGCAAGAACTGGTTTGCATTCATCAATAATGCACTTGCCTCCCAACGAACCTCAAAATCCTTTGCGGTATTTCGATCTCGGTCTAACGTAAACGCCGATGGCCTGAAATTGTAGTCATATTTATAACGACCTTCCATATTAGTGACGAAGATACCATTGATATACAGGTCACAGCCGTCTGCATCTTTCTTGTAGGCTTCTCCGTTGTGGGATGAATGTTCAGGAGTTCTGTCTTGAAGAGGGAGAAACTTATCGCTCACCTCTTCCAACACTTCATCAGGAACACCGGAGATAGTAATCTGAACCTCTCCAATATCTACAGCCGATACGATTCCGATAGAAAGACATTCCTCCTGGAAAGTATCACTCCATTGGAAGGCAGGATGCCACACTTCATCATAGTTTTGCACTACGACTGTTGCACCTAGACGCCCCAATACCAAGAAAGCAAGTTTCATACCTTCACCAAACTTTCCGATGGTGCTGTCATCATCCTGCTTGCCAGATTTACCCATAAGCAATGCACTGACAGGGATACGATCCCCGCGAGAGATAATGATGATCTCGTTGTTCTCTGAGATTTGCACCTCATAATCCTTTGTGTCAACTGCGTTCTGGAGGAGTTCTCTCACTCCTTCCCACCAACTCCAGTGACTTACATACGACTTCGCAATACTTAATGGGATAATCTTCATACTCTAAATTTCCTCCTGTTAAAACTTCTTGCTTAATTTCATAGACTTATCGCAGAAACCACCGTTCACCATCTTCGGAGCGGTAATACTTTGCTCACACTCAGCCTCACACTCAGGACAGTTGGCAGAGGATCGTTCGGAGATCTTCTTCATCTTCTCAAATGATCCGTGTTCTTTGCAGTGGTAATCATAAATAGGCATATTAATTCTCCAGTAAATATTTAAACTTTTTAGGTAAATCCAAGTGATGCCAGGCCCCTACACTCACACTGTTTTCATAGACACAGTGATACAGTTCACCGAACATCACCTTACTCACAATAGAATACACCTAGCACCTCCTGTATCGCATTTTAAGGCACTTTATCACATAAGACGATAAATCACCAAGGTTTACTTTTAAGAAGCTTAGAATCGGTCTTAGTAAGCTTCCCTTTGTGGGTAGCTGCACCACCGCGCTTAGCTTTCGGGGTAAGGTCTACATTCTGCATAGTTAGCAGTGACATTGCAAGCGATTTGTTCATTTTCATTCTCCTCTGTAAAAACAGCCTGCACTCTACCATTAAATAAAACATAATACAACTTGATTTTTAGTCTAAATTGTGATACCCTCTCTTACGAAGTATGGGAGCGAAGCGAACATACTGAGTATTAAAGACAAAAGACTTAAATATTTATTCTTTTGTTGTTGACTTTTGTTTTAAAGTGTGTTACCCTACTGATCTTCTACGAACGACCGAAGGGAGTGAGTAGTAATAACTTCTTTTGTTTTTAATGTTTTAGGTTGTTTTATCTTAACGAACGAAGTGAGTTTAGATAACAGAGATGTTGTGACGAAGGAACAACAGATCTATATAGAAGATATTATTTTCAAAAAGAGTTTGACAGGTGAAGTCGTTAAGGAGTACATTACATCCATCGAAACGAAACAGGAGGAATTATGTTAGAGATTAAAGAAGTTGCTAAGAAAAATAAAACCAGCATTCTGCTCTTACCAATTGGGGGTTTATTCAAGTTTGAAGACTCTGTGTTTATGAAGACAGATGAAGTAGGAGCGGGTCATTCATCAGTTTGTGTAGACTTAGCTACAGGAGATATTAGTCGTATCTCACAGAGTCACGAAGTCACCCCTATACACAATGCATCAATGGAGGTATTCTATGATTGAAATATCACAAAAGAATCAGAAGCAAACCGGAAGGCTGGGTAGCCTCCAAAGCGGTACTGTCTTTAACTATGATGGTACATTCCATATCCTCACCGACGAGACAGATGAATACGGAGATATTCGCTGCGTTAGAATTCGTGATGGTCAATTATTTACTTATGACCCTGCCGCTACTGTTGATGTAGCCCACTCTGCAAAAATGGAGATTGACATATGATTGATATTAAACACACTAAGGCTTCCAGGGTAGAGAAGCTTGTGAATCTTGAAGACGGATCAGTATTCATCTATGATGGTGATTTCTATATCAAGTCTGATGAAGAAGATGGGTACGGTGATCCACAATGTGTACGCTTAAAGGATGGGTATCTTATCTCTCCCGATGGGGAATCCCTTGTTGAAGCTGCGACTTCTGTTTCTATGGAGGTGGTGTTATGATTATTATACAGGCTGGTGGTCAGGTGTTTGTCGATGTACGCAAACTGGATATCGGAGATGTTATCAAAGTGGGGCGTGAGTATTTTATGATTATTGAGCGTCCACCTGGTGAAGCAGAAGATATGATTTATCTTGTCAACCTGAACAAAGGTGTGGTAGATTCAATGCCTATAGACGGCGTAGCAATCCCTGTTAACGCAAAATTGGAGGTGAATGTATGAAAGTAAGTATCCGCACTATGTTAGGTTTTAATATGAACACGATTGAGTGTCCTGTTAAGTCTTTCCGATTCTCTGCTGGGGAAGAACACATTGTTCTGCCAGAAGCATTAAAGGAAATCTCTTACGGTGATGAAGTGATTATTGAAGCAGAAATCCGCAGCAGTGATGACCTTATGCGAGTAGGTATGATTAAAGACGCTATATCGCGTTGTGCTCACTTCCGTGTTCCAGTGAAGCTGATTATGCTCTACGTTCCTTACGGTCGTCAGGATCGCCCTTGTGAAGCAGGAGAGGCATTCGGGCTTAAGGTGTTTGCTAATATCATCAATAGCTGGGACTTTGAAGAGGTGGTAATTGCAGATCCGCACAGTGACGTTACTCCGGCACTGATCGACCGACTCACCATCATTCCACAAGAGAAGATTGTGAAAGAAATGCTGGGACACTACATCCCAATGGATAACTTCGCTATCGTGTCTCCTGACGCTGGCGCTTTGAAGAAAATCTTCAAGGTTGCGAAAGAATTAGGTGGAGTAGATGTTTACTGTGCTGAAAAGATTCGTGATACTGCTACTGGAGCTATCAAACACACAGATATTTCTGTCCAAGACTTCAAAGGTCGAAATCTAATCATCGTGGATGATATCTGTGACGGCGGCTATACATTCATCAAACTAGCTGAACTTCTCAAGAGTCGTAACGCAGGACGTGTAGATCTCTACGTAACTCACGGTATTTTCTCTAAAGGGCTTCGTCCTCTGGAAGGTATCATTGACCGCGTACACTCTCTTAACGTCTGGAAAGATAATGTTGAGATTGACCAAGATATCCTCGTACTAAACCAGGGGATCAGTCGCCGTGTTATTTTGAACAAATACTACAACTAAGTATTGACAATAATCAGGGAGGGTGTAGACTCTCCCTATCGAAAACGAAAAGGAGATATGATTATGGCTAAACGTATTAAAAACCCACTGTTCAACACTGACGGTTACAAACCAAGCCACATTGACCAGTACGCTGACAATATGGAAATCCTGTTTTCTAACTTCACCCCTCGCGGTGATAAGTACTTCCCGCATTACGCACCTAATGCACCTCGCGGCGTAATTGCTGCTGGTATCCAGGGCGTGATTAAAGAACGACTGATTGACGATTGGAATGAAAACTTCTTCTCTCGTCCAAAAGATGAAGTCGTTGCGGAATACTCTAAGTTTATGACTCGCTATAACGGTCGTCAGAATCGCACTGATCACATCGAAGCACTGCACGACTTAGGTTATTTGCCTCTGTCTGTACGAGCGCTACCAGAAGGTGTACTGTGTCCGATTCAGGTTCCAGTTTATACGATTCACAATACAGTAGCAGGCTTTGCTTGGTTGGTGAACTATCTGGAAACTATGCTGAGTGCAGAAACCTGGAAGACAATGAACAATGCGACTATCGCATTCCAGTATCGTCTGCTGGGTGAGTCTTACGCTGAATCTACTTGTGACAGCAAAGATCACTTAGCCTTCCAGTTTCACGATTTCTCTGCTCGTGGCTTATCTGGTATCGATGATGGCTATCGTTCAGGCTTCGGTCACTTACTGGCATTTAAAGGTACTGACACATTACGTGCAGTTTGCTACGTAGATGATTTCTACTACGGCGAAGATACCTTTGTAGCTGGAAGCATCCCAGCATCAGAACACAGCGTAGCTACCACCAACATTAGTGATATCTTGGCTAAACTGATGATCGAAGTTGATGGTTTTGCAGCAATGAACGTTGATGAACAACGCTTCTTCTCTGAACTGGAATTCTTGCGTAAGTATGTCACTCAGATTTACCCTGACGGCATCGTGTCTTACGTGGCAGATAGTTATGACTATTGGGCGCTGGTCACTGAGATCCTTCCTCTCTTGAAAGAAGAGATTATGGAACGTGACGGTAAATTAGTTATCCGTCCAGATAGCGGTAAGCCCCTGCATATTATTTGCGGTTACAAGATTGAAAGCTTCAAAGATTGGCAGACAATGCAGACTTCGAGTGTTGGAATTAGTACAGAAGTTATTTACCTGGAAGACCGTGACAAATACTACGATATTACTGGTGATCGTACCATTAACGCCAGCATCAACGAAGTATATGAGATTCCCCGTCACGAAGCTGTAGGTACTATTCAGATTCTGTGGGAAACCTTTGGCGGCACTGTCAACAGTAAGGGCTACAAAGTTCTGGATGAACATATTGGCCTGATCTACGGTGACAGTATTACTGTTAGTCTGACCAAGGAAATCTTCAAACGTCTGGAGGCGAATGGTTTTGCATCGAGCAATATCGTTCTTGGTGTTGGTAGTTACACTTACAACTACAGCACTCGTGATACTTTCGGCTTTGCTTGTAAAGCTACAGGTTGTATCATTGACGGTAACGAGATTCTTGTAAGCAAGGAACCAAAAACCGACTTAGGTAAACGTTCTGCTCGTGGATTCTTGGCTGTAGTGGCTAGCCCAGATGGAGATCTGGTATTGGAAGATGGTTTGTCTTTCTCCGATATCTCGTCAGAGCGCAATGAACTGAAAGAAATCTTCCGCAATAGCCAAATGGTTGTTGACGTAAGTATCGACGAAGTTCGCTGCATCTTGGATGAAACGGTGAGCAAGTATCTGAAATAAGTTATAAAGAGGGTAGGGGATGCGTCAGACAGATTGACAACTCCCCTCTATTCGTGGTATATTAAAGCTTGCTAATACTCCCTCTGTGTATGAGCAACTACTATGAATGGACACAGTTTTCATTTTAGATGTAAAGCTTGTAATCGGAAACTTCACAATAGGGCTAACGCCAGCAAGAGTGGACTGATTAAAGAATCGGACTTATGTTCCGTATGTACTAGCCTAGCATCAGATGATTCAGAGTATAGAGAGTATCATCATCAAGATATCACCGATGTTCTTACTCAATATACACCATCACCCTCAAATAACCTAGATTAAGGAAACACAATGGCAACTAAGTCATACTCACTAACGGACACTGACGGTTGGATTAAAGTGATTGACGGAAGCACTGTTTCGGTTGTTGAAGTAAGAGTCGGAAACGTCTATCTTGCATTCAGCGAAACTATGCCTACTGCATTTACTCACGATCATCACCGCTTGGCTAACTGGAGCACTATTGCACCGGAGTTTGGTTCAGCCTGGGTTCGATCACAAACCGTGAAATCCGAAATTGTAATCTCTACAATGAACGGATCTCCAACTACGTAAGGAGCGATTATGGCTCTTGAAATAGCAATCTCCGTCCAGTTGGTCTCTTTGCTTGTTGCTTTTGCCTTGGGTAAACACCTTGGTAGCAAGTGTTGTGACCGTACTGATTCTTCCTCAACTTAACAATAATCTCAGAGGGAGAAAATAAATGCGTATTATTGAGATTATTTAAATAAAAGGTGTTGACACGGTATCAAAAACCGTGTTAATATCCTCCTCGTTGAAACAATGATGCGTCTGGCGAAATAGGTAGACGCGGGGGAATAGGGAATCTACTACGGTTGAGCGCCGTAGCTTACCGGAAGCCGCCGATGACTCACACATTGCAGGTTCGAGTCCTGTTACGCATCAACCAACGCCGGATAAGCCCTTGGGTAAGGGCGGGGCCATCAAAGCCCGAAAACAGCATTCACTTTTAGGGTGATGTGAATACATAGGTGGTTCGACTCCACCATCCGGCTCCAACTTTGTTTAATGCTCTGTTCACTAATATAGTGGACAGATTACTAATCAAAAATAAATAATTCTTAGAGGAGAATATAGATATGTCAGAAGTTAAAAAAGTAATCACCGTAGCAGATCGTTCTACTAAAGCACTGAACACCGCAGCAACTGGCCTGGTTAAAATCACCCAGGATCTGGCAGCAATCGCTGACCAAGCTGTTTCTCTGGCGACTGATATCGAATACAAGCAGAATGATCTGGATAACCTGAATCAGCAGTTCGATACTAAATTCCGTGAAGCTTCTGCTGAACTGAAACTGAAAGTAATTGAAGACGAAGATAAAGTACTTGGTACTCTTCTGAAATCTCGTACTCTGGTAACTATCGATCCTAAAGAACTGGCTACCCTCCGTTCAGATCTGGCTGTGGCTCAGGATTCTAACGAAGACGCTCTGGCAGAAGCCAAAGCAGCAGGTGAACGTTCAGCAGCAATCGCGTTTAACGCTCAGAAGTCTGCAATCGAATCAAACCATCGCGTAGCCATCGCTCAGTTCGAAGCTAACGAGAAATCTTTTGAACAGCGTATTGCCTTCCTCGAAGAGCAGAACAAAGATCTGAAAGGTCAGATTACCGCAGAACGTGAAACTCGTCTGGAAATCGCTCGTGCTGATGCTCAGCGCCAGGGTGTTACCGTTAACAACGGCAAGTAATTTTATAAGCCCCTTCGGGGGCTTTCTTTAGAAGTAATAATAAAGAAACACTCTTTCTTATTATTTTTATCGGAGGTAATAATGAAACCATATGGACACACAGAAAAAGATAACTCTATCTGTGGTTGGGGTTGCTGCTTCCATCCTGATCGAACTCAGCGACACTGGACTGTCAGAAAAGTAATTGACCGAGCAAAAAGAAAGAAAGCTCGTCGTGAAGGGAGAAAAGAGATTGACTTACAAAAGACATTCGAATAGAGTAAAGGCCAAGTCACCAAAGAAAGTGCGAGTATGGTGTGGCTGCGATAGAGATTTAGTAGCTCCAGGTCAGAAGTGCTCTGTATGTGGAGTTATTTTTGGGAACAAGAAAAGAAAGTTTAAAAAAGATGTTGACTTTATTACTGAAACTGTAGTATAGTTACCTCACTGACCAACAAGGTTAAAGAGAATATTTGCTCCGTTAGCGCAATTGGATAGCGCAAGAGATTTCTACTCTCTAGGTTGGGGGTTCGAATCCCTCACGGAGTGCCAGTTTGCGTCTGGTATATGCGTTGATTTAAAGTTGTAGCGTTTGTAGACTAGCCTTCTTGTCGAGCACAACTTAATGAAATATACAAGCCATCGTTTTTAAAAGTTATTGTAACTTTTTGTTTTCCGATCATAGTAAGTAGCCTCGCTTATGGCGACAGAGAGGCACAATTTAAAAATAAATCATATAAGGAGAGACATAATGGGTAAGAAAGTAAGCGCAGTAGACAAAATCATTCAGCCTTTCCAGTTTGAGAGCAAGTCTACTCAGACTGAAAGTAAGCCAGTTGAAATTACCATCAACGGCGAAGTGAAGAAAGTGTCTCACCGCATCCGTACTGGTAAAACTAAGCGTGAACGCGCTCGTTCTACCAAGCAGTAAATAGTTTAAAATAGTTGTTGACAGACAATCAAATACGTGGTACATTGGTATTAAGTAGAGAAGATTGTTAGTTAACAACTACTTAAAGGAAGGTAGGACTCAGCGGTGAGTAACTGGTCTTGAAAACCAGCCCATCGGTTAATAGCCGATGATGGTTCGACTCCATTACCTTCCTCCAAATTAAGGGGATATAGTTTAGTTGGTAAAAATACCGCACTGTCACTGCGGAGCCGAGGATTCGATTTCCTCTATCCCCGCCAACTAAGATATTGAGTGAGAAATCACACCGATAAGAAGTAACGGAGAATTAACCCTAACGGTAAGGGAAGTGTTTGCTAAACACTCAGTAGTCGCGGAAACGCGGCGTATCAGTTCAAGTCTGATATTCTCCTCCACGCATCGCTAGCTAAACTGGATAAGGCATCTGACTTTTAATCAGAATACTGGAGGTTCGAATCCTCCGCGATGCACCAAACAAAAAGTAAAATAAATCTTTACTTCTGAATACTTTTATGATATAGTATTGATAAATAAAGTTTAAGGGGATGTGGCGGAGAGGCCGAACGCACCTGACTGTAAATCAGGCATACCACGCCCTGGTTCGAATCCAGGCAGCCCCACCAAATAATGAAATCGAAATAAGGGAAGACGAGATGGCGTGATCTATATCACTCAGTCCTTCGGGGATACAAGCTCGAAAAGTAGATTTCACCAAACAATGATTCTATAGCTATAATTGGTTAGAGCAGTGGACTGTTAATCCACCGGTTGCAGGTTCGAGTCCTGCTAGGATCGCCAATACAGGAGAATGATATGACATTCCAGAAGCAGACCATAGGTTCCTTTGATGAACCAAGAGAAGTTAATAGAACTTTTCAAGTCTACAGTGAATATCCTCGTTCACCAAACAACGTAAAACGTGAAGCTCGTAAACGAAGAGAAGCACTGATACGTTCAAGAGAATACAAAGGTATTCCATTAAGATAAAGCTTGTATAGCTCAGTTGGTAGAGCTACTGTTTTGTAATCAGTGGGTCGCGGGTTCAAGTCCTGCTGCAAGCACCAGATGACCAGAAAGCTTGACCGCGAGTATGGATGACAAGAGCATAGTATCAGCGGGTACTTCTTGTCGAGAGCACCGAGCAGAGTTATTCGCAACAGCTTGTAACATTGTAAGGTAGCAGTCCCGAACGTAGCCTAGTCAGCAAAGGGATATCCGTCACTGTCCCACAAATAACAATAGCGTCCAGTCTTTAGTGATGGAGGTTGTTTAGAGAGGGCGACACGAGATAGCAGAAATGTTATACCCTCTCCCCTACCTGCACTGTGATTTATCATAACAGGTTGTGACCGCGACGGCACATAAAAGGTCTACGTGATCGTATATTATCAAGCAAACGCGCCTGATGAGTCTTTGAAATAAGACGAAACGCTGTGAAGCGTAGCGCGGAGTATCCCAAGAAGGGGAATAACTGGATACCAGTAGAGATCTCTGTAAGTGTTTTCCAACGAGAATATTTACAGCGTGGGTGTGCAATGTCTCTATATGCAGCACACAGCTAGCCCTTCAACATTGCGAGTTTAACTCAGTCTGGTAGAGTGTCTGCCTTCCAAGCAGTTCGTCATCGGTTCGAATCCGATATCTCGCTCCAAATTATATCGTGGTATACAAATTGGCCTAAGTAACCAGACTTTCAATCTGGCGCAGTTTTCTGCTTACGGGTTCGAATCCCGTCCACGATACCAAAAAAAGAAGCTATAGTTTAATGCAAAACTTGTCACTTCCGAGATTGACAAATGAAGATTTATCTTCTAGCTTCAACAAATTATCGGATAGATGCAATATGAAAGTGTAGCGTTAGGGTTCGCAAGTTGGCGCTTGTTTGACTAACAAAACATAATTAGTATGGGCATTCAAGAATACATAGCCTCGCCAAAGGATGTGTACGAAGGTTCGACTCCTTCCTGTTCGCCAAATACTAGGGGTGTGGTGTAATGGTAGCACACGGGCCTTTGACTCCCGTAGCAGCAGGTTCAACTCCTCTCACCTCTGCCAAATTTTAGTGTTTTCAATGAGAGCACTAAGATGTGGCTATATCATAATGGCTTAATGACGCTGCCTGTGATGCAGTTCTATGTGGGTTCGAGTCCCATTAGCCACCCCAAATATTCAGTGCATAGCTCAGCCTGGTAGCAGCGCCTGCTTTGGGAGCAGGAGGTCGGGTGTTCGATTCACCCTGCACTGACCAAACAATAGAAATCGAAGATGATATCGGTTTCAAAGCGACTTTGACATAGACGGATGTGTGCTGCCCTGAAAAGGCAGAAAGGCTGGATCGTTACCAGCAGGTCGCACCATTTTTGCAGGTGTCCTGATGGACAGGCAACACTCTACGAAGGTGTTTGTTCGAGGTTCGAATCCTTGCATCTGCACCATATCAAGGCTACGATTCCCTAATTGAAGATAGGAGTCTGATAGGGCCGTGGATAATGCTTTTAGTTTAAAGCTGATTTAACAATAGCGAGATAGTGAAACGGATATATAGATCACGTTAGGCTCATACCCTGAAAATTGCGGATTCGACTTCCGCTCTCGCTTCCAAACACTCGGAATTGATTTGGGTGACTGGTTCCCGTAGGGAGCCGGATGCAGTTCGAATCTGCACGATTCCACTAAACAAATGCATCAGTGGCGAAATTGGTAGACGCCCTGGATTTAGGTTCCAGTGTCCTTGTGACGTGTGAGTTCGAGTCTCACCTGATGTACCAAATGAAATGATCACCAAATAAAATGTCGTAGTGATACAAAGCAAAGGAAAGATGGTTACGAGATACTTCCTCGACGGAGGTGGTGATGTAGCTAATCTCCCAAGTGATGAGGGTCACAGGTAGAGTTGATCGCCTACTCTGAGGGGTTCGATTCCTTTCTACGATGCCAAATTAGGGGAATGGGTCTGCCAGGAGTGGACACCTCGCTTGCACCGAGGATACCAGAAGAGTTCAAGTCTCTTATTCTCCACCAAATAAATACGTGGGTCACTAATCCTGGTGGTCAGGAGACGGCTTCCAAACCCGTTAGTTTAGGTGTTCGAATCATCACCTACGTGCCAATCAATTGCTCTATAGTATAAAGGTATTACAGTCGCCTGATAAGCGACAGAAGCAGGATCGTTACCTGCTGGAGCAACCATATCCGCGCCAGCGGTGTAGAGACATACCTAGTATGATTTCTACGGACACTTTATGTGTCCATCTTCGAAGACTAATGCCTAGTTCCTTCAAAGAGTAGCCGAAAGGCAAGCTAGAGGGCTGCGACTCTTCAACGCAGGCAAAGTTTAAGCCCCTGCCCTTTTGGGTAGGGGTTTTTTATTGTCTATTTTAGACTAACCTCCTACTTAAAGGAACCTCTGTATGTCTGACACCCTACCAGAATTGATTCGAGAAACAACCTTTTCTATTCGGTTACTCTCCAGATGGATGTAGGTGTTGATACCGCTCGTTGGTTATATATGGAAGTTAATAAAGTAGGAGAAGACGGGTATATCTCGTTCTAACGGCTCCCGCTTCGGCGGGTTCTCTACTTGCGATGGTACTGTCAAAAATATTTAACTTGTAAGGATCAGAGATACGTGCTATATTCAAGATAGAACACTTTCTAATCAACAGGTATAAAAATGCATAATTTCCACATAGACCCAGATATCTTGGAGTCTAGGCGTGATTGCTATGAGGCTATTGAGACCATTATAAACAATCCCGCTTTCATTACAAACTATCTCGCACCAGAACAGGGTCAGTTGAGAAATCTGGTTGCCATTCTTGAGAAGATGATCATCTCTGACGAAAGGCTTGACAGGAATCGTTAAATATGCTAAGGTAAAGACAGGTAGTAAAAGGAGTAACCTATGAAGAAGCTCAAAAGAAGTGTTGGTCGTCCACCAAAAGAATTGCAGCAGATTTACGCTATGGATGATGCTCAAGGTACAGTGAAAGAGATTTTCGCTGACAGATACCTAGAAGCAATGCGATATATTGCTGATTTAGTTGTGGATGATAAGGCTTCACCTAACTTAAGATTCACCGCCGCTAAGACTGTTAAAGATCAAGTCGAAGCTTGGCTGGAAGAACATCACGCCTCAATGGAAGCCGAAGACGATCAGGACGACTCAGAATCCGAAGCCATTGTTATCTAATACCCCTCTCTCCTCCTTGCGCTATGCGCACCTTTCTGTTAATATAACAGCCCCTGTCGTAAAAAGCAGGGGATTTTTTACATTCAACAAGGAGAAATAAATGAGAAACTTTGTAGCTAAAAATGATTTCAACCGTGCTTCCACTCACCGTGATCGCAAGAACGATTATAACCGTGCGTGGGACATTGATGACGAGATGGACGACTATGAACCAAGAGGAACTAGCGAAGCTGTTGATGACAGCCAAGCCAATGCCGATTAAGAAGGTGGTAGATAACTCTCCACCAAAACACATACAGGATCTTATAAATGCTAGAAGCACTAAAACTACTGCTAGCCAGTAAACAGGTGAGAAAGGTTATTTTGATCGTGGTGTTAGCATTCGCTCTTGTGATTGGAGGGGTAGCCCTTCACCATCACATCTATCATAATGGATATGAATCTGGTGTTGCATATCAAACGCAAGTTTACCAGAAGCAACAGGACGAAGCTAGAAATACTCTTGCCTCCAAGCAGGCACAAGCGGATAGCGACAGAGCTAAGCTGAATACCACAATAGAACAACTCACCGAAAAGAACAATTCTCTCCAGGCCAAACTTGACGAGAAATACACTAAACAGAAACAAGAGGTAATAGATTATGCCAAATCTGTTGAAGGTGCTGGTACTTGCTTCCGTTCTAACGGTAACGGGCTGCGCATCATCAATGAAAGCTTCCCCGATAGTAATTGACCAATGTAAGGTAGTTGCAACAGCGCCTGTATCTGGCCCTTCTGCCTCATTGATGGAAGCTAAATCGATTCCTGTCAGATACACAGCGAGTCAGATTAAAAATGGAGCCAACACCTCAGAGGTTGTGGCAAATCAATCAGAGAACAATAAACTGTGGGCTAATGACAGAGCTAAAGTCGATGGTTTACAAGAATACGTGCATACCTTACAGGATAAAGGTATTGTGGCTAAATAGGAGCGTTCCCTATGGGAAGAGCAGCAGCAAAGAAAAAGATTAACGTAAATAACATTCAGATCAATGCCCAGGAAGGTAAGCAGACTATAGCTATGGAGAGTATGCCTGACGTAATGATTTACGGCGGTGCGGCTGGATGTGTATCAGCAGAAACAGAATATCTATCCGCAGAAGGATGGAAACCGATTAAGTATTATGACAACGAGAAGATCTATCAGTACAACCCAGATAATAAGAAACTGGAACTGGTGATGCCATACTTTATCGAGACAGAGATCAAAAACGATAACTTTCACCGCATCAGTAACGCTGCTGGTATTTATCAAGAACTAAGTATGGAGCATCGCTTCGTATTTTACAAGAAGAAAAAATCTAAGAAGCATTTCGAAATTGCTGTTGGTGATCTTATTGCACTACAACAATCTGGAAATCCTCTTCGTGGATACGTAGAAACTTTCTTCGGGACAAGAATCCCTTTCAATATTAAAGGCAAACCAAGTACAGCTTTGAAGATCTTTGAATCTCCGGCTACAGACGGTCTGAAATATTGTTTCGAAACTCCATCGTCTTACTTGATCCTTCGTAGAGCAGGTCATACCTTTGTCACTGGTAATAGTGGTAAGAGTCGTCTGTTACTCCTGAAAGCTTTGAAGTTTGCATTTAAAGATCCGTTGTTTGAAGGCGTTCTATTCCGTAGAACAACTAAAGCACACAGATCCGCTGGGGGATTATTCACAGAAGCTAAGAAACTGTTTGCACCACTGCAACCACACGTTCGTGAATCTTCTATGGAGATTGAATTCCAATCAACCCGAGGTGGTAAGCTTAAGTTTGACCACTTGGAATTAGAATCAACCGCAGAACAAAACCACCAGGGTACACAGTACTCGATGGTAGGGTTTGACGAACTTACACATTTCAGTATCACTCAGTTCCTATATCTGATTGGTCGTTTGCGTTCTGAATCTGAGACCTCAAGTTTCTGCCTAGCAACGTGCAACCCTGATGCAGATAGTTGGGTATTGAAGTTTGTTCTTCCTTACTTGGACGAAAAAGGCTTCCCAACAGACGAGATGTGTGGTAAACAGCTTTACTTCATCATCAACAACGATGAACCTGTTTTCTCTGATTCAGAGCAAGAGCTACGGGAATTATACCCTGATCTGTGTAGTCAGTACAACCAGAACACCGGAGAAACTATTGATGTTCCACCTAAGACTTTCGTCTTCATTGGTGGTACAATCTTTGACAACCCAGCGCTAATTCGTCTTAACCCAAACTACTTGGCTTCATTGAAAGCTCAGACTAAGGTTAACCGTGAACGTCTGCTTGATGGTTGCTGGTATGCTCGTGAACAAGCCTCAAGTTATTTCCAGAGAGATTGGTTGAACAAAATCAAATACTCTGAGATCCCTAACAATATGACTTACGTTCGTGGTTGGGATAAAGCAGCATCTATTCCATCCGAAAAATATAAATACCCTGACTATACGGCTTCGGTTAAACTCGGAAAAGATAGCGATGGTAACATTTATATCTTCGGGGATTATGACTATGATGCAATCGACGAGAAGAGCAAGGTATACGGAAGATTCCGCAGACTACCAGGCGATAGGGATAAGCTAATCCTAAACCAGAGTAATATTGACGGAACAGACGTAACTGTTGTACTTCCTAAAGATCCATCTGGTGCAGGTATCATCGAATACACCGAATCGGCTAAGAAATTAATCGCACAGGGATTCAATGTCAAACCAGACGCAATGCCTAACAACAAAAAGAAACTGCAACGTTTCATTCCATTCAGTAGTGCTTGTCAGAATGGGTTTGTTTACATTGTAGAAGACTCTTTCAACAACCAAGAAACTCTTGATCACTTCTATCGTGAACTTGAAGTATTTACTGGTGAAAGATCAAGTGCAACGATTAAGGATGATTTACCGGATGCCGTGGCTTCTGCCTTTAACACAATCCAACGTGAACAGGTGTTTAACGCTGTGAGCATTCCTTCAATCAATGCTACTACTCGTTGGGCTAGTTCTCAGTTGGGTAAGCCGTCAATGCCTAAGATGCCGTCAAGAATGCGCTCTTGGTAATATTTCTTGACTTTTTATATCTTTGGTGTTATATTGGGATTAGGAGATCTTTCGGTCTCCTCTTCTTTTAACAAACAACATAAGAGGTAGTGGTGGCTAAGAGACAATATACCAAAAAGTCCGACTACTGGAACTCAAAAACTTCGGTACAGAAAGCAGCACCCGCACCGCAGAAAGAAGAGTCTAATCTAGTTCTCTCGCAAGAAATCGGTACGTTGGGCCTAAGTTCAATTCGTAGCTTCACTGCATTCCTGCATAATCACGAGACTAAGTTTCCAGAGTCTATTCGCACATACAGAGAGATGGGCGAAGATCCAGATGTAGCAACAGCGCTGGACGCAGTTTATACATTTGTCGATAGAGCATTCTTTGATTTCCGTATTGACTATAACCAAAAGTCAGCTAAATCTAAAAGAGCAGCTAAATTCATTGATTACTCTCTTCGCAATATGGAAGCACCATTACGCCAATATGTTAGATCACTCCTTACATATAAGCAATATGGATTTGCCATTGCTGAGAAAGTATTCGCTGTAGATGAAGATACCAAAAGTCCGTACTTCGGTCAATACCGTTTACAGAAATTAGGTTTTCGTCCACAAGACACGATTGACCTGACCACTCCATTCACTTACAGTGACGATGGACGTGAGATCATTTCAGTCAACCAGAACATCACCGGATCAATGCTTAGTAAAGCATTACCACAATCTCTGATTGGTAAAAAGTCTATTCCAATTCAGAAGTGTGTTCTCGTAGGAAATAACATCACTGATAACAATCCTCTGGGTGTAAGCCCGTTAGCTTCTGTTTACCGTAGCTGGAGAGAGAAGACTCTGATTCAAGAGTATGAAGTTGTTGGTGTGAGTAAAGACTTAGGCGGTATGCCAGTACTGATGGTTCCTGGAGCAATCCTAAACCGTGCATCTCTGAACCCTAACGGGGAAGAAGCTCAGTCGCTTCGCGTCCTGCAATCAAACATCGCAAACCTACACGCTGGTGAGCAGTCTTATATGGTGTTGCCTTCTGACATTTATGAGAACACATCAATGCGTCAGTATGACTTGGTATTCCAAGGTGTACAAGGGAGTGGTAAGCAGTTTGATACACAAGCCCTGATTAAACAACGCCAGCTAGATATCTTTAACAGATTCGGTGCAGGTGTTCTTATTATGGGTGGTGGTGAAGGAGGCAGCTTATCTCTTTCTGACAACAAACAAACCCTTCTTTCTCATTATGTTGAGAGAGATGTAGATACTATCATCGAAGCAATCAACACTCAAGTTATTCCAACAATGTTGAAAATTAACGGAATCTATTTGTCTCAGGAAGATATGCCAAGATTCTGTAGTGATGATATTGGTGATCCTGATATCGAAACTGTCTCTTCTGCGATCCAGAAGATTGTAGGTGTTAAAGGTCTGCCAATGACTCCAGGCACTATCAATGAGTTCTTCGCAATGATGGGGATGAAAGAAAGGATTCCTGATGATGTAGCAGCAGATCCTGAGAAGTTTAAAGAGTATGTGGAAACATATATGTCTGATCCTACCTCAAGATCGGGTGACGGAATCGCCGCCGGACAAGGCAACGGTACTTCTACCACTGCCGCAACCCGCGATAATTCAGTTGCAAATACGGCTAACTAAAATATTTTCATAAATATTTAAAAAAGCTATTGACAAAATACCGTATATCCTATAGAATGAGATTTATAGGATATATGTTTTCAAAGGAACTTCATTTTGAACTTATCTCCAGAAGAGTTTATCGCACTGTCTAAGGCATTGCAACAATCTCCCACTAAAGTTGAAATCGACAAGAGCACTATCCCTGCCGATAAGACAGAAGAAAGTTTACCAATCCTGAAAGTTGAGCAATTTGCAGAAGAGAAGATGCAGGCCATTGAGGTTATGTATTGTCCTCCAGAGTATGATGATTTGCACGGCGAACGAATGTCAGAACTTGAGATTCGCAAGATGGTAGATAACTTTAACGAGAACATCAATAACGTTCAAGGTAACTTAGGACACATCAAGAACACGAAGCAATTTAAACCAGTGAAAGCTTGGGTTAATGAAGTGGATTGTATGATTGGTGATAACCTAGTAACCGAAGGAACGCCCCTAGTTAAGATTCAATTCTACGACAGAGACTTGTTTGAAGCAAGAAAAAATGGCGTATTGAAAGGTCTTAGTATTGGTGCTCTGGGTCGCTCAGTCGAAAAGGAATAACTTAATGGCTAACACATATTTAGAAGACATTGACTTCTCCGCACCAGCGTCTGATGTTTCTTGTGGAGCACACATTGCTTACACATTTGCCGAACAAGGCGGTGCAGCATCAGGATTCAATAATCCTCTGATGTTTAAGAATAACGCGGCTAACGCTGAACTGTCATTTGAAAAACTAGAGACTCTTAAGGCTCTCGGTGAAGATGTTACAGAACTGCGCAAGTCTTATGTAAGTCAGATTATGGACTCTCTTCAATCCGCTGTCAACGATAAATATTCGGACGGTTGGAGTTGGGTGAGTGTAGTGGACGCAGATTTTGATAACAGCCTAGTTATCTTCGTTACAGACTTTGGTTTGTACGCTGCTGGATTCACTATTAACGGACTTACAGTTGAGTTGGAAGATACAGCTAATCCAGTAATGCCAGTTACAGATTATCAAGTATTAGATGGTGCAGTACTTATTTCCATTGACTACTTTGACGATATGATTGACGAAGCATTAGCTAATCTGGTTAAGAGCACAATCAAACACTCACACGTAAAAGAATTACTGGTTAAGGCGAAAGCCAAGCCAGAAGACAACTCTGTGAATGCAGAGGAAACTCACGCAGGATCAACTGCAAACACACCCGAAATCCAAAAAGGAGAACTCCCATTGGAACTTAACAAAGAAGAGTTTCTGAAATCAGCAGAATTCCAAGATCTGATGAAGGCTCAAATTGCAGAAGCTGTAGAAAAGGCTAGCGCCGAAGCTAAAGAAGCTGCTCAGGCCGAAGCTCAGGAAGCTATTGCTAAAGCTCAGGCTGAACTGGAAGAACTTCGCAAAGCTGAACAAGCTCGTATCGAAGAAGACTATGCAACTGTACTGAAATCTTATGGCTTCGTGTCAGAAGAAAAAGTTGACGTTCTGGTTAAATACCTGGTAGCAAATAGCGAAGTAGCTGATGCAATCGTTGAGTCTTTTGATAAGGCTAAAGACGAAGTAGCAACAGTCAAAGCTGAATTTGCCGCTGAGAAAGGTGCTTCTGTAGAGAATGCTTCTGCTGTAGTTAAAAGCTCAAGTGACCTGATCGCTAAACGCGCTCAAGAAATGAAAGCCCGTAAATCTAAATAATTTAAAAGGAATCTCTTAAATGGCAACATTTAAAACTTACTCTCGCGGCTTCGGTCGTTACAGTGACCTGGTACTTGGAAACGTATTCTCTTCTGATCTAGGCCATTGTGTTCGTGAAATCAACCTGGTTAAAACCGCTACAATGCAACTTGGTAGTGTCCTGACCGCTGCTGGTGTAGAAGCTGCTGCCGCTGGCGATGCTGCTACCGTACTGGTATGGACTGACGTTACCTTTGACATTGCTGACGTTCCAGTTGGTGAAACTTTCACAGCAGTAGTCGCTAAGCGTGACCTGACTCTGAACCGCTTCAAAGTTGTTTATTCTGACGGAAGTCTGATTGACGATGCTGGTGTTGCGGCTCTGGAAGAAGTCGGTCTGAAACTGACTGCTAAAGTCCTTGTGACTTCTTAATTTTAACTTTTAATAAGGACGCTAAATAATGGCTTTCGATTTTCAAACTGACCGCAAGGTTGACTTTACTCCACTGATTGAACTGGCTCCAACTCAGAACACTCTGATCAGCAGCCTGGGCATCTTCGAGTCATACAACCACGCAACCACTGAGATTCGCGTTGATCGTGACGTTTCAAGTGACAAACTGATCCCTGCTCGTGTTCGTGGCGGTGAGCGTAACTGGCTGACCACTCCTGGTCTGAACGGCGTTGCTGTAACCATTCCGTTCTTCCCACTTGACCACAACATCAAAGCTCAGGATATTCAGTCATTCCTTGACTTCCTGAACCCAGATGCAGATCGCCTGACCACTCAGGAAGCAGTTGTTAACCGTTATCTGAACCAGATTCGTCGTAACGTAGCCTTCACCAAAGAACGTATCCTTGCTGATGCAGTTATGGGCCGTGCTTACGTTGGTACTGATGCAGACGGTTTCCAGAACCAGAACCAGAACTACAACTGGTATGATGTATTCGGTGTTGCTCAAGAGTCAATCTCTATTGACTTCACAAGCACAACCATTGACCCAACTGAGGTTATCGAAGCTCAGGCTCGTGGTTACATCATCGACAACAAGCAAGATGGTAGCACTGTAAGTAACATCATCGCCCTGTGCGGTCGTCAGTTCTTCTCTCGCATCATCAGCAGCCCGTTTGTTCGCTCTGCATTCACTTACTACCAAGGTACTCCGAACCCGATTCGTGACCGTATCGGTGGAAACCTGGATGCGCGTGTTTGGAACTTCAAAGGTGTAACTTACATCGAAGATATCCACAACAACGTTCCAACAAACGAAGCGTTTGTATTCCCAGAGGGCATTTCCAATATGTTCCAGGAACACTTCGCACCAGCAGATGCTTACGCATACGCTAACCAACTGGCTCAGGATTTCTACCTGTTCCTGATCAACACTGACTGGCGTGTAATGTCAATGCAGTCCGAATTCGGGATGCTGGCAGTTTGTACTCGTCCAGAACTGGTTGTTCGTCTGACCACTGCTTAATTGTAGCGGAACGATTGGATAATATCAACCCCTGCCCTTCACAGGGTGGGGGTTTTTTATTTAGGAGATAAAATGAATAACATTCTCAAGCATTACCACAGCACATACGATATGGTGATGGACTTTGCCACTCTTAGTGATAAGATTGACGCAGAAGCTACGCTGGCTCGTGCTCCAGAGTTTTCTTTCTATACCAAAGACGGATCTATTCACCTCGGTGGAACATTCCTGATCTTCTTGGTTAAAGTCGTTGAAGCCACTGGCATCAAAATTCTTCCAATGTCTAGCCTAGAAATGCCTGGTGTATTTGCTGTTAGCTACGAAGATTATTCTCCGGTAGAATCAGAAGCACAAGAGAAGATCACAGTTAAGGCTGTAGATACTCCTGCTAAGAAAAGAGCTACCCGAGCTAAAAAATAATAGGAGAACGGATTATGGCATTACAAGCTATTCAGCTTCTACCGACTATCCGTTTACTGACATACAACCCTAGTCCAGAAGTCCTGTCTGACGATGTATTACTCACTATCATTCAAGGATGGATTGATATCTTTGGGGATGATGATAAAAATAAGTGCATCGTTCTATGGAACAGTTTAATCTCTGCGCTAGAATACCTTCTTAACTCTGATCTGATCAATCACGCTCAGCAGTCAGGAGGAGCAACCTCAAGGCTGGAGAAAGTCGGACAGGTTCAGGTACAAGTTCAGTACGGAGACGGCAGCAGCAGCTATACATCTCCTTGGCAATCTATCTATGATAACTACCTAAACGGTACGCTACAAATCCCTGGTTGTGCAATTGCAAACGGACTAGGAAGTAAAGTACTGGTAGGTGGCGTAAGTGCTAACGAAATTAATCGTGTAAACAGCAATCCCGATTCAGTTAATGGACTAGGACGCACTGCCAGTGTAGATAGAAAGACTAGAAATATCAAATGGGATCAGCCTAACAGGTTTGGTTACTGGTGTTGATATGAGAGCTACTATTACAAAGGGAACTGATGGTTCCCTTGATTCTATTTTTGCCAGATATCTCGAACTAGAAAGTGTTGAAGTTGAAGCTGGATTCATCACTCATAAAAAGCATCCTGAAACAGGTATTGATATGGTGGAGCTAGCTAATATTCAACAGTTTGGTAGTGTGACTAAAAACATTCCTGAGCGTCCATTTATGACAGATGGTTTTGTTTTATCCCAGAACAAACTAAAACAACAGTTGCCAGGTGCAATTCATAAGTACCTGAAAGGGACAAGTCTCACTGTCGCAATGAAACCTATTGCAGAGATCTCGAAAGAAAGTATTATCCAAGCCATTAAGATGCAACGATTTACTCCTCTGTCTCCGACTACACTGGAGAAAAGAAGAGAGAAGGGAAATAATAGCACAACTATCCTGATCGATTCATCTTATATGATCAACAACATCGAGACTAAAATCTCTAAGAAATAACTTGCATTTATTTTAAATGTGGGTTATACTGAAAGGAGAACGAAATGTTACTTTCGCAGTTTAAACTTATTGACTTGACTCAATACCCAGGACGCCGTAGGACTTACGTTGAAAATACAGATGCTGTATTCTCGAACCAAGATAATACGATCCTAACTGAGGATTTTGTGATCGAGTCTTCATCCCTGCAACCGATCAGTGGATTCACTCTACAGGCTGTACCGGATGGTTATCGTTCTAAAGCACAATACACATTCTGGACTGTAACAGAAATTAGACCTCTCATTCAAGGGAGCAACCAACTTTCTGACCAGATCAACATCGATGGTAAGTGGTATTCAATCTACGCTCTCAGTGATTGGACTAGAACTTCTTTCCTACAACATACGCAATGCGTAGCTATCTACGATGACCAAGATAACTCTTGGCACGAAGACGTAGAGGGAGGTAACTTTGGCTGATATTATGCAGCAGATTGAAGCTTACGAAGATCACATTCTAAACAGTATCGGTACTTTTGTAAAGACCGTGCTGGGATTGCCAGTGTACTTGAAGGATAAACCTTTCATTGCACCGGAGAAACCTTATGTAACACTCCGAGTAATCACATCCGATAACTCAGGAGGGTGGGGCCAGAGAAGCAAACTCGAAAACGATATGTTCTCTTACTTCACTGACAACAACTACACGATAGAGATTATGGTATATCGTGGAAGACCAATGGCAGCTATGTCTTATTTGATCTCAGCATTTAATAGCTTAGATGAACTTAAATATCAGACTATGTATTCCAAGGGTGTTTCTTACCTATCTTCATCGGATGCATCTCAAGCGAATACTATTTTGGACGGAGATAAAACCCAGCTAAGAGCCAGGGCTATCTTTACTTTCAACACACGTATGCTGCTAGAAGATATTCCAACTACACCAATTGAGCAAGTTAGATACTCAATTCACAGTTACAACGGAACGTATGCCGATCCAGATCCTCTGGAATATAACGATCATACCTTTGTATATGTAACCTAACCCAATCCTTATGGATATAGCTATAAACCTAATCAGGAGCACAAATGGCGACTTTTCGTGATAAGGTAGTTACCGTAACTCTAAACTACGGCGCTACAGCAATTAACGAAACTCAGTTTGACATTCCTCTGATTCTTGTAGGGCATAACGTTACCTCAGACGTTACTAACACCTACACGTCTACAGATGCAATGGTATCGGCTGGTTTCTCTGTAAACAGCGCAGCCTACAAAATGGCTAAATTACTTTTCGATGGGCTGTATGCTCCTGAAAGAGTGATTGTCGGTAAGCGTGATATTACCGCAACAGATTTCACAGTCGGTGAACTTGAGAATGGTGGAGTTTACACTGTCACCCTGAAACAAGGCAAGACTTCTAAGACCTTTAGTTATAAAGCTACCGATGCTGCTACAGTACAGGAAGTTAACGAAGGCATTGCTAAACTGATTCAAGAAGACACTACTTGGAGTGCTAAAGTAACTGTCGAAGGAACCGCAGACCAGATTCTGTTCTCCCCTGTGGATGGTCAGAATGTAACGGTTGAAGGATCTGATAACTTTGTCGAGAAAGTTCAGTTTGCTCAAAGCGTACTGGAAGATATCACAAAAGTTGCTGATGAAGATAGTTCATTCTTCTATGTTCTCTCTGAGTCTCACGTAAGTGCAGACGTACTGGCCCTGGCTGGTTGGGTAGAAGAACACGATAAGGTTTACTTCTTCTCAAGCCAAGACACAGACATTGCAGACGATGTTGACGGAAACCTGCTGGTCACTCTAGGTGATACTGGTTACAACAACACTGGCTTTGCTCTTTGGACTAGTACAGCAGACAGCACCTTCCCAGAAGCAGGTGTCGTAGGTAGTATTTGTTCTGCAACTCCAGGGACAACTCCTCTCCACGGTAAAACGCTGGTTGGTGTTACACTAGAGAAACTAAGTACTGATCGTGAGTCTAAGATTGTTGCTAACAACGGTAACATCTACCGCAAAGAACACGGACTGCTATTCTACCGCGATGGCTTTATGGTGTCAGGACTGTACGCAGACTACATCATTCACGCACTGTGGTTCAAGGCTCGTTTGGACGAATCTCTGTTCACACTGTTCAAGCAACAGTCTATGCTGGGAAGCGGTGTTCGTGCAACAAGTTCTGGTATTGTTCTGATTCGTCAGGCAGTAACAGCTAACCCGATCCAAGTCGGTATTTTGAACGGTACGATTGCAAACGAAGTTGTTACCTCAAGCGATACAGGAATGTATGTCAGCCTGAAACCAACAGTTTACATTCCATCTCGTGCGGATATGACTACTGCTCAAATTAACCAACGTCTAGTAGACGGTATGATTGTTGAGTATGTATACGCTGGATTCTTCCACTACGTGAAAGTGCAGGTGAACGTTCTGACCAACAGAACTGGAACCACAAGCTCAGCTTCAAGCTCAGTAAGCACAACATCATCATAATTGAAGGGCTTCGGCCCTTCCTTAAAAAGGAATAAAAATGGATAAGATGCTAACTGGTGTAATGGCCTATGATCCATCTAACATCACGCTCTCACTTGGTGGATGGGAACCTTACGGGTTTGCCTCTGATACTAAGATCGTAGTTAGTAAATCTAACGACATTATCAACCCTTATGGCGGTACAGACGGTGACGTGTCACTTGCTCTGAGTCGTAACCGTATGGGTACAATGACTATCTCCCTACAGAGAACATCTGAGGCTAACGAAGTACTAGCTACTTACGCACAGACAATGTACTCTACTCGTCAAGTTGCCTTCCCTGTTTACCTGGAAGATCCACGCGGATACTACATCAGCACGATTGGATGGATTCAGTCACAGCCAGACGACACAATGGGTGATACCATCACTACAAACGATTGGGTTATTGGTTTGAAAGATGCTTCCCTGCTACGCAACACTGCAACGCTAGGTTTGAGTGTCCTAAACTCAATTACTGCCCTGACAATCGCATAAAAAGATTGACTTTAATTTCCATCTGGGGTAACATATCTGTGTTACCCCTTTTTTATTAACTAAGAGAAAAATATGCAAGTTGAAGAAAATGTTATCGCACAATACGCGAAACCAGAGGTTAAGATTGAACTTGAGTTAGATTCAGGACGTAAAGTAGGTTTCAGGATTATTCGCTGGAGACCTTCTAAAGTCTTTGACCGAATCCCTGAGTACGGCAGTATTTTTGCTGTTCCTATGGTGATGTATGGTACAGCCGAGGATCTTGCCGGAGAAGATTATGAACAGAAGATTGCAATGTCTCTGATTCAGCTTTTCTCGGGACTAGAGCAACGTGTTCTGTCTGACCTGTTGAAAGATATCTTAGACGAAACCTACACAGAAGACAACGTTTCTGTTGTAGAAAAATTTGAAGAATTGTTTATGTTACACCCTTACCTTGTAGTTGATTTAGCAGCAAAGGTTCTTGAGGTGAACTACGGCCCTTTTTTCAAACGCGGTTTCGGAAAACTGTTAACCCAATTTCAAACCGTGCAGACGCTGAACAACAGCTAAATCCAACGATAGCTAAGGCTATTGCCATCGCGGAAGAAACCACTAGCTTTCGCTGGTGGGATTATCTGCTCTACAGAATCACAACAAAAACGTCAGAAACCCTCTACACGCTCGATAAGTATAATGTGGATTACTTACTCAAGCAAGCTGAGATCATTGATTACGAAGATTATATCAGTGCCTTGCACAGAAAGGACTTCGATCAGAAAGATGAAGCTCGTCGTAAATGGGATATGTTCAACAAGAAATAATCTATGCCCTTGCTAGCCAAGGGCTTTGCGAGGTAAAATGGCGGGATCGTCGTTAAATACACAGAAGTTAACAAACGTTGTAGATTTCAAAGTAGATAAAAGATCTTTCAACGCTGCCAAGAAATCTCTTGAGGATCTAAAGAAGTTCTCTGAGGGTATCAAACCTTCGATTAAGATGACTCAGACCAAGAAAGATTTCAAGGAAATGGAAAAGTATGCTAAAAGCATTGCTAAGCATATGGAAAATGCAAGAAAAGGCGGCGCTGGTGGAAGACCTCCTGTACCCCCTGTCCCTCCTGCTGGAGGCGGTGGTCGTAGAGGTGGTGGTTCTGGCGGGGCTGGAGGTGGTCGCGGAGGAAGAGGCGCAGGCGGTGGACGTGGTGGAGCAGGTGGCACTCGTTTAGATACTGCTCAGTTAAGACGTGAGAACTTTAACTTTAGAGCAGGTCAGTTTGGTAACGTCTCTAGGCAGGATCGTGAAGCTGCAACTAAAGCCGTTAACGATGTAACCAAAGCTTATGAAGAGCAGAGAATCAGTGCTTCCAGGATGAACCAAGTTATCGCACATCAGCTAAGTGAACTTCGTCAGAAGAATCGCCTGGCAATGCAAGACCTGGAAAACCAACGTAAGAGAATGCGTTTACTTGAGACTGAGGCTCGTCAGGAAGATGCGCGTAGAGATAGACAGAGACGCCAAGAAGAAGCCCAAGCTAAACGTCAGAGGGAGAGGGATGCCAGAGACGCTAGACGTAGAAGAGAAGAACGTAGAGACAGATTTACAAGAGCAGGCTTAGGCTTAAGTCCTGGTTTGCTTCTGGGAGGTGTAGCTGGCGCAGCCGCTATTCAAGGTATCTCTCGTATCAAAGGGAACCTTTCAGACTCTGCGGATCGTATCAACTACGTAGGTCAAGCTGCCAAGAACATCGAAGTTAACCCTAACGTAATTCAAGCATTAACAGCTTGGGGCCAGAATAACGGTGTTGATTCTGCAAATATGACCAAGAGTGTTGACCAGATTAAGGATATCCGTGAAAAATTAGCATCATCTGTAACCACATCCGAACTGAATAAGAAAGGAGAGTGGACTAAGGGTAATGCTGGTGTAAACGAGATTATGAACCAGTTTGGTTGGAACCTTGATGATATCAAATCTATGCAGCACAATCCAATTGACTTCTTACAATCCGTTGTAGGTGCTGGTCAACAAAAAGGGTTGAGTGATGGGCAGATTGGTAACTTACTGGAAAACTTAGGTGATGACCTTTCACACTTTGTTCGTGCCTTTAAGAATAACGGTCAAGAGATCCTAGATGCAAGTGCAGGATTAGTTAAGTCTGGATCAAACCTTACCGATAGTCAAGTTGATGCAGCCCATAGATATGTTACTATGGGACAGACAATGGATAAAATCGAAGAAGGGCTTAGCAATAAGTTCCTGGATGGTTTTGTTTCTAGTTTAGACCCTAAAGTAATGGATGAATTCCAGCAGCACATTAAAAACCTCGGGCCTTCTATTGATGGTCTAGGGAAGTGGCTGGGAGATATTGTAAACTACGGTGCGGGATTCTCTAACTGGTTATCAACCTTTAATGAGAAGTTCAACTACAAGCCAGATGGAACTCAAAGAACACCAGGCGAAATCTACGGTACAGATCCACGCCCTAGCTCAGGCAATGCCATTGCAGATGCTTACGGTACGGGAATGGGAGATGGAAGTCCTTCGTTCTTGAAGCGCTGGGCTAATGACCTCGGGTGGATTGATCCTGTAGGCTTGAATACTGCTCCTATTTCAGATATTGGTCAAGGATATAAGTACGGTTCACTGAATCAGTCTGTGTCCCAGCAGCAACAGTCTGTTAATATGGGTGGTGCTCCTATCATCAATATTCCTTCGGATATTGTTCGTGTAGAAGTAACTCCAAGTTCTACCTTCGGAGATATCTTGGACGTAAAAATCCAAGACAGTCAGAGGTTTAACCACAACTCTCTGATTCGAGATATCTCGTCTTCAAACAGTAGCAACTGACATAATCCCCTTCTCTTCGGAGTTGGGGATTTTTTATTATCCTTTGACTACGAGAGTTATATATGCTATCATAGATCCCCCTTACCGAAAGTTCTTTACTTTTTAATGGTAAGATGTTATGATAAAGGTAGGATAATTGCGAGGATCTAATATGGCAGCACCAATCACACAGGCAGTAGGAACGCCAACAAATACAAATAAATCTGTAAACAGCCGAACTAATGTAAACTCAAACTCTCAAGTGAAAGGTGAGAATGGATTTTGTATCTTGGCTAGTTTATATAACACAGCCAGCGATAGTTTCATTCAGAACTACCAGGCAATTGTTTTCGATGCAGTAACCAATACTCACGTTACACATCAGGCAGAAGTTTCATCTTACGCTATCGAAGCTAGCAGTAAGACAAGTAGTAGCAACTCCAGCACGGATCAAGATAACTCAAAAAGCAGCGAAGTTAGCGATCACGTTCAGATTAAAAACACTAAGATTGATATCTCTGGTGTAATCAGTGAAACACCTATTCAGTTAAAGAAAGACCTTCTGTACAGCGGTCAGCCAAAAGGCGACAGGGTAAGTCAGGCAATCACATATCTTACAAAGATTATGGAAGCAAGACAACCAATCACTCTCCTTACAGAACATAAAGTTTTTAAAGATGTTGTTCTTATTGGGGTAGATTACGCTTATAAGTCAGAATATGCAATGCAATTTGATCTTAACTTCGAGCAGGTGAGGCTTGTAAAAGGTGCCACAGTTAACGCTATTGCAGTCAAAACAGCATCAACATTAAATACAGGTAAGCAGGTTAAGAAAGCAGTATACAAACCTACTAGTGCCGACCTTGAACAGAGAATCCAGAATCAAGCTGGTGGATCAAATAACAAGACGGGGTAATAATGGCAGTAACAAATAACATCACAACGTTCGCTGAAACAACCAGGAACGACACAGGGAACAAAGGATACGATAGAGTATTCATTGACTCTGACACAGGATATACTGCTTGGGCATTACAGACACTTCAACACACAGATCACACTTACACAGTAACGCTTGATGGTGTGGATTACGATATCAGAATCCGATGGAATACACGAGATGAATCTTGGCAGTTATTCTTCGGGCCTTCTGGTGACGAAGCTGTAATTACCTTTAAAGCGACAAACGGATTAGATCTTCTTGCTCCTTACAAATACTTAGAGGGAGTACCAGATGGTCAACTCTATATGGTGGACACAGTAAAGATCAACGGTAGACCAGACTTTTACAGTACAGGTATTGATAAAAGATATTGTCTTATGTACGTTGACGCAGTACAGGATCAAGACTAATGCCAGATATTCAAACTAACTCTGTGCCTAACTTTAATCACAGTTACAAACTTCTGATTGGTCAGGCAACGGATACGTCAAAGAAGACTAACGCCAACGGTACGTTTACTTCTAAGATTGACTTGGACACAAAACTAGCTTCTACTAAAAAGTCCAGCGGGACAATGAAGCTATTAACAGAACATCAGATTACTTTCAGCATCAAGAAAGATAATAACAAAGATCCAAACAAAGGATCAATCGTTATTTACAACCTATCTGATGACACAGTAAACTACATCAACAACAGCATCCGTAACAACTTGGCAGTAGCACTCGCGGTTGGATATCAGGGACAAGAAGAAGTCCTTATTTTCATCGGAACAGTGCAGTGGGTTAGTGATGTTTGGAAAGGAACTGATAGGTTAACAGAACTGCATTGCGTAGATGGAGGTATTAATATCTCCTTGGCAAATACTAGCAGAAGTTATCCTAAAGGAACAAAGATCTCTAAGGTGATTAAAGATATCGCCGGAGACCTCGGTACTAACTCAGGTAACTTGAGTATTGACAGTGACGCAGCAATTTCAAGTGCTAGTCATATGTGCGGAAACTCTTCTGAGTACTTAGAAGGACTGTGTAAAAGTATCGATCATAACGTCTCCATCCAAGACGGATCAGTTTATATCACACCTAGATCCCAGAGACAAGAAAAGAGAAGTGCTTACATCAGTCCTGAAACGGGTTTGATTGGAAGCCCACAACCATTCCACAACGATATTAAACCTGCTAAGAAAGTTACCAAAAGCACATCCAAGAAAGCCAAAAAGCCTACCGATGGTGTAACATTCAAGTGTCAGATTAATGGGAACATTCTACCAGAGAAAACAGTGTACCTCAAGTCAAGAGCCTATGACGGTTACTTTAAAGTGGTCACTGTGACGCATACTGGAGACTATGAAGGGAAGGATTGGATCTCTGAGGTTGAAGCAGTTTCTGTTTCCGGTATTATCAGCAAAACAGTTAAGACGGAGTAATAATGGATTCCTTAAACATTGTCACAGCGCTTCGTGGCTTGATTAAGAACCAGATCTCAGAAGTGCATACATCTCTCCCTGTGCGTGTCACAGGGGTGGACTACGATGCAAAAACAGTGGTATTGGAATCTGTTGTCAAGAACACAAAAGATTCTGACAATGAAATCAACTATCCGACATTCTATGACGTGCCAATGGCAGTTAATGGAGGAGGGACAGGAAGAATTTCATTTCCAACTAAAAGCGGAGATCTCGGAGTACTAATCTTTTCTGAAAGGGATGCATCAAACGCATTGCAGACAGACGGTAGTACTGCTTCAAGCGCTACACTAAATCAACCGTGTGGACTTTATCCTATTGCATTCATTCCCAAGATTACGATGGGAGGAGACTCTTCTGAGGCTCTTGATCCAGATAAGGTTGTTATCAGCAACAACAAACAGACTTACGTTTCATTGTCACCAGATGGTGAGATTGAAGCAAAGAATGCTCAAGGAATGTCTGTCAAGCTGACAACATCTAGCATTCAGCTTACAGACGGAACCGGAACTTTATCTCTTACTGGAGGTAACTTAACATTCAAAGGTGGCACTGTCAATATCAATGGACTAACAATTGATTCGTCAGGTAACATCAAAGATAGCAACGGTATCGGTCTGAATACGCATACTCACCCCGTAGTAGGAGTACAGACGGGTAGTAGCACGGTTAATACTAGCACAGCAAAAGGATAATCATCAATGGGGATTGCCTTTGATTTGAAGTTGGATACTTCCAACGATATCACGATTGGAGATACAGGTGATTTAGTACTAACTACCAAAAGATCCGAGATGTGTATGCAGACGCTGAGTATCACCTTGAATACATTTCAGGGTGAATGGTTTCTGAATACAAACTTCGGTATTCCATATATTCAACAAATTATTGGCGTTGCGAGGAAGAAAGAGTCAGTAGACAAGATCTTCTTAGCAGCCTTGGCTGATAATGACTATGTGGATTCTATTGTTAGTTATACATCTTCATTTGACAGAGACAACAGATACTATAGTATCCAGGCATCTGTTCAGGTGGCAGAGGAAGTGGTTTCAACCACGTTTAGTACACGTCCTTCTGACGAATATTATTACCCAACTCCTAGCACAGAATCAACAGTTACTTGTTCTAAGTACACGCTGGAGCCATTCGCAGGCGAACTGTATTACTTCGAGAACATCGACGGTCTACCTTTCAACACTTACGCTACGTGGTGGAATGAATGGTCTGGATCAGAGATTACTGAGATTGTATACGTCACTGACGAACAAGGTCAAGTGTTGCTTACAAGCAGCGGCGCAAACTTGGAAATCACAAATTAATAAAAGGGGGCTTCCCCCTTATTTTAAAAGGAACCTATAATGGCTTCATCAGTAAGAATTTCACAGCTACCGGAGTCAGGAAATCTAGCCGATTCAGATTACCTCCTGGTAGAAAAGACAGATAGAACAACAAAAACATCTATCGGTTATATGATCACTAACCTTAAGCTAGCCAAGCTGACAGATTATAGTGTAAACGCCGGGGCAGGACTCATTGGCACAACCGCAGGGACGACAGTACAGGCGGCTATCACAGCACTACAGAGTGCAGATAAAACTCTCACAGACAGTCTTAGCGCTCTCGCTACCCGAGTAAAGACTAACGAGACAGATATCAGCACACTAAAAGCTAGCACGTCTTCAACCTCAAGCTCACTTAGCAACCTAATGAGTCGTGTTGATAGTGTAGAATCTTCCGTCACGACATTATCAGATGCAAGCGTACAGCAACAATCTGATATCGTTGATATCAAGAGTAACGTATCCGACCTTACTTCCAAGACAGATACAACCAATAGTGACGTAGCAGCCGCAGTAGTTAGAATTAGCACTCTAGAATCTGGTCTGAGTACAGCAAACGGTAACATCTCAACTGTAACCGACAGTGTAACAGCTATTCAGGATCGTCTTGTAGAGGTAGGCGAGTTGGCGGAGTACAAGATCACAGATACAGAAGGATTCCAGATCTACAAAAGCGGTGCTATGACTGCTTGGGGAAGAGTAGTACCTACTTCTGGACTGACAGATGTAACATTCAGTAGAGAGTTTTCTACAGCCCCTGTGGATATCCAGCTTACACCAGAAACAACCTCAGACACAACAAATCTTACTGCTGTCTCTCTGGTAACAGATAGTGTTACTACTACAGGATTCTCAGTGAGAACATTGGCATTTGGAGGAAGCTCTGTAGCAGAGTCCACCTCACCTTTCCGCTGGAAAGCTGCATATACTCCGACAGGGACATTAGTACCTACAACATAAGGATTGACTTTTTAGGACAAGGATGTTATCATACAGGTTGACAATAATGAGAAAGTTTTTAATTGGTATGTTTTGTACCTACCCAGGAAATAAAGTCAGCAGTACAAAGGTCTGGAACTTCATCGGACTTTCTGTAATGACAGGAATGTTTATTTATCTGGGCATCAAGAAGGACATTCCTGAATGGATGGGATGGACTTACGTATTTATGATTACTCCATCGAGACTTATGAGAAACCTTGTTGATCTACGCTGGGGTAGAGTGTCACCTTCTAAAGGAGAAGATTAATGGCAGATTATGGCTTAACAGACGCAGGATTTGTAATTCCTACGTTCGATAATATTTTAGATCGTTACGTTACCGCATTGCAGAATACTTTCGGTAGCGATGTAGCAACATCCGAAGATACTGTCTTTGGACAACTGTTCCGCATCATTGCATACACAGATTACACCCTTTGGGAAGGAATGCAAGGTGTTTACAACACCCAAACTCTGAACGGAGCCGAAGGTACATATTTGGATGATCTGTTTGCTAAGAGGGGGTTAACCCGTCAATCAGCAACCGCTGGTAGTGGATTTGTATACGTTAAGTCTACAAGTAAAGCCCTATGGACTGCTTCTCTGGACACAGATACATATTTCACAGCAGATAATGACCTGTCTTACTATGTCTCTTCAAAGACTTTGCTAAACGCTTCCGTTGCAGCCTACACATTGACAAAGGCCCAGGCAACAAGCGCAGCAGAACAGATCACATTCTATATGCAGAACACGCTTGATGGTGGTTTGAACTCTACAACACTAACTACTTCATCAAACACATTTATGACAGATCTAGTTACCTTTATTCAAGGGAACGTTACCTCTGCCGATAAAAACTTGGTGAGCACAAAAGACAGCACACTGTATGTTGGATTCAATAGCTCAGACTACTCTAATCCAGTAGGCTTGTCAACAGCAACTAAGTTTTATGCTTCTGTAAGCGTAGGTACGAAGTGGAGCCTGATTCCGGTATCAGCATCTGAGAAGGGATACAATCCAGTTAGTACAGGGAGTATTACAGGTATTTCTTCTACCTTCACAGGATACTCTGCCACAGGTAACTTCTCTCCTTTCAGTTCAGGAACAGATGTAGAAACCGATGCTGAATTCCGTTCTCGTTTCAACGATAACCAAGACGAAGCAAACGCTGCAACAAGACCTGCTATTATCTCAGCACTGCTAAACGTGCCTGGTGTTACTAAGGTAAGGGTGTACGACAACCCAACTTCTGTAGATCAGGATTATGCACCAGCATTCACCTTCAACACAATTGTGTATGGTGGAGATGCAGAAACGGTAGCCAGAACTATCTACGAGAAGAAACCAATTAACACTCTGACCTATGGTACTGTCGCAACGACTATCACCACAGAAGATGGTGGAACGGAGATCATCAAGTTCACGCCTGGTAGCACTAGAGAGTACTCTGTTAAGCTTGTTTACACTACAACCTCTGGTAAAGTGTTAACTACTACTGAGAAAGCTAATATTACCACAGCATTGAAAGACCTGGAAGCTTATTTTGAGATTGGTAGTAAAGTAACCAACGATCAGATGAAAGGTGTTATTTACAATGCCCTAGACTTTGGACGCTTGACTTACCTTGCTGTTTATGTTAAACTAAGTAGTGAAGATGATGGAAGTTACAGTAACGGGGATATCGAACCTGCTTACAGTGTTGTACCATCGTTCGACACAAGTAACATCTCTTACGAATATAAGGACTAAAAATGACTACCAATGTTGACCACGTAACTCTGTGGACGGACATTGTAGCTGACGTTAAAGATTTACTTATCGAGGATTTTAAGTCTTCTGAGAATATTGTCAAGTTAACTTACGTAATCTCAGAGTCAAAGGCGAAGATAGATCAGGCAATGATCTATCTAGCCAAATATAGACTTATCAGCACTGCAACAGGTGCTTACCTTGATGAACTTGGAAAACAGTTAGGCGTAGACAGACAGGACTCTAATGACGATGAATACCGTGCTGTCTTACAAATCCGTGCATACCGAGTCACTTCGGCAGGTAGCCGACCTAACATTATCGAAGTATTCTCTCGTTTTACGGGATTAGAATCGACCGAGGTAAATACCTACGTAGGCTTACAAAAGTCCTTTGATATTGCATTCTATAGTAGCTGTTTAAATGAGTCAGTTGCAGTAGAAGAATTAGAAAAGCTATTCCCTGTTGTATCTTCTTACAGACTATTAAGTAAGGGTGGTACACCTTTTATCTTCGGTAGCATTTACGATGACACAGATGTTAGTCCAGACGGTGATAACGGTTTTGGATCTTTAACAGATAGCCAAAGTAAAGATTATGCCGCAGGTTACGGGGGGAGATTAGCTTCCCTGTTAGCCGCCACTAAGTGAGGATTTTAAATGGCTGCACCAACTTATTACCCTATCTGGTCTGCTGTAGATCAAAATCTACCAGCCACAGGCGAACCAAATAAGGAAAGACCAAAGACAACCCTAAGAAACATTGGTTGGGATAAAGGTCAAATTCCTTCGGCAGAAGAAATGAACTGGATGATGAATAATATTTATCTCTGGATCAAATACTTCGATTCCGAACTTATTCCCGTAGGATTAAGAAACGATAATACCAAAATTACACTTGCGGGTGAAGTTACGGGTACTGCAACATTCTCCGGCACTAATGAGTTATCAATCACGACTACTGTAGCTGCCTCTAGCACAGCTTCTAGCGCTAACACACTTGTCAGACGTAACTCAGATCAGTCAATTCGTGGGGGAGATCTATACTCGTACGCAACAAACTCCTCAGACAGCGCAAGCTTGTTCTTAGTAGATCCTAGCGGAGTTGAGTTTGGTGAAATGAGTGCCGCGCCTGGCGCAGCCGGAGCAGTATTCATCCTTAGTAAAAACCCTGTAAACGGTGCTGTAGTTTCTTCTATCTACCTACAGTCCGGCTATATTACTCTTACGGCTCCTCGTAGCGCTAGTGGACAGGAAACTACAGGTTCTGCTTTAGTTCGTTACGATACATTCAGTGCTAACGTTTCTAACTTGCAGAATAGTATTAACACAGTTAACTCTAACCTGTCAAACTCTATCAACAGTAATGTAAACAACCTATCTGCTGCTATCAATCAGTTGAGAACAGATGTTGCGAGAACATACATCACCAATATTCGTCTTGTCAACAGAGCAGGATGGGAAGTAGGTGGTGATGCATACGAGTATGCTAACGGCTATGTTGTTACAACAGGTGGAGACTTTGGTGCTTCAAACGGTTACTACTTAGGTAGACAGCTACAGTATCAAATCAACGGAAACTGGTTTACAGCCAACTACGGATAATCTATGTATACTAACTTCCAGTTATATACCCCTATAGACCCCTTTTTAAGGGGTTTAAAGGAAAACAATAACATTATGTTTGTTAAAGATGATGCAGGAAATGACTATTACGAGTTAGCTCCCACATTATCAAAAGATAAATACACAATTATGTTATGCAAGAATAACATTGTCAGAAGTTTTGGGAAAGACCCAATTGCTTTATTTCCTGTAATTGGTGGAAACATCATCCAAGTAGATGATATGGGAGACGTAAGCTATTTATACACATACCACCCTGAGACAAAAACATTTTCACCCTTCATCCCTAAACCATCTTTAGATAAGTTACTTAAGCAACTCAAGGTAGCTGAGATTAAGAAGGAGTTAGGGGATTCCTCAGTTGACCAAGAGATTACATCTCTTAAGAGACAGATTGTAGATATTTCATAAGGAGATTGTAATGAACTGGAGCGACATTTGGGGCATTGCAAAAGACGCAATAATTCCTCTCGTAGGGATTATCGGGGCTTTCTTTAAACAGAAAATCGATAAGCTTGAAGAAGATATCGAACAGGCCCAAGATTCATACAGAGAGTTAGAAAAGAAAGTTGTGTTTGTCGAATCAACTTATGCTACCAAAGCTGAGTTAACTCAAATGCTAAACCAGATCAACTCAACCTTGATGAACAACAACACGACATTGGAGCAAAAAATCGAGAAGATTATGGATCTTAAGAATGCTCCAATCAAACTTATGCTTGAAGAAGTTTATAAGCGTCAACGTACTAAGGATAATTAATGGCTACTAGCTTCCCAACATATCCGTCAACTACCTTTGAGCAAGCCGTTGAGCTTGCTATTTTCTCTGCAAACCAACTGCACAACGTTATTAACGGCGATGCAACGTCAACAGTAGAAAGTGAAGACGGTGATATTCCATCGCTGAGATATGCGTTGGTTAACAACTTCTATTTCCGTTCCCCTATTGCCTGGGCAGAGGGTAACACTGCTGTAGTATTCAACCAGCTTTACTACTTCACGTCTTTAAATGACCGTGTATCTGGATTATACTACGCTCCATCAGCTACTGCAACCAATCCAGTGACATTGGGAACTACGCCTATTGGCGATCCTAACTTCGTCCTGTACACTGCTACAGCAAATATTAAACCTCTTCCTTTTGCAAAGGATAGAGAGATCTCTGCATATGGACGTATCTACTACAAAACCAATGACAGAGGAATCGATAGCTCATATACCTACATCGGTACAGCTATCCCTTACGTAACTACCGCAGATTCCCCTGAATCAGATCAGAGTGGTATTTGGTCAGCATCAAACCCTACGGGTATTTGGCTAAAGCTGGGTGAAGCAAACTCATACGATCTTTTCTCTGCTAAAGACGGTGAGAAGTACATCGGCAGCGCTGCTAATATTGCAGATCTTCGTACTATTGAGCCAACTGTTCAAGGCCAACGTGTTTGGTTGAGAGAGTATGCATCAAATACGGGACGTGGACAAGGTTACTTCATTTACAACGCCAATGACACTACTTCGGTAGATGACGCAGGCTACTACGTTGTAACCGCAGGTGGCAAACGCTGGAAACGTGACTTGGAGCCAGAACAACTGCTCGTAACGCACTATGGTGCTCTTATGGATGGTACTACTGACGATATGCCTGCTTGTAAAAGAATGTATATCGGGACACGTAACCTGGGTACAGCAAATGCTATCGGTATTCGTCTGCCAGCAGGTAAGATCGCACTGAGAAGTACTTTCGATGAAAGTAAATCTACAGAACAACCAATTTTCTCTATCAAAGGCCCAGCCGTTGATTACGGGGTAAACCCTAAAGTTCAGGTATTCTTCCTGGATAAAACTTCTACTACACCTGTATTCCAAGTGAATGCTCGTCGTACCGAGGTAACTGGTTTGCACCTACAGGGTGCCGGAACAACCACGCCATTCTTTAAGAACCTGTGTCCAGCAGGTCAGTACTACCGTGTTAAGAACATTCGTTGTAACAGCACTGGTGGTATGGTATTTGATCTATTAGATACGATTGACACAGCATTCGAGCAGATCTATTGCTACAGCATTGCTGGTGGATTCCTTCGTGCCGGATGGACAAACACAAAAACAGGTGCGTGGGATCACTCAACGGCTATTGAAATCTCAAACTCAAACTTCTCCAGCGGGAAGAATATTGAGGCTATCACAGCAATCCGTGCTGGTCAATGTATTATGCGTAATACTTGGTTCAGTAACAATGCCTACACCTTTGATATCTCTCAAGGTGGTTGGCTGCTTGATACTGTGATTATGGAGAACAGTACTTACCCAGCTAAAACTCAGTATGCTAAGATCATTCAGATCAACTGTCGTTTCGCACAAGGTGCGACAATGGATGATACCCTATCTGGTTACACTAAGGATATGGATTTAGTTAACGGTGGTAGCGGTAACATTCCTTCTTGGGTAGGTAACGCCTATGACCAAGGTAATGTGCGTATCAATCTGTTAGGTAACTTCTTCGACTCACCATTAGCCGCAAGATTCACCTACTCTGAACAGATGCTGGACAATGGAAACAGCGCAGCCACTTGGTTTGACTGTGGAAGAATTGTTCTTCAAGGTCTGAACAGAACTGCTCATATCAAAGTAACAGGTATGCGTGGATGGGATTCAGTTAGTGATGGGCCTAAAGTACCAGGTCACACAGCCTTTGGTGGTGGTGAAGCTAACATTTGGTATGAACTGAAATATCCAAATAGTTCAAGCAGTACTGCTGGTCAGTTGCACTGGTCAGGGACAGATGGTTGTCCAGTTATTGCAGTTAAATATGTACACACTTGGCAGAGTATTCGCCTGTATGTGCAGTTAGCCGCATACGCACAGCATTGTAACGTGTTTATCACGATGAACGGTACAGTACGTATCGCAAGTGGTACTCCAGCATATACTGTGTGGTCTGGTGAGGAAATCTCAGAAGCCGAACTTAACGCAAAAACCAACTTGGTGACTGCTGCTGCAAGATGGTCTATCAACAAAGGTGATTACAACGGTCACGGTTTTGGTATGGATCTGGATGCAGGTATGCTTCAATACCACGGAACAACAGTTGCAGATTCTGCTTCTACCTTCCTGCCTATCTATGTAAACGGATCTCAGTTGAACGTAGCACTAAACCCGCTAACGTCTTCACTGCGTATCCCACGTTACACGGTAGCAACAATGCCTTCTCCATCAGCCAACGTATACGGTATGGTGGTGTGTACAGATACCATTCTGTCACCTCCAAACCAGCTTATGTGGAGCGATGGTATCAGATGGATTGCCGCAGGCGGTACGATTGCCTGGAAATAAAAAAGGAGCCGAAAGGCTCCTTTTCTTTTATACGATGTACAAACCTAAACTTTCTTTGTTAAAGAGCGGTTCGTTTGTTTTATACTTAGACAGATCTTCCAAACCTTTAATGTTCTTAGAGATCTTAATCTGCTGAGCAGCAATCTCGTTATTGGCTTTGTTAATACCTTCTGCTAACTGATCACGCTGATACTCAACATCGCGGAAGCCGTTAAACTTGAGGCTTTCCAGGGAACGACCATCTTCACCCAGCACACGTTCAATCTTGAAGCAAGAGAACGGATGTAGATCTTCACGGATGATGCGACTACCGTTACTCACCTGCCGGATACCAGACACTTCTTCAATATCCCGCATAGAGATATAATCAGAAATACCATTCTCCACATTCAGGCCCAGAGCCTGCAATGCCACCATAGTTTCTTTCGCACGATTAATCTTAGCCATCTTCTTTCTCCTCTTCTTGTTTAAGCAGTATTGCTTCTTGTTGAAATGAATATTACAGCAGTAGAGATATCACGTCAACATTTATTTCAGACAAAAGAAAAGGAGCCTTTCGGCTCCCTTATTTCCCTTATAAATCAATCACTTAAAAGGGGATCTCATCATCGAAGTCAACCGGAGCATCTGGCGCTGGCTCAGGATCTTTCGGCGTAGTGGTAGCAGGCTTATTAGCCGCTGGTTTAGTTTCAGTCTTAGCTGGAGCATCAACTTTACCACCTGCCTTAACAAAGGCCAACACTTCATCACTCACTGCCAGGATAGGCTTAGCTGAATCAATCAGAGACTGAACAGTAACAGCACCTTCTGCATCACGAGTAGCATTCAGAATAGCGTGACCTACAGAAGCGCCAGTATCGTAGTCAGAAATATCGACACCACGTTGCAGAGCAACCTCGGTTTTCATCTGGACAGTGGCTTCGTGAACCAGTTTAGCCAGAGAAACAACATCACCTTCAACACCATTACGTTGTAGATACAGAGCGCCGTTTACAGCGTGACCTGCTTCCATACCGGAATTATCTTTCTTCCAAGTACCTTTACCTGCTGTCTGATTGCCTGCCGCTGGTTTGTTTGCTGCTGGAGCAGCCTGAACACCATCAGTAGACAGGATACTGATCTTACCTTTAGAGGAGTTGTAATAGGTTTTACCGTTCCACTCACTTACTTTCAGATCCATAGCCACTTCAACACCACGCTCAATAGTAACCCAACGCTCAGGAGCATCGCCTACTGCTGCTTTAACTTGCAGGTTTTCGTGTTCTGGGTGAAGCTTAACTTCACCGAGGCCAATCCACTGACCAGCATCGTCACGAGAAGCACCTTTCTCTTTCAGAAGAATAGAGGCTTTGTGAGTAGATTCAATTTTCTTATCTGGCTGACCAGCTACTTTAATGTAGGAAGTTTTCATTTCAGGGAACTTGTCGAGTTTGACAAATTCAACCACGCCTTCTGCAAAGAATACTTCTTTCTTAGTGCGACGATCGATTTCTGATTTGATTACTGCTGACATATTGTATATCTCCTATATGAGTTCTTATTTAATGTAATGTTTCTGCTGCAAACGTTCTAAGACGTAGTGCTGCATCTCGGGGAAGAAGAAACTTGTTTCCGCTGAAATCCATTCCTAATTCTCCAGTTGGAAGATGAACAAAGTTAAAATGTTCATCCCCTAATACTATGCGTCTACCTGTGTTCTTATTATCAAGAACATCTAAAAGATGATCCTGAAAACGTCGAAACTCTTTCAGATTAACAGTGAAAGAGACAGTCTCACGTTTACCGATGTGAGTATTAATCTCAACCACTGTTTTCTCATTATGAAAACGCTTTACCTTCAAGTAGAACCTGTTGTTCATCATCGTGTCTTCACTAAGGAAGATTTCGGAGGCTTCTTCAAAGAAGTTTGTTCGTACTTTAACGAGAGGTTTTTTCAAAGCTGTTGTCATTGCGAATCCTTACTATATCAAAATACTGCTACTGTGTCAACTAAAAGTTGAAAACATCTGGACTTTCTTTGCCATCCCGCTCCAAGAAGTCAAAGCCCAAGTCTGCATTCACTTTTACTGTGGTGAAGCTTGGTGCAACAGAGACAAACTTAGCGAAGGTATAGCCAGGAAACTTACCAGCAATCTTGCGAATATGTTTAGTGTTCTCGTCTACATCATCTGCTAGGATGATCACTTTGTCCAGTAGAGTTTTCATAAACTTAGGTGAAGGATGGAATTGACTACCATCATAGTAGATCTCACAGATCGAACAACTGAAATGACCTGTATAAGGGAACGAACAATATTCATCCATAAACATAATATTGAACGTCTTACCTTCATAATCAAACTCAAAGACAGCCAGCAGGTCTGTAATACCCTCGTAATCTTCGTCTACGGCACTCATAGAGCGTACACGGTTAAAACCTAGCAAAGATATGGCTGCTTGTCGTAAAGCGTCAGAGGACAGTTCAGGGGCTTTCAGATAGATATCGATATCTGAGCACTCATTACCCATCCACCAATCACGAGGCGCACCGCCTGCAATGATAGCGTTAGGATCGATCTTTTTAATACGTTCCAATACTTCTTCACCTAAGCGTCTCTCAGCGTGACGATTCATTATCTTACCTCCACGGTCACGTTCATACCTTCTTCGCTGAACTCTTCGTTCATCAATTCAGTGAAGCACTGAGTGAGCATTTCACTAAGTCCAGCAACAATCTCCTCGTGAGTTTGACCGTCTGCAATACGTGCATCATAGCCTTCTTTAAGACCTGGATTTGACAGATCAATTTCTAAGTGGGCGATCAGTTTTAGTTGGGTAATCATTTTTGCTCCTTGGATAAACAATAAATAGTGTAAGGTGTCTGCATAACATACAGATCTTCGTAAACATCACCAATAACCACTCGAACACGAGTGCTATCAGAGTTCTGCTGCTGTTGTGCATACAGAATCGTTTGTTCATTGATAAGAACAGTTTCACCGCTCAAGCGGGTAAGCAAGATCATATTAAATCCTCTGAATCTTAACTGTAATCACATACAGGGGAGAGTCTTGTCCCATAATACGCTCTACACAGTTTGGTTTGTGAACAATATCGTAAACAACATACTCTTGATCATTGATGATCATAGATTCATTCTTACGCGGAATAGGTGGCACATAATACTTGCTTGAACGCTGGTAGTCAATAACACCAGCCTTATATTCTTCATACTCAACACGAACAGCAGCCATTATACTTCCTCCCAGCCTTCTTTTGGATTGCCAAAGCGATCCGTTGGTTCGTCACAATAACAACCACAGCACTTGCAGCAACCACAGGAGTAAGTATCGTCCCAATCATCTTCAAAGTCGTCAGAATCATACTCAGATCGCTCAGAGTCAGTAAGTTCATACCACTCGTCAGTACCCATTTTGACAACACGGTAATCATCAGAACGACCTTGCAACATTTCTTCCAGTTCTTCACCGAAGCACATTACATCATCAGGCCACACAATCAGATCTTCACTACTAATCATTACTCCACCTCCAGAATAATTAGGTTAGAACGGTTACGCCAGGATCTTTCATCCCACTCTGTCTTTTCCTTCTTGGCTTTGTCGAGACTAGAGAAGTAACGACTATATGAAGAAATGGTAGAAATACCGTCTTCATCATCGCGACTGAAAATTACTTGATAAATTGTCTGCATATCTTCCTCCATTAAAGGGCCGAAGCCCTTATTCATCATCTTTGATATAGAATACACAACCTATCACAAGAATAGCAAGCATCATCATATCAAATATTGTTAGTGCGGTTTGTCTGTCCATTAGTGACACTCAGCCCAATTTCTGCCCACATCATAACCAGCCGTTAATTCTACATTCAAACCGTAGTAACGTCCAGCCTCTGTTACAGCAATAACTGTAAGTTCACCAGCACGAGAGTAAGCACTGAAATAACCACCACGAGGAGACGGATGCAGGTTAGCCCACTTACGACCTTCCTTCTCTTCAAGTTCTGCAAGAAGTTGCTTAGCTCTCTTCTCACAAGCTTTATCGATAGCAGCCTGCTCCTTCTCGTCTTCTACTTTCACCCAGCCTAACTCTTCTGGACGCCACCATTTGAACTCTACGAGTTCCTTGGACACCTCTACTTGGGCTTCATCGTGGTAAGCAATCATCTGTTGGGCGAACTTCATATTCTTCCAATCATCAACAAAGAAGTCACACAGCAAACCTTCTTCTTCAATGTAGTCATCATACAGCACCATTGCACGTTTAGCACAAATAACACCGCCTGATTGGAACAATGAGTTCAGGATTGCGTGAGCAGAACGGGTAGGTACTTTACGTCCATCAATGCCAGGAACATAAGTCTTACCTGTTGCTGTCCAGTATGCCGACAGTTTTTCTTTCAGATCTGCTAGTGGTTTAGCTGCTTCCCAGAAACCGCCGAACACGAGTTCACCAGTGTACAGGTCACTACCGATTGTCTTAGCAACACGAGCCGCCTGACTGCCGTAAGTACAACCGTATTTTACCGCCTTAGCACTACCACGTTCAAACTTCTTGCCAAGGATCTCAGAGATCTTCTCAGCAGTTTTGGTATGAACATCGTTAGGCTTATCCAACAGCAATGAGTTGCAGTATGGTTGACCTTCAATGTCATATTTCCAAGTATAGTGCGCTTCGATACGTGCTTCAAGACTATCAAAGTCGTATCCGATTTGGAAATAATTAGGTGTATCTGCACCAAACAAACTACGCATCTGTTCACCATACAATGAACTAACACGAGGAATGTTAGCAACTGACCTGTGTTTCATACGACTTGTAGCCGCATCACACGTAGCCGCAGGCGTAGGAATACGTCCGTCAGCCCTTACAGCAGCAACATAACCTTTATCTGGCTCTTCCTCTGGGTCATCCCAATCAACACCACCACCTAAGATTGAGTTACGACGATGCTTATAAGTCAGGTATTCCACGATATCGATAGCAAACGGGAACTGCTTAGCGATGCTTTCCAGGTTAGGGCAAATCTCCTTCTCCTGTCCCTTTGTGAAGCTAGGATTCGTTCTTACCTTAACACCACGTCCTTTTGCGATACGTGCTCTCAGAGTGGCTTCCAGACGGTCTGGTGTACACTCAAGATGTTCTGCACGATCATTAAGGAAGTTGGACTCATAGGTTTGTTTCAGATAATCCTGAATACCTTTTTCCATCGCGGCATCATCCTTACGGATCTTCGTGCCGGACTTCAATGTAATGTCCTTATCCTTATACTCGCTCGGGTTCCAGCCCAAGCCAACAAGCCAGTTTTTAATGTGAGTTGTATCGTTCAGCGTAGCTGGAACGGTTGGATCACAGATTGGTACATCAGCCTCTAAAGGTAAAGGGAATTCTTTATCAAGAGCCTTTAGGATATAACCGCCATTACCATCTTCAACCAGTTCACCGCCGTGTTTTGCAGCAAACTTAATGATGTTAGAAGTTGGCTCTCCATTCTTCTTAAACTGTAGCTTAGGAGGAATAAAGTCTTTCAGATAGCCTTTCGTTGCAGGTTTAGGTGGAAGGATAGGTTCCGCACGTTGACGGCGCTCTTCCATCTTCTGATCCAGATCTGCAATGTTTTGTTCTGCTTTCTTCATATCGAAAGCAAAGCCACGGTGTTCTTGTCGGGTAATGATATCAGCTACACGCTGTTCCAGGATAAATGGATCAGTCCACTTATCGTAATCACCCCATTCCTGTTGCAACATACGATACACAGCGGTGTTCGCCTTGTTATCGTAGATACAGTAGTAAAGCATATCCGCAGCAAAAGTCTTAAATCGATCTTCTACGGGAATTTCTTTACGGAAGTCTCGTTTTACATCCCCGCCAGCTTTCTGTGACAGTGCATCCAGACTATGACCACCAAAGCGATCAGGGTTTAGCACCTTACTCAGAATCATTGAGTCGATAAGTTCAACGTTACTTTCACCCCAAGTGTTGTACTTCACACTGTAAGGGATCTTGTAGAACAGCTTTACCGCCAAGAAGTCATAGTTAATGGTGTTATGACCAATTGCACGTTCAACTTTGTACTGTGGTTTATCCGCAAAGATACCTGTGTGATTGACAAAATCTACAAACTGATCCAGAGGGAAGTGAGTGTACTCGACTGTCTCATACTCTTTCAGTTCGTAAGTGTATTTATCATCAGACTCGCTATATGGACGACCATCAAACTCATACTTGTCTCCGTTATGGAAGCCAATAATCTCACCCGTCTCGTGATTCTCCAGCACAATACAGTGCATACCGAAGCTATCACGGAGTCGATATGGACTCAGGGTATAATCGATAGAAGATTCACGAAGTAAATCCGTTGCTTCGATATCCCAGGTGAAAGTATTTAAGGGTGTGTCTCCAATCATTTCCTCTCCTTTGTTATTTTAGGGAGCAAGAGCATAACACTCCTTCTCCCTCTATGTCAATCAGAACTTCATATCGCCGCCAATGTTAGCGGGATTGCTAAAGTACTGCTCTTTGTCGTGCAGAGTTGCAGTTTTGATATCGTAGTAGAAGTTACCAGCAGCACCTGTCTCAGAAAACTCACGGTTTTTCAGGATGAAACAGTTTGTGGTGTTACGTTCAATAGGATCTTCCGCTGCCTTGTCACGTTCCAGTGCGATAGTGATACCCGCACCTTTAGCCAAGAAGCTACTACCCATTGTATCATCTTCGGTGATGTGCTCGTTGTTGCCGTTGGCAGACTTCTTAACGTGAGAGATTACGATAATGGTGATGCCGTACTCTTTCATAATTCGTTTCAGCCAAGTAGCTAACTCTTCTTGCTCACGAACATCCATACCAGACAGAAGATCCGAGTATGGGTCAATGACCAGAATAGTTACGCCATAGTGAACAACCATCTCCAGCACTTTCTCTTTAACGCTCTCTACGCTAGCTCCACGGTCATCACACACAAAGAACTTAGGAGTGCCGTCTGGACGTTCGTAGAAAGCACGAATGCGTTGCTCGTTGTCCATAAGAATAGCCTCACGCTCTTCTGGAGTCTTACGATGCAGAGGAATATGCAGGTAAGAGGAAAGCAGGTTACGAGAGTACTTCTTATATGTCGCTTCCAGAGACAGGATACCGAGAATGTCTTCTGGATGTTCCACAATAATGTGCTTCGTTACCTCGTTCACTAACAGAGTTTTACCGATACTGGTTTTAGCCAGAATAACAGTAATCTCTTCTCGAACCAAACCACCACCAAGCATATTTGCAGCAACCCGCATAAAGGCAGGCAGGGTGATAATCTGAGCATCCATACATTCAAGCGCCGCTTCGAACAGCATATTAGATGCATAGACACCTGCTGGAGTGTATAGCTTGGACTTAAAGAACTGAGTCATAAAGTGATCTTTCTTACCGTCAACCAGTGCTTGATTGGGATCTTTACAATCCAAAGTCATCACATAGACACGGTTACGAGGTAGCACTTTAACGCACTTCTCCATTGCCTCTTGACCAGCTTTATCATTATCCAGACAGAGAATGATTTTCTTGAACTGATTCAAGAAGTTATACTGACTTTGCAACTGACGGTGCAGTGAAGTTTCACCACAAGTTCCTGATACTACAGCAATCTCTGGGTATTTACCACCTGGATCGTTGTCTTTCAGAAGTTGAACTGCTGCAAGCTGGTCGTGCTCACCGCCAACAATCAGAATTGTACCGGAAGCATTGCGGTATTTGAACTGACCAAACAGATCACATTCTTTACCAGTTTCACCCAATGGGCCAGGGTGTGCAAACTCCTTCGGATGTTCACGAACTTTATAACCCGCGATCTCATATCCTTTGGTCACAGGGTAGTAGGTTCGATGGATACTGCCGTCACTGGCATACTCATAACGAACACCGAGAGGTTTTGAAATATCCTCACGAATGCCACGATAGTTTTTAGGGTGAGTACCAGTAATTTCTTTTAGTTTCTTGTGAATCTCTGCGTTGAATTCTCTTCCCACTATTTCTTCCTCTTCTTCTAGTTCTTGACCATTTTCTCTTAACCATTGCTGACTAGGTATAGTTAGTTCGCACGAAAAGCAATGAGCGCCTTTATGTTCACCATCACTATCTAAGCCATAACACATAAGGTTGTTTTTGGATCTATCTCTACCCTTGCTAATACACCGAGGGCAACCAGTGTGACCTTCCTTGGATAAATCAACCTCTTGTCCATATTTTTTAATAATCAAAGTTAGCTCCTATTGTATCCTAAAAACTTGATCTCCATTTCTTCAATGGCTTGCACGGCATCTTCTAAGAGAGAATATTTCGGGCTATTGTGTCGAACTCCTTTACATACTAACGAAGCCCTCCACTTATTAACCGAGGAGTCATAATGTACTCCTATTCGCCCAGAGTGTCCTTTTCTCCAAGGACGCTTATTGGTGGATTGATGATTTCTGGTGGCCCACTGACAGTTACCCTTTTCATAGTTCCTGTCATTGTCTATACGGTCTAAAGTTAGACCTACGGGGCATTCACCCATATCCCTAAGAAAGTTAGAGAAACCATTCTCGCCCTGCCAATCCTCTGACACGGTTATTCCCCTTTCCTCGTAGTAGAAGGAATTGGAAGACGAGTAGTTAACCGCCCTATTGATCATCGAATTCCATTTACCCCAAGTCAGAGACTTATACTGGCCGTGTTTCTTCTTTCGGACAGAGGCTAACTCAGCAGACAAACAACCGCAAGACTTTGATTTACCTTTTAAGAGGTTTTTAGGGAAAACATCTTTTATGACTCCACAAGTACATACGCATCTTACTGTCCTGCGCTTGTTCTTCATTTCTCCCTGTTCTACTACTGTCCATCTGCCGAATATCTGATCTTTAAGTACAGGAGAGTTTTTCCAGATGTTCTCCATTTACTTAAAAACCCTCGTTTCCATACATAACGTTTTCAATAGCATCTTCACGAAGCTTACATTGAAGTTCACGCATAAGTTCTTCCTTAGTCACAACACCAGCCCAAGGCTTGCCGTTCTGACTCAGAGAGATAATATCGATAAAGAAACCACCCTGATAATCCCAATCGCTGTCTACACAATAAGGATCTGGTGCATTATATTCACAAGCCACTTCAACTTGAATTCTCTCGCCCAGGTCAGTTTTATAATCAAAATCATAAGTTACGTACATTAAAGCCCCTTAAAAATCTCACGACGAATATCATTCATCTTGGTTATGTTGTAATGCTTGCGAACGTGTTCCGCTAAGCCTGCGCCAATTTCTGCTGCAAAGTCTGGTGAGGTGTATAACTTAGAAGTCATATCTTCCCACTGAATAATATCTTTTGCATATAACAGATAATCGGAAAGTGATTCATCCTCGTAGCAATCCACGGAAGAGCAGATGATAGGCAAACCCTTAGCGCCAGCCTCAAGAATTTTGAGGTTGCTTTTAGACCTGTTGAAGTTTGTATCTTCGAGAGGAGCTAATGCTGCTGAGTGACCGTCATAGGACTTCATATAGGAATCAAGAGTACGATGGTGCTCATACTTCGCGTAAGGCAGGATACTCTGTGAGATATCCATCCACTCCCGCTTAGAAATAGGCTCTGATGCGTCTGTCTTGTATCCACACACAGTTAACCTGTCACCTAAATCTGGGAGTTCTCTTAAGTCATTTTTGTGTGTCTCACTACCTGCCCATACGAAGAATGATTTCGAGGTTTTATCAGTAGAGAGTGTAAACCCTTTTTCATCAAAAGGCAAGCCATTTGGTACAACAAACACATTTTTATTATACTGAGAAAACTCTTCTGCTAGTCGAGCAGTAGTTGTCAACACAGCATCGCTGTTTTGCATACACCAGATCAGCTCATTCTTAATTCCTGACTCAAATACATTCCACAGAACGTGGTCAATAGGTAACTCCATAGAGTCATCTAGATCCATAACGATCTTGAATCCAGCTTCACGAAGCTTATTGATTCCTTCTCTGCCGTGAGTAGGTAAGCCGTTAAAGATGTAAATATCTGATTTAGCGGTGAAGTTATCGCCCGTCAGATAAGGAAGGTAAATTCGATGATAATCGCAAATACTTTGGTCAGCACCGCCGCGATCATCTACTAAAATCTTTGCCATAGGTTCCTCTTGTGAAGGGCCGAAGCCCTTATTTTAAACTCTCATATACCTGGCGTCTTAGCTCATTAGCATCGTCCAGGTTGTAATGTAATCGAACGTGTTCGGCTAGTGCTAATCCTCTGTCTTCACAGTAGGCAGGATTTTTAATGTAACGATTCAATTCCTGTTCCCACTCCCACGTTTTGCTTGCGTAATCTACGAAAGGTTCATCGATAGGATTAAAATAGGGTAAAACTTTGGAACAGATAATTGGTATCCCTTTTGCACCAGCTTCTAAGATCTTCAAGTTCGACTTGCACCGATTAAACTCGTTATCGATAAGAGGAGCTATCGCCAGGCGATGTGTATCGTACACCTGCATATAGTTCTTAATGTCAGCTACAGCAGGCACAAGATTAACACCTTCAAAGGTATTCTTGATCTTCAACCACTCCTGAGCAGACATTTCCTTATGAGTTCCCTTAGCAACCTTATCGATATTTTCATAACCTGCCAAAGTAAGCAAGCTATAATCTTCCATTGCCCAAGTAACTACTTGGAGGTCGTCAGCGTGGGAAGCTCCACCCGCCCATACAACAGGTGTGCCAGAAGATTTATCGGTGCTGAGTGTAAACTGACTCTTATCAAAAGGCAAAGCATTTCTGATAACAACAATGTTACGATGATAAGGTCTCAACTTAGCCGCTAGAAGCTCTGTAGTGACCGTCACAACGTCTGCGTAGCTAAGGAATGCAATCGCCTGTTCTTCAAAGTTATGCGCTCTGAATGTCTCATAGAGATAATGAGAAGGGTCTAACTCAAAGAAGTCATCCCAATCCACGATAATCTTAACACCATCTGCTTTCATTCGTTTCAACAGAGCAATACCACCACCGAACATACGGTTGAATACGAGGATGTTTGCTTGAGGGCTAAACACTGCTTCGTTATCATATAGAGGCATTGTCACACGATGATAATCACAGCTACTGTTTGGTTTCAAATCTAGGAGAAGATCAAATTCCTTGGGCTTCTTCGTAAGACCAATATGTTTTTCCATTTCTCACGTCCTCCAGAGATTGATTGTATTCCTGAATGTTCTGCGATACACCTTCTTCCTTTGCTTCCTTTGTCATATTAACGAACGGGCTTGGATTGTTACCGAAAACATCATCAGGATGAATATAAGCCATTATACGAACGGGACAAGGGAATCCAAAAATACCTTGATTCAGCTTATTAGACCGTTGAAGCTCTTGGATACGGAATGCGTACTCAGTGTCTTCAAATCCATAAGCATTGGTAAATCTACGGTAGTATCCTGCTGTTTCGATTAGCTTACGTGAATACAAAGCAAACTGGACTAAGCATTGACCAAAAGCAAGAATCTCTCCACCATTACCACCCACGATAGGATCTTTAAAATACTCCGGCATACCGAAGAAATCCCATCCCTCTTTAGCTTGGTTAACAAAGTAATCTTGCCAGCCCTGCATCACAGGTCTAACGTCATCATCAAAGATAAACCAATAGTCACAACCCTGATCGTAGAAACTTTTCATCAAATAGTTTCTGCCGAAGGATGCACCTTTTCGTTCTGTGTCTTCGAACACTTCAAACACATCTCCCTCTCGAAGGAGATAATCTGGGATTGGCCTTTTGCCAACAGTAATAACCCCAATACCAATTTTACTCATTAAACTCTCCTGGTGTATAGATTTTAGAGAAGTCTTGGCAATGCATAAGGTGGCTGATAGCACGTTGAGGATCTTCTGCACCTAAACGGTATAAGTGAAATATATAGATCCCTCTGGCAATACCTAACCGCTTACCTGCCTTTTTCAACTTCTCGGACAGGATGATATCAAACTGAATAGATTTCTCTTCAATCTGAAACTCTTCCCATAATGATTTTCTGAACAGTAAGAACATACCTGCTAGCACTTGATCTTTCGGTACTTCCTCCAGGGTTAATCCGTGCTCTTGATATGCCTGGGCAGCGCGATCCATATGGAATAAAATATCTGGGTTTTCACTTCTTCTGCGGTCGAACAGTTGGTACGTCCCACCTAAGCGATTCGTTGCACATCCAATTAGGTCATAGTCAGGATTAGATGCGACAATCTCTTCAATCCAAGCTCCTTGTTGAGGTAACAGAAACATTGTATCTGTATCTCGCAGGCAGATCCAAGAGTCATCAGGAAGGCTTTTAATCGTTTCGTTAATTGCTTTGCCGATATCCCCTGTGTGATAGGGAGTGATGTGATAAATACTGATAAGTTCCTCCTGTGAGAATGTGGAGGATTACCCTCCACTTCTTAATACTAACACCGAATGGTGCTTATGTGAAATAGATTTTACCTATTAATCTTAGGTTCGAGACTTAAGCTCAGTTAGGACATTGATTAATAACATCCTTTCATCTTCAAGAGAAGCGCCTAACTCTCTAACATTATCTGTAGCCACGTCACGCAGCTTGATCAGCTTGTCAGTTGAGATATCACTCAGGTCATCCCAACGGCTTACTACTTTACCATCCTTCATTTTCAACAGCCCCCGCTACTTTCATTGCACATTCTTTACACAACCCTTGAGACTGATTCTTCTCGAAGCTCAGGAAGGGATCGTAAGGCTTCTTTCTGCTGTCGTGGATCGTATCTTTCAGGCAATTTGCACACAAATATTTTTTCACTGTAAACTTTTCAACCTTTTGTTTCTTGTTGAAGTCAACCTTGATTACGTCACCCATTAGTGTACCTCCCGATAGATAGCTGGCTGAGCAGCGGTAATACCCGTATGTAGGGCTTCTTTGTTTTCTGTGTAGAGTTTCCAGTACTCCATACATACTGACAGGGATAGCATAACATATTCATCCCGTTCGATGTATTCAATCTTCCACAGAATGTCTTCATCTTCCAGTTTTAACCCGAACACTGGTAGCATACGCTCCAAGTTACAGCGAGATTGGAACACTTCTTCTTCTGTCATCCCATTAACTAGCACGTTTGCCACTACAGAGGTATCAAGTAATTCCATTATTTATCTCCTATTTGTAAAACTGATGTTCTTTGTATCTGTACACCATCACCATATCACGTTGCCAATGGGTACGTACAGTTCTTTTCTTGAAATATGTTGCCCCTTTAGTAGGGTCAGCGGCTTTTCTTACCTCTGGAAAGTTTGCATCAAGATACAAAAGCTTTTTTGCTAACGTTCTTGCGTCTTCCCAGCTCTCTTTGTCATACGCACGGAAAGATCCGGCTTGAGTATAAGAGAATTGCCCTCTTTGAAACAACACACCTTCAACACTATCTGGGAAAGTAGCATTGTCAGTTCTGTTTATCACAACATTACCGACTGCATTCATTCCTTTTTTACCTTGGCTTCTACTTTCAGCATACATTGCACAAGCTAACATATCTACTTTATTGTCATTTCTTGTACATTTATGTGATACAGAAGCTTTTGCATCAACACCTGGAGATACTACAGCAAGAGTTAATGCAAGTAAAGGCGCTACTAGCATCTTTTTCTCTCCTTTCAGGGGGTTTAACAATCTAGCCTCCTATATTTCGAGAGTGCATTCTAACACTAACGACTACATAAAACAAAGGGGCCGAAGCCCCTTTTTAAATCTTACTCAAACCATTCAGCATCTGCACCGAAGGCTGTGAATGCATCCAGAATGCTACCATTCTTACCTGCGCCAACACCTACGATATCCCAGCCACCTGCATCTGAACGTTTCAGAGAGGCTACGTGGATGATACTACGTCCAGCGTGTTCTTTCTCCAGGAAGTTGAAGTCCAGTACAGTTTCGTTGGTCTCCATATTCACCAGTTCCAGCAGACCAGAGGTTGCATTGCCGAAGGTCAAGGTGTCTGAGTCATCATCAATGGTCAGAACAAACGGGATTTCAGTAACATCTTCTGGCAGAGTTTCCAGGTTAATATCAATGGTCTCGAAGTCACCAGTACCGTCACGAACATCGCCGCCGTAGAACACTGAACGGCTCGGGTCAAAGCCATTCGTAGGGGCGTAGAACACGATGTGTCGAACATCAATAACTTCTGGATAACCTTTTGCATCAGTACGGCACAGCAGGGCTGAACAGTCCAGATCCAGTTTCACATCAGAAGTCCAGTTGAAGCGCATCAGAATCTTTTTCAGCAGCGGTGCTACTTTGCGCAGTGATACTTTCTCAGAGTTACCTTTTTTCAGTGATACCTTAGCCATTCTATGTTCTCCTTATTTATTAATGTGTATTTAATTACTTAGCTACAGACTGTACGTTGTGTGCATCGCACCAATCTTTGAACTTACCTTTGAGAAGTTCATCATACAGTTGTTCGTCTGGTAAGTCAAGACTTTCTACCGAAATAAAATCAACATTCGGGAAGTCTTTAGCCAGACCTTTCAGGCTACGGAAGTTACTATTGCCAACACCTACCATAAACCAGAACACCGGAGTGTTAATATTGCGTGAAAGCAGATTGCGAACACTTGAATCGTCACTGTTCTCACCGTCAGTCTGGAACAACACCATTGCTGGCATCATATTCTCAGGATCTTCATAGATAGTCTGAGTAGTGCTAACAGTGACAGTTTCAGTTTTACCCAGAAGCTTACCGAAGAAACCACCTTTAGGGCGAACTTCTTGAGAGTGGCTAACTTCGTTACGACTGACTTTGCCGAAATATGAACCGTAAATGTCGTTCATTACTGGTGCATATGCAGTGCCACCGGAGATTGAAATACCTCCCATACAGTTGCCAACATAGTCAGCGTAAACATCAGCGGTTGCTGGTGGAAGCTCACGGAAACCGTGGTCAAATGCCCACATATCAATCTCTTCGTTGTCATCAAAGAGCACACCGAACGGTAACAGTTTACCAACAAACTCGCTCATTACACCACTACGATACAGACTTTGCATACTACCGGAAATATCCAGAGCACTTGCTACGCGCAGCATCAGACGATCACCTAATCCTGCTTTCTTAAGTGAAACTTTCAGGGTTTCGCTACGTTTCTTAAGGGATACTTTTGCCATTCTTATTTCTCCTTCTCTGTGGTTAGTGGGGTAAGCTTAACTCACCCCGTTCTCTGTGTCAACCGTTATTTTCAAGTAACTGTGTATCTAACTTCAAACCTAAGTGCTCAGCACCAATTCGTTTTGCCATTGCACTGAGAGTAGATTCTACCTCAATTTTAGCGTTAGTTACAAGACTTTCCATACTTTCCTCGAAGCATCCAACTGCGAAAGTAGTGTCTGACTTGAATCGACCAAGAGATTGTTGCATAAGTCCTCTCAGTTCGTCAAGATCTTTTTTGCCAGCTTTACCTTTCAGGATCAGTTGTTCGATCTGCTCCAACACTTTCTCACCGCGTTCCAGCGTTTCTGCTAGTTTGCGATCATACTCACGTTTAGCTTTGTGTTTCGCAGTATCTTGCTTGCCAATCCCAGGCAATACCTTAAGATCCCCATCACGGAAGTACTTAAAGGTTACAGGAGTAGGACTGCCCATACTTGAGCTAACCATACTTGCCCACTGAGAGTGAGTCAGTTCTACTTCCAGAATGCGTCCACGCTCGTGATACCAAGTACTGTTGAGGTGACGATCTTCTTCTGCCAGACAGAAGGTAAGACATACGCGCTCATTGTGAATCAGATCACTACCAAACATCTTAACCTGACCACCGGAAGGGTGAGTTACCCGCACCAGCCCGTAGGCTGGATGCGTGATAGAGTAGTTTTCAGCCGTACCCTCGATTACCGGATCAACATCATTGCGCATCTCGTACCTCGTACTCTACGTGAAAGATCAGTTCTCCCAATGGTAAAATATCGTTAGGCAGAGTTGTTAACTTATCTCGACACTCCAGCAGAGTTTCAACAATATTAACACGCATACCATCATTATCGGCTGGCAGTGAGTCTAAAGCCTTCAACACCATAACACCGATTGGGTAGATCAGGTCAGGCTCTACTGAGTATTGAAGAGCATACAGATCTGTGCCTTCAACCTTACTAATCTTAATGGATTCCATATTAAACTCCTTTATTGGTTAAGCCAGTGCGGATTGTCTGAACAAGGCTATCTTCCAGTTCACCCACACGAGTGATGTATTGTACACGTTCTTGACGCGCATTGTTATTAATTTCGTTAATCGCTTCCAGATCCTTAAGAAGTGTAGCCTGCTCACGTTCTAAGGTCTCAATGCTTACCACCTGACGATTAGCCAAACGTGCAGCTTCTACGCGGTTTGCAGACGCCAGTTCACCACCTAATGCGATAGCATTATTGAACTCGTCAATCGTGCTGTTAAGCGCTTCTGCGGCTTTCTTCTGACGCATACTGTGTACATACGCAGAGAATGCTGCGGTGTAAGCTGGAATAACGTTAGTGAGAACGTTGTTACTTGCACGGATAAGCTGACGACCAACTTCTTCCATACCTTTAACACGTTGACCAAACTGAACCATCAACAGGCGAAGTGCCGCCAAGTCATTGATACGGGTTTCAATCAGATCCATCGTACCACGTTTCTCTTCTCGTGCCTCTACTTCTTCTTCTGGGATACTGTCGAATGTCGCCTGCTCACGCTCTAAGTTTGCAGAGAGAAGTTCGATATCACGGTTCAGTGCCAGGGCATAATGTCCAGCCTGCTCACGCAGTTGCTTAAGCTGATGCTGACCATCTTTCTCACGCTTAAGATCCTCAGTCAGTTCGCCCACTAGAACGTTGATTCGACCATCAATAGTATCAAACTGCTCAAAGATATCTTCCTTGATGCCCAGAATGCGTTTCCAGATCCTCTTGATCCCTTTCGAGTTTTTCATACTGTTAGGATCAAGTTGCTTTGTTTCTTTGACCAAAGCATTAAGACGGTTTGACAGTTCATCACCATTGTTTGCACGTTGGTGTTTCAGTACCTGTGAAGCTACAGCCTTGATCTGCTGACCTGCTGCTGCACCTGTACCTTGAATATCTTCCTCTGTCATAACAGCCGGAAGAGTTGTTTGCTTAGCCGACACTGCCGGAGCGAACACCGGACTACCGACCAGAGGATTATTCAGTGCTGATTTTACTTCCTTTTCTTGTGTAGCCATAGGGCTGCGTGAACGGGAAGATTGTGTTGCTCTCAGAAATGGGCTAGTCATATTCGTCTCCTCTAATTAAAAGTTATACTCACCAGATACAACGTTACGCCGTGTACCTTTAATAAACTCTACCACATCTCCGCTTTGGAAGTAAAGAGAAGACTCGAAGTTTGGTGATTTAACCAGGATTTTCTCCAAGCTGTCTGCTTTAATACGAACTGAAACTTGTTCAATAACATCATCATCGGCTTCACCCTTCTGTTTCAGCAGAAGAAGAACATAATCTGGAATCAACATCATTGTCAAAGGATTTTTCACTTTGTATTTGCTACCGTCCGTGTAACTGATCTCCAGAGTTGGTACAGTCTTGGCTGTTTTCTTTGGCCCTTTCTTGCGGGAAGTCTTAACTTTACCCTCAAGATTTCGCTCAGCAATAACTCGCTTGCCAACCATATCCCACGCAAAATCAAAAGTATTGCCGGATTTATCGTAACCGTTGTAGCCAGGGACATATTTATACTTCTTGCCATCAGTCCACACACGTAATGGCATACCCATAAACTTACGGGATTCCTCTACCATAGTAGCCCAAGCTGGTGCGCCTTTAAACATATCTTCTTTCATATTAATTCTCCTCTCTGTAAGGTGATTGCCCAAGTATTTGACAGATTGTAACCCACTTTTCCCAAGTATACAACCAAACTTTTCCCATAGACTCTTCTTTTTTACCTTTCATAAAGGTATCAGCCATAACGGAGTTTGGCTTGTAGTGTGCAGGTTTTCTGTGATAGCCCCTGAGCATTTTAACGCTACGATCACTTTCACGATAAGCACATACAAACTTATACTGGACTTTTACGGCACGTTTAGATGCAGACTTAGCTACTGCACCAAGTTCCTCTGCAATGGCTTTCCAAGGTGCGCTATGATCAGATACACCGCGCTGGCAGAAGTCGATAGCGTGAGCAATCTCGTGCCACATAGTATCAATTATCGCTTCGTCCTGACTATTCTTATGTAAGAATCTATTGATAGCCACAATACGTTCTCTGTGATTGCACCAACCAAAGCTATTATTTCTCCTTTCACGGACACACGCTTTATACCCAAAGCGCTTCATCATCGCGTGATAGTCGGGGAAGTTATCTTTTAACTCAGTCATAACTCCTGCCCACAACATCATTATATCTTGAATAGTCTTCATACTTCCTCCGATTTCTCTTAACAAGAGAGATCTTACGATCCCTCTGAGTAAAAGTCAACCTACTTCTTGAATGATTGCCAAACCGATCTCTTGAGTAGTCTTATGACATACTTGCGTCCTTGAAGTGGATACGCCCTTAAAAATGTACGCTTCATTTTTAGTCCCTTTATCTTCGATACCTACCAACTCGAAAATATTTGCATTTTCTAGTAGAGCTATATCGTCAAAGATAGCCCCCATTATCTGATATTTCTTTCCTACTTTCACCTTTATCTCCTATTAGCGACGACGAGAAGAACTGAAACTACGTGAACTGCTGCTTCGTGAAGAGAAGCTAGACGAGCTACGGCTAGGCTTGCTATAAGAGCGGGAGCTAGATGAGCCAGAAGAACGGCTAAAGCTACTCGGTGCGCTCTTATAAGTGCTGCTAGATTTACCGCCACCAAACCAACCGCGAGTTGTCGTAGTACGTGTGGTTGTAGTCGGAGCGTTGCGGTTATAAGAACTGCTGCCATTGCTATAAGAACTACCGCCGCGATAGTTACTGCCGTTGCTATAGCTGCTGCTATTGTTGTGATTGTTAATCACAGTAGTGTTATTGCCACCACGACCTGCATTAGACAGAAGATGACCAGTAAGTGCGCCAGCCATAAAAGTACCGACACCGATATCGTGATGACCGCCACCCGCAACAACTACAGTAGAAGGCTGTTGCTGAACCACAACTGGATTATCTGCATAGCCGTCTCCGTCATAATCGTATTGCTGCTGCTGGGGAGCAGGGACAACTACGGTACGGGTACGATGATCGTCACAACCTGTAAGTGCTACGGTTGCCAGAAGAACAGTTGCTGCCAGAGTGATGATTGACTTTTTCATAATTTATCCTCGCTTTAAGTTATTTAGATTGTATTACTTCACACTTGCCAAAACAATGAGACTCACCTTTATTTGTGAACTCAATCTTACCACCGTTCAGAGCACAAATCAACACCGTTGCAATAATAATCCATCCGATTGTTGATGCTACAAAGTCTATGACTGCAAAGACATATCCGAACCACTTCATACTACACCTCCGCTACAGGTACGTCAACAAATACTTCAACATCTTTTTCTTCATCCCAGAACATCAAACCGTTATCTGTTTCTGCGGTACTAAAAGAAGAAGTCCAATACTCGTGTAAGTGGATCTCCAAGATAAGCGTATCGTCTGCGTTGGTGACTAACTTATGGTAGCTTACGCGCTTTCTGACTTCACACTCGCCTTCACCGTCTCCATCACAAGCCACAATACCGGACGGGATGTATAGGTTATCTACGGTAGATGCAACAATCTTGATGCCAGGATGAGCAGCCTTCAAGCCTGTTATTGCATCGGACAAATGACGACAGAATAGATAGTTTTCTAGGAAATCTTCGTTAGAGTATACCATTACTTTTCTCCTTGTGGAATGCAATCACTGAATTCAATAACATATCCGTGCTTCTGACCGTCTCGGTTCTCTGCTTGCATAGCAAACTTAGCTATTTCAGTTTGACACGTTTGATAGGACAGGTCAGGAACAACTACCTGATTCCAACCACCGTTACTGTTATAAAGCATACTCGTTATCAGCACTAAAGTAAACATATTATCTCCCCTCTCTTATTGATAATGCCATTAGCGCGATTGCTGCCGATGGCAGGAATATAAACACTGTACAGCATAGAAATAAAATAATCAAGCTCTTGTCCTATAAAAGTTTTTTGATAATTGACACTATGAAACATATTGCCAACACCGGAAGAACCAAGAGTACGATACATAAGGCAAACATTGCAAACATTATTTTCTCCTTTAACGAAAAAGCCTCCCGAAGGAGGCTCTATTCTTATTCAGTTGCTTCTTCTAAAGCTTCTTTCTTGTTAAGTACGTGGCTGTGATAAACCGCTGCACCCAAGAAAGCTACGCCAATCAGACCAGTTACCACTTCTGGAACTTCAATCAGGAAGTTCAGGAGCATAATCACTGCCAGGCAGAGGATAGCGAAGAAAGCACCATTCTCCATATAGCGGTATTCGCCCATCTGACCAGACTCAAGTACGTGCAGAGTCATTGAACGTACAAACAGCGCACCAATACCCAGACCAATCATAATCACCAAGAAGTACTGTGTGATAGCGAATGCTGCAATTAATCCGTCAAACGACATAGACGCATCCAGAATCTCAAGGTAGATGAAACCTGCCAGACCTGCTTTAACTACCGCACCAGTTGCTGCTGCCATTGCTTCGTCTTTTGCTTCAAGCCACTCAGACAGGAAGTGAATGCCTAAGAACAGAATCACACCAACCGCACCAGAAGCTAAGAAAGCTACACGTTCTGCCTGATCCGCACCAAAGCTTGCTACAATCAGTGCCAGAAGAGTAATACCAACCTGCGCCGTAATACCGCCACCAATCTTAGCTAGTGGCTTTTCAATCCAAGACAGCCAATGTGTTTCTTTTTCATCATCCAGGAAGAAGCCCAGAGCAACCATTAACAGGAACGCACCACCAAAACTCGCTACCAGATGATGACTAGACTGTAGAACATCTGCATACTGTTTAGGGTCATTAAAGCCTAACCATACTGCGTGCCACGGGGTCATTTCACCCAAGCCTGCTACAATCAGAATCGGAAGTACTAATCGCATACCGAACACAGCAATCAACATACCCCAGGTGAGAAAACGTTTCTTCCACACTTCGTCCATATCCGCCAGTTTCTTAGCGTTAAGTACTGCGTTATCTGCTGAGAGAGAAACCTCAAGGACAGACAGAATAATCACCGCCAGTAAACCTTCAATCATTCCTGCTACAGTACCAGTTTCAGCGAAACCGATATAACCGCCAAGTGCAATACCGATGCCCCAGAGGATTGTAGGGATTTTGTAGTACTTCATAAATGTGTTCATATTGTCTCTCCTTTATTAAACTAGCAACCTATTTGCTAGCTATCTCGTCTTGATGTGATACATCTTACCAGAATCTTTTTACTCGTCAACCTTTATTTTCAATCTTTATCAAAGTTTTCTACTTGAGACTTTGGCAGACATTGGGAGGTAACGTTATTACCCCCATCAAACACCCAGCACATTACGCCGTGAGTTTTGTCTTTGATGATCAGAACATCCGCTTGAGTGAAACCGCCGTTGTAAACCTTTTCTTGCTTGATATCTGCTGCGTGAGCGATAGCCGCCAATCCACACAGAAAAACAAAAATAACAATTTTAAGCATAACCTTCATAGAATACCCTCCAAAAAGAGGACGACGAATAGAAACACAATAACAATAATCACCATACGCCGTCCCTCGTAGTTACAGAACTTCCATTTTGTAGAAGTTGAAGTTGTCATTACCCTTGTCTTCAAAGTAAAGACGCAGAATACCTTTGTTGTTAGCACAATCTACATCGTAGAAGCCTTCACCAACATTGATACACTTCATCGCCTGGGCTGTAAAGCCTTCATTCAGGATCTTATTCAGGGCATCAATCGTATCTTCGTGCGTAACACCTTCTTGCCCTTGGTAGAAATAGGCAATGTTATCTTCACGAATAAGACTCAGGATAGTTTTTCCACCGACAGTGAAGTGACCAGCATAGTCAAACTTGATCTTTCTGTCACCCACTTCTACCATCAGTTGATAGTCTGCATTATCTACTAGCTGTTCCATATTTTCTCCTTGTCTTTGTTAGTGAGAGAAGGATATCACACCCTCTCTATATGTCAATCACTTTTTCTTAAAAATACTACGTGCGATTACAAGCAGTACGGCAACACAAATTACATTTGCCCAGCCAAGTTCTAGGACGTGCCAGTTAAACTGCGCTGCGATATGGTCATAAGCCCAAATCAGAACAAAGCTCGGGATCAGCATAATGCAAAACGAGATTGCGATAAAGAATAAAAACACTAGGACAGTAAAGATAGCTTCCATTTTAACTCCTTAAGTAGTTGCGGGGATGGTGAACTCACCAATAACTTGACCAGTTGGTGTATCTTTAAACAGAGGGCTGGTGAACAGCTTAAGCTGATCTTCTTTCCAATTAGATACATCTACTGCTTTCAGGAAATCTTCTAGGGTGATTACACCCTCTTGAGCGGAATCCCCTACATAAAATCCTGTCTGACTTTTACCATCACTAACAAGAACAGTTACATCATCATACGGGAACTTTGATACTATAAACTTAGTACTCACTTATAACTCCTTAAATTTTCCATTGCTTCTTTAGTCAGGGAGTATACCACGATTCTGTTCTCCGTCAAGCAGAGAGTTTCCTTGATCATAGCTTCAACGATACTCCACCTAGCCCCTGCAAGGCCACATCCAATAGCCGGTAAGCCTATAATCAAGTCTTCTGCGCCCCAATCTATAAGCTTAAAGGCCATCGCTTGAAGAGAGTTAAACATAGCATCATAGTCCAGATCACGCAAGCCCAATTGACGCTTAGTGAATCCGTATTGCCCGTAAAGATTGAAAACATCTGGGCAGTTGTAGCCCAGGATATCAAAATCTTCTGGCTCTGCAATACCAACACTGAAACTTCCTAGCTTCTGCTTATCTCCTCGCACAGTCTCTAGATCTGCTTCCTGTGCATAAGGGAATGCCTTAACGATCTGAGGTGCAATACCTGACTTCATTGTGTTCATACAGTTTGCACAATGAGCAATCACTTGAACGTTGTTCTTTTTACCTTCGTCGATAAGGTTTCCAACTAAGTACTCAATCATACCAGCCCGTCCTGTTGTCTAAGAAACGTTCGTAGGGAAGGATTGATCGATAAATACTGAATCCTTTTACACGTCTACGAATATTGAAGTCCAGTTTGTGTTTGCTGGGGCCATTCCCCAGCATAACACGTAGTGAAAATTTATTCATCGGACGAAACTCTGTAGCTCTTACTTGCATACTATCCTCCTACACCTACCGTAATAGGCCCATAATGAATACCAATCCACATAAGCACAACACCGAGGAGCATCGGCAGTAGGAAGAAGTACCCTACCTGCTGTAGTTTACTCACGAAGTATGCCACGAATGCAGACCATAAGAATATCACCAAGCCTGCTAGCACTATGATGATTTCACCGAACACAGCCATTATTTACCTGCCCATTTAGCACACTTTTCATCGATGGTTTCTTCCAGGATAATTGAAAGAATATTAGCCAGGGACTTATCATCCAGTGTGGAGTAAGCTGGCTGTGTTCTTAGGTACTGGAACGCCAGATCTACGGCACAGATAATCACATCTGAACACTCCCCGAGAAGTCCTTCCTTTTGCTTCTGAGGGTTAAGCAGCCAATCGGCTACTTCCCCAGATTCAGAGTTTAAGTAAAGGGCGATATCTTTCAGTGAGCGTCCATCTTCTTTCTCAACACTTGTTTGAATGATTGAAGAAATATCCAGCCGAGTATGAATGCTTGTATCAGAAGAAATACCTTCGAATAACTCCATTAAGCCTCCCAGATAAATTTAGTTGCCGACATACTTACTTTGTTTCCTTCGATCTCCCAGCAAGACGCTGCGCGGTCAATAAAGATACGATCAGTTGGTGTTAGCAGTTCAAGCTCAATAACACCATCCAGCTTAGTAGTCTTAACCGTCTCAAATCCTTCGCCAGAGGCTACAGGCTGAGTTACAAATACGGTATCGAGTCCGATTAGGGCTACGGTAATAACGTTCGTCAGTTCGTACTGAGCGCCGTTCTCGTAGGTGATTAGAATATCGGTCTTCTTACGTACAGGTGGTTTCTGCTTAGGACGACGAACCTGTTTAGCTTTCTTCGCATAGTGAACACGAGCAAAGGTAGGGATATGTTTACCTTCTGGAGTGGTAGCAGTATCTTCGATAAATCTCTCAATCTTAGCGCCACCAACGTAACCTTCATCCGTCATTACGTAGAATAAGGATGAACACTGGTCAACAACAGTATATGACTTACCTTCTGTTAACCACTGATCCATACCATTAACTACAACAGCAATAACATTTTTACCGCGCATATCAGTTTTCATCTTTTTTCTCCCATCGTTTGTTATAGATATCTTGAATCTGGTTATGATAGTCCATATGAGTGACAATATCAATATCAGATCCAGTATTTTTGCAACTATCCAGAAGCATCTTATAAATCCCTAACACTTGAAAACCTCCAATAAGAAGGAATTCTTCGTGCTTGAAATTAGGATTCTCTAATAGCTCTGCATAGTTTTTGCCGATCATACGAATAATGCAACCAATATCTTGATGCATCCACCGTAGGTACTGCTCGTGCATTCTCACCGCCTAAAGGGGCCGAAGCCCCTTGTTGTATTAGAAACGTAGCTCTAGCATTTTGCTGTTCATAATAGTTCGAGTTGGAGTGTAATACATCCAGCTACCGTCTACAAAAACATCTTGATAGATCTCTTCCGTGCCTTTTGGTGAATCCATAATAACCGAACGTACCAATGATGCATCGATTTTATGCATCACACGCTGGGTGATACCTTTTTCGATAGTCTTGCTCGTGATTACCGTCAGATCTCCACCAATAACACTCACATTCTTGACGTTACGGAAGGTGAATGACTGACCATTCTTGTAACGAAGCTGTGCTGTAGTGGTAGTTTTCTTTGGTGGTGTCTTGCGCTTGCGACGAACACGAGGTACGCGAGGCTTTTCTTCCACAAGCTCAAACTCCCATACAAAGCCTTTCAAAGGTACTGTAACTTTGCTATTAGTTTCATCAATAACGATGAACGTTGCTGCGTCCAATACTTTGTTCCAGTCACCTTTACCAACAACCGGATACAATGCATCTTCTTTGAACCATTTAGTCTCAGTGCTTGAAATACATTTCAAATGCTGCATATTTTTCTCCTTATTTAGTTGGCAGAATACGTTTGGCAATCTGAGCGGCTACTGCACCGTCAAACTCGCCTTTATGTTCAGTACGCAGGAAGTTCATAAAGTCACCAAACTTCTTCCCTTCGGAATTAAATTCTTCTGCCATTTCTTCCAGTTCTTCGACAGTAAACTGAACTGGAGGCTCCGGCAAGTAGTTGTCCAGCAGGATAAGATCACGCTCTGCACGAGCAACATCTTTAGCTAGTCCCAACTTCTTGAACTCTTCAATGCTGGCATTCACCTTAGTGACATATGCCTGAATCACATCGATAACAACGTCATTCTCGTCACGAGTCAGGTTTTTCTTCAACGCTTTTGCCACATCATATTCACCAATAACCAGTGTCAGGGTTGCAAACTTATCGTGATCTTTATCAGCACGAGCACAGATACGATCAGCTTTCAGGATAGACAGGATAGATTTCATAATGGTTCCTCTTTGTTTTAAGTGTTGTTAGGTTAGTTGCTTTGGCTTCTAAAGTCAAGCGTTAAGTTGTGTTTCCAGATAACGGATATAGCGTGATGCCTTTTCCATCAGATCATACTCTTCACCGTCACAGCCTTCTTGAGAGGCTAGTGCAGAGAGAGCGTAGGCAATGTCCACCTCTTTACCCTGGAAGTGACTCATATGTACTCTGCCAAGAGGCTCCTGCTTCAATGGGCGCTCTTTAAGGGGCTTAAGAGCAACCTCTCCCAAATCCGAAAGTGCAACCACGCACCAGAACCAAGACTCACTTCCGTCGTGGAGAGGGAAATCTACATCGAAAACCCGATCAGTATCCAAACAACGGATTCGTGTTGCGCCGAAATAACAGTCATCACGATTTTCTGCTCTTAGCACTTGAAACGAGAAACCAGATTTAATCTCGGGCCACTGATTCATTGTCTCTTCATCGTCGTTCAGTACTGTGTAGCATTTTCCGATATAGTCCATAATCCCTCCTCGTTAAGTGTGGGAGCATCTTACGACACTCCCTGAGTAATATCAATCTTTCTTTTTTAGAGAGGCGAGGATTTTTTCAACCTCGTGTTCTGCCCAAGTGAAGCCTTTTTCAGACAACCATTTAACGGCTTTCTGAATAGCCTCTTGGGTATGGGGATCGTGAAGCTCTTTCTCTGCCCAAGCAATCAATACACTCTTATCCATTATCGTGCTCCTACAGGATATACCATATTAGGCTTACCCGTATACTTGTCAAAGAGGGTAGGGGCTACTACTTCTTCCACATACCGTACCCCAAAGAGAGTAAACACACGTTTACCCTGCAAACGAGCCGGAAGAGGGTCTTCATTCTGGCAGGCAGTCCACTGGATACCTTCGCTAGCGGCTTTAACCAGTAGTTGAAACGCTACAGCGGGTAAATAAATCTCCCGCATCTCTGTATTACCAGTACTAACGTACATTTAAACCTCCACATCGGACATTAATGATTTGATTTGAGACTTAACTAGAGAGTTAAACTCAGTATCTATCTTGGAATCAGCGCTTTCGCGCTGCATATCCAGGATTTCTTGCACTGTATCGTTCCACTGTAACACTTTAATGGCTCGTGTCACAGCAACATACAGTAAATTACGCTCTGCATCTTCTAATCCTACCCACTGACCTTCTTTATTGTAGTTGGAAGGGAAGTCATTAGCCAAGATCACCTGATCAAACTCCAATCCTTTACACTTATGACCAGTAACAAAGGTAACGTGAGCGTTTTTAGACGGACGATAGTTACGCAATGTCTGTGCAATCATTCCTGCCTTACCAGAAACGATGATATTAAGCAGGCGTTTTGCATCAGGATCTGATTCTGCACCCTCAACAAAGTCTTCCCAGCTTGTATAAGGCAGAATACTTTCGTGTTTCACCTTATTAATCTCGCCACGACGAAGCGCATTCACACTATCCACCATAGAAACGAAGTCTCTGGTATCTACGTGCATATTAACCTCTACTCCGTCAGCGATTTTGTCCATTGCTGCCAGTAGCATAGACATATTCTTACGGAAAATCATTGTATAGGGCTTACTGGTATCCACAAAAGAGCTATACCCACTACCCACTTCGGTATTAAAGCCCTTACCTTCCACCTCTACATTACCAGTAGCAGTAGTCTTTAATACGTCTTCTGCGAGTTTACCTACACGAGGGCCAAAGCGGAATGATGCCGACAGATGTAGTTCTGCACCCATAGTGGATGTTTCAGTCATCATATTCGTGCTACCTCGGAACTGATAGATACTCTGGAACTCGTCTCCTACGACAACGATACGCTTTGCACTCTTCGCATTTTTAAGGATGGAAAGGAATGCTGCGTTAACGTCTTGGAACTCGTCTCCAAAGATAATGTCGTATCCAAGATCCCGACCAGAAAGCTGATACAACTTAACGTAGGTATCGTGGGTCATCATCACATTAGAAGTAGAATCAGTACGTTCCCGCCATAACTGCTTAGCATAACGAATAACGTCTGTCACCAATTGAGGAATATTCACTCCTTTCTTCTTAAAATCTTCAACGTATGCGCCAGGGAAGTGATCTCGGGTAATGTGTTCTGCATCAGAGAACTCATACTTACCCAACGTCTGCTTAACCAGCAGGCCCAACATAGCCTCAGTGATCATCACCTTACCACGTTTATCTGCCCAAGGCTTTATTTTGAAACGCTTAGCGATCTCGCTACCAGTACCAGCAACGTTCACATACTTACCTTCTGGACGTGTCAGCTTATGACGCATCTCCACAGGAAGCTCTTGATAACAAACAGAGTGAAGAGTACGACACTGCACGTTATAAGGCATTTTCTTCTTCGCTTCTTCTGCCATTGTCTTGTTAAAAGCCAGGTACAGAATACTATCGGATGTGGTGCTAGCCAGCAGTTTCAGAGTAGAGGTTTTGCCTGTACCTGCTCGTGCTTGGATAGTTGTGAAGCGGTTTAACTTAAATGACTCCAGGCAAGCCGCCTGTTGTGCTGTTGGTGTGAATTCCATCGTTCCTCCGTTTGCTCTAAAAAGATAACACCAGAAAACTGATGTTATCATAGTTTGTTATTTCAATGCAAGCCTTATTTCGGGCCGTACACACTCAAGATTTCTTCCAAGTAAACATCACGGATGAAATTATCCCAGAAAGTAGGATCTGCTTTTTCTCGCATACCATTCTTTTTTGCCTGAGAAGATAGTTTTTCAACTTCTTCGACCACATCTTCGAGTTGTTCTTGGATCTCTTTGAACGGGACACTACCTGCTTTCACCTGCATCAGGTATTCTCGATCCTTCAAAGGATACACCAGATCACCTGTAGAGTAAATCTCTTTCAGTTGTAAGCCGCCCCGCAGCGCGTGACTGAGTGCTTTAAAGTCGATGCCTTCATTCAGTTCAGCTTGTCGAGCACGATGACCATACTCTTCCCACGTTTTCTGCAAAGACTTCTGCATCTCCTCCACAGAAACGCTGGTTTGGAACTTACGTGCCAACACTACGTAAAAGTCCTGGAAGCCTGAACGCTGGTTTTCATCTGTGATCCACTCGCAGAATTCATTCAGGGGTAAAGTGTGTGCGATATCACCAACTCGGGTTTTACGCATACGTTCACCATTATACTTAGGATCTGGAGATTGTGCCGGAGCCGCTTCTAATGCCTCCATCACCTGACGCAGACAAGCCATACGACTACCTTTAACACCATACTTTCCAGCCTGCTTACGAACATAACCCAGATAGGATTTCATATCCGTAGAGTAGAACTGAGAGCGGTTTGCCTGTAGTTCGGCCCATACAGCAGGGAGATCAGACTTAACTACCTTGTCCATAGGCGCGTGAATCATATCTAGTGCCAATGTTTCACCCTCAATACCCAAGTTGATGAAGTAACGCAGGCTGAATAGCTCGTAGTCGATATCCTCTGCGCTATTTTTCACTTCGTCACTACCTGTGTTGTAGCTCATATGATTTTTCATTGTGCCGAGCAGGATACTTTCAGCACTAGGGACAAAGATTTCTTTATAATCGGTGTCTGATTCAGGTGTGTCTGTACCATAAAGCTTACTACCGAATAACATTTTAACGATTGTCTTCATTTTTCCTCACATATTGTCGATTATTGATTCTGCAAGTAGGATAGCTTGGTCTCGGTTTAATGTCAACATCCCTTCTCCATAAATATCTCCCGCCCACTCGGCTATTAACTCCACCTCACTAGGCTGGATGTATGCCTTGATTGAGTTTCCTTCGCCGTATGTGTCAATTAAATCTATCATCATTTCCTCCTATAGGCAATAAAAAATCCCCAACTCCGAAGAGAAGGGGATTTGAATATTACAGGAACAATGGAACGAAGTAAACAGTTCCGTTGACAACCACCTGCATATGCGTTGAAGCAGTGCCTGGAGTTGTTGGTGTACCTGTTGCAGTGCTAACTGCAAGTAAGTTACCCTGAGCACCAACACCTGCGCTACCGTTATGTAGAGACATACGAGGAGTCACAGCGTTTAAGCCAGGAGAAGCAGTCTGAGTAGCACCACTAACAGTAAACAATGCGCATTGACCTTGATCGAAACGTGTAGGAGACGTACTCTTAACGTTAATGACGTATTCACCAGTGTAAGGGCCAAACTGAACCCACAGTGAAGGTAATGTTTCATTGTATTGCTGGTTTGCATACTGAGCCGCAGTAACACCAGTAGCACCGAAGTGATACATTGTCACAATAGGGACGTTACCAGCACCACGTTGGATGTTGATAATAGTCTTACCAGGTGATCTGTCGGCTGTTACAGGATAGTTTCCGCTACCCACCGAGTTATAGCTTAGGCGAGAAATGATCTCAATCTCCCAAATACCGCCGTTATTAGGGGTATAGAAGCTACCTAAGTTTAGCCACATACTAGCGTTGGCATTGTTTGTACCACGGAGAGCACCAGTGTACCACTTAGCTTTCATTGTACCGTTGATAACGCTACCGAATGCCTCGTCTTGGCGGTTTCCTTGATCATAACCAGAAGACCACATACTGATTGCTGCATTGCTTCTGTTGAAGCTTGCGTTAATCAGGTTGATACCACGCAGAGATGCACGGCAATAGGTCAGATCAAACGGAGTATCAATATTCTCAAGGTCGAGTCCATCAATCAGCCATTGTCCATTAGACAAATCACCAGCGTGTACTGTATGCTCGATCCATCCATTGTAGATGAAACACTGTGTCGCTCTTGGTGCATAGATACTTGCGTTACCAAAACCGTGTTGCAGGTTGAAGTTACTTAGCTCTAGTGCTGTTGAGTGATCCCAGTTCCCCACAGTTGCGTTGTCGTAAGTAACATCTAGGACGCTATCATACGTATAACTACTGTAGAATTGATCAATCTTGGTGTCCAAGGTATCGATCAGGCTTAGGCTCTTACCTCCCATATATGAGAAGCGAACACATTTGATACGAGCGTACTGACCAGCAGAACAAATATTTCTAAAGAAGCCCATTGTATTGACTTTCTTATCATATTGCCCATAAACTAGGATGCCTGTGATCTCGGTATAACGTGCTTGCACTTTAAATGCATAGTCTGCGCTACCGTCAAGTACTAGTGTGGTCACTGCCATATATCCTAGCTCAACATCTGGGCCAGCCAGTTTGAATTTAGATACGTATGTTGCAGAGTAATCCCAACCAGATACAAGGAAACTACCAGCAGGGAAACGGATTCCGAGGGTAGACAGGTATGTATTAGAGAAGGCATTCATTCGCTGGATAGCGGGTTGAGCATCAACTGTAGCACCAGGCATAGCACCAAAGTCTGTAACGTCTAACTTGTCGTATTCTTTCTCACGCAGCCAGAAATAAGTCTTACCGCTATCAGCAGCGTGTACACCGCCATCATCTGCAATTTTACCTGCAAGGCTACCAGTAAACCAACCGCTTCCGTGGAAACTTCCGTCAGTCACTGCGTTATAAGAGGAAAGAAATACTCGCTCACCTGTTGCCGTTGGTTTGGCTGCTTTAAGCTCTGCCCAAGACTTGAATGTGCGATAGAAAGGATGTGCAGCAATATAAGCAGCGATTTGATCGCTTACGTCTGGAGGCGTTGTGCTTCCATTATTGCTACCACCATAAGGTTGTCCGAAAATTACCATTAAGATATTCCTTATAAAAGGTAAGATCCCACTAAAGGGGTATTCCTTCATTATACCCCAATAGCAGGTTTTAGTCAATCAATGATTGATCATTAGGACAATGCTTAGGTTCGTGCTGCCCTCATTCGGGCAAGTGCCTCTCTTGCTGGCATACTTCGCCCCTGCTTAAAGTCTTCTTGAGACATTTTAACAAGAGCGACAAGAGCATCACTTTGGCGGTCATAATACTTATTCACCAAGTCACGATAAGCATAGTCTGTATCTTTTCCTGGGTAAGTATGGTTTTCGTCCTTCACATATTCGCACTTTCGGTCACAGCACCAGTAGCCATCCCGCTCACAACGATTAATGTGGGCCAGAATAGATCGGCGTAGTGCGCCTAAGCGTTTAATGTCCATCTTAGAGATCACTGATTCGGATAAATATTTCATACTTACTCCTTATTCTAAATTAACACCACCGACGAGTAGCGGCGCGTTGATGATCGCCACCCTCGTTATCGTTTGCTGCCTTTGCTTTCATCCTAACTTTGATGTAAGCCTTTGCCAGCTTCTTCTCTTGAGTAGTCATTAGAGGATACTCATAGATACGCCAACACCGTAATAGCCATTGCTTGATCCGTAGAATCGAACAGTGACACGACCTTTCGCGGTTGCAAACTTATAGAAAGTCCACATACCACATTCAGCCTCTTCGTTGTCTTCTGTAACTTCTTCTGCTTGCAGGATCGGAGATCCCACTAAGTCATCCAGATCGCCTTCAATGTCTTCGATGTAAACAGACTCACAGCAATCCTGATGATGCATAAACCGCACTGTACCGCCTTCTTCACGAACAAGAAGCAAAGCTTCATTCTCGTCGTCATTGGAAGTGAATGCTTTTGTCAGTGTCTGTCCGATCAAACAATCAAAAATATCTACGCTCATAGTTTCTCCTTTACCAGTTCCAGTGTCCGTGGACACTATTATATTTTTGTCTAGCCCATTTCACTGCTGCCACAAGCACATCTCCGTGACAAGAAGCAGGGGAACAAAAGCAGACGAGATTTTTATTTTCCAACTCAAGTAAGTCTTCAAGAGTAATCCTACCAGACTTGATTTGTTCCCACAACCACTTTTTATACTTCTCAACCACTATTTCTCTTGTGTCTGACGTAGTGATTTTAAAAGGATTGGCAAACTTAGAATGAGGAAGCCCCGATTGGGGCTGTCCTCTTCCAATATACACCGCGCCATCTGGTATCGTCTTACCACATTTGTAGTAATTCAATACTTCCATCGTCACACCTTTTCAAAAGACCAGAGAAGACCTTCCATAGGGATCGGTTGATCGTAGAGATCGGTCATAGTGTCTTTAAGAGTGAAATTACCTTCTGCATCTACTCGTGCCACCGTATATACTTCACCTACATTGTAGAACATATATCCTAATCCATCGGATCTAGTTACACGTACTTTATCACCAGGGGAAATAGACGCTTCTTGCTCAGAAAGAATTTCAGCCAGCTTACCCATAAAGTAAGCCTGAGCCTCTTCCATATTCATACCTTTCACTGCCAGAACAGTTTCATCGTGCATCTGCTGAATCTCAACATCACCCGAGGCACGGACAATCTCTCCTACAATATCCAGCATAGCTGAAACAGCATCTTCGCTTGCTACCTGTTTCTCACCATCTTCTGATGTGATAGTGTCACCGCTTTCGACGTTATGGATCACCCACTTAGCTTTACCGTCCAGAAGATCGACACATACCACTTTATCCACGTCATTGTAAAACTCTACACCGTAGGAGTCCACAGGGTCGCTGTTGATGGTTCGATCCCCTGGGGTAAGGAAACGTAGCACCTTATACTCTTTACCCACTGTAACGTTGTACAGAGAGGATTTACCACCCGTTTCGCTGAACTTGATCAGGTTTGTGGACAGTGCAGAAGCTAAAATTGCAGACAGGCTATCGTTCATCATATATTTCTCCTTAACATTTAGGTTGTTTGTTCTTGTTCACAGCATACTTTACCAGAGTAAGATACTTTGAGCAAGAGGTTTTCTGTCGATAATGTTTCATCTTACCGTGTACTTCTTCCGAGTGGGCTTTCATAACAAACTTATCACCCTCCACCCAAGAAAGATCCGTACCATCAGATAAGATCACTACCCACAGAGGCTTCTTATTCAGGTCATACCCTGCCTGACGGCAGGATACAGGCTTAATAATATTCGTCATCAAGTGAGTCTTTTTTATGTTTCAGTGCGAAAACAACATAGTACTCGTCACCACAGCCGTTGTCAACATAATATTTGTGATAATTTTCATCCGACTCGACTAATCCGGCACGATCATACGAGTAAATCTCACCATCCTCCATATAGAAAAGTTCACCGTAACCCTGCAAGGCCCACTCAGTGTCTGTCTTATCGACAAACTCCATACTGATCTCAGACTGAGCAAAGGCAGCGGCATCAGCAAAGCGCTGTTGCAGGATTGCTGCATATGTCAGGAGTCCACCTTCCCACACAATGTGAGTAGAATCCTCGTTGATTGCCAGCTTGTCTACAGTACAGCCACGGTAAACCCCTTCGACGTGCTTAAACTGTAGCCGTCCTAGATCGTCAACACCTACTACAAGAAGTAAGTCCTCTGTTCCAGGGATAGGATCTGCACCTTCCCGATAGTTCATCACACGGATGATACGACCAATATCTTTATGGCTTACTGATTCTACTTTATTCATAATGCCTCCAAATCATCTTCTGGGGAATATAACCAACCAATCCTATCAATACTGTAGTACCAAGTAGGATTAGGTAAGTTGTCTACATCGGTATCCGAAAGGTGCATAGCACTGATCCGGCCTGTTTTGCCTGAGTAAGAATCTCTTACCCAATCGCCCACTTTATGCTTTGGGCTTCTTGTACTTTGGACTTGATTCAAAGTTAAGATCTCCTTTCAGTTTTTCGATCTCTTCGAAAGTAACATCAACAGCTTGCCACTCTTTCTCGTGCATACGGAACGACAGATACTTACCAAACTGCTCTTCGCCATCTTCGTCAACGTAACGGAAGATCCGAACGTATATATCACGAATGGTAGCCTGAATGCCACGGCACAACACAACCTCGTAGATCTTGTACATACTGATCTGCTCGTCTGTATAACGTGGGGTAACACTAGGCACATACTTAGGACGTTCGCTGCTTCTCTGGCTCATATCTATCTCCTCGGTTTCAATACACACATCTTAGCACATCCTTGTGCTACGTCAATTAAATCTTTTGGGAAAAAGCTAAAAGTTCTTTTGCAAGGTCAATAGCAGTATCCCTGTCCAAGTTGAACGAGGATGACCCAATAACATCGCCGTCACGCCGCCCAATAAATCGCAGGAGGATACCATCCAGATCCTTACTCAGTAGGAGTTCCATCGTAACATCCTCACTATCCGAGGTTTCATCGCGGTATTGGACTGTATCCTTAGCTGGAGTTTTTAGCTTAAAGCGGCTAGCCATATATCCCAACTCTTTACCCCTAACTAATACCCGAGGTTCACCCCTGGCCCAAAAGCTAGAGATTGGATACTCGCTACCCAGATTAAGGTTATGCTCTGCATTCTCATTATCCACACAGATCAGGGTATCCCCAACTTTCCAATGAACACTCATACTGCGTTCCTGCGTTTTACTTGCATCGCCATACGAGTAAGATCCGCAGCAAGATCTAAAGCATCCTCTACATCAAGTTTAAGCAGATGTGCGCTCTTTGACTTACCGCCTTCCTTATGTTCAGTGAGTACCAACACTTGCTCATACTCTTTCGAGTCGATAGCGAACAGTCTGGTTTCAGAGACAGGGGAATTCTCGTACCGATACATCGCTTCGGTGACTTCTTCCAACTTCTCTTCTTTGCGAAGAGTAAAATCAGATAGGAAGTTAGCGTAGCTCATTGAGAAGTTAAACTGACGACCCCCGTCTTCTCCGTTCCACTTGTAACTTACAGTACCAAACCCTGTTGAAAGGACAGTAACACTATCTTCTTCGGATTTTGCATCCCAAATTGATCCTACTTCTGGAATTTCTACCATATCTTACTCCTTAATTTCGATTTCATCAGCCGACATAAGATCGCTACCAAAGTGATCCTCATACCGGAAAGTAACAGGTACTGTGAATGTACCTTCTTTGTTAGATCGCTGCATACGATCAATGCCCTTAACCAAATAGACCGAGCGTACTGTACGTGTAACTTTGACATTACCACCAGGCTCAAGGAAGTAGATCTGAGCATAAGCAGGTATTTCAGCAACAACCTCAACCTCTTTGCCTTCGTTACCTAAGTGCATACGATCTAGAATCACAGTAGCTTTCATATTGTCTCCTTATTTCTTAGAGGTGTCTTTAACAGCATCACCAACTTCTTTGTTGATCTGCTGAGTGTAATACGGTACATAACCGTCTGTAGGTGCATAGCAGATACCACGGATCATAACATACTCTTGGTGAGTATTACAAGCCTGTACTCCAGCGTGGTAACGCATATAGTTAGTGCTGCACATCAGAGGGTAGATAAGCATAACCCAGAGGATAATGTTTAACAAGATCATTCCTGATTTCTTCTTACGCTTACGAGCGAAGATTAATCCTGAGATAACGCCTACAGCTAACATAGCATAAAACTGTGAAGAGTGCCATACAAAGGCGTACTGCATAAATTCAAAGAACATTATTACTCCTTAGTTATTAGTGGGTGAGATAGGAGAGTATAACAAGTAGATCAGAGTGTCAATAGGGAATGTAGAAGAGATATGAAATAGAGATAAGAGGTATAGAAGAGATGTTACATATCGTCGTATCTCCCTTCGGGATCTACTCCTTATGTAACATATAGAATGAGGATAACGAATAGAGATAATCCCTACTCGCTATCGCTCGCAACTTAGTGTTTAGCTTAGCATATATTTTTCAACTTGTCAATGCGTATTATGATTTAATTACTAAGTGTTTTTGTGGAGCAACATCTTCCTTGAATTTAGCCACGACACGGATGTTTTGGAAGTTCATACCTCCCACCAGGATCGCATAGTTCCCGAGATAAGGCTCTACAAGCCACTCGTAACCATCATCACCAATAATGGTGATCTCTTTACCTTCTACTTTAGCTGCATACTTCTTGCCTTCTGTGAAAGGGACGTTTACTACTTTGGTGCAAGTTAACTTCATTGTGTTTCTCCTTATTGATTGAGGTCTCATTCTACACCAACTTAGGGCTTGCAGTCAACCCAAGATACTGCTAATATTCAGTCTCAATAACTGAGGAGGATGTATGCAACCAACTATCACTATAGAATTTTCTTGTTGTGGTCACAAAGCTTCGTTTAAGAAGCAAACCTGCGGGGTTCACGGCTGTCCGTGCGGATCTTTTGTAGATTGGACTCCCTTCTACTACCGTGCTACTACCAATGCCAAGATCACGAGTAGCTTTCATCAAGATTGCCGTGACTACTTTGACCAGCGTGGAATCACTCACTACACAGATACAGGTGGAGATGTTGTGGGTTTACCCTTTGACTCTCTCTACAAAATAATTTGTGTAAAAGACGGCTTGATTCTTCTTGACAGCAATAAGGGTAAGAAGGTAAGCTTCTCTACATTGAAGAGCGCGATGAAACGAGCGAATAAAATCCACAACGAGGAGGTAAAGAATGAAAATGATTAAAGGTGTAGTACTGGCGTTAGGTGTTTTGCTTGCAGCCCAGGCCTCTGCTGCTACAACTTACTGGAAGTGTGACATTAAGGTGTCAGGAAACACTCCTACAACCTTCTCTGAGAAGGGAGCAACGGTGACAGACTACGGTAACTCTTTTGCTGTTGACGTTGACGGCAAGGTGCTAGAGACGCCTCCAATGAACCGTTGGGATCGAAGCACTGATGTGTTCTCTATAGAACAAAACGGGATCGTAATGAAAATGCGCCCTAAGTTCGATATGCGCTATTATATTGAAGATCAAAACCGTGGAGTGTACTTCCGTTTAACCGATTGTGTGGAGGAATAATGATCACACTGAAAGCAGGACAAAAGATTACTTGTCACTCTAAAGAAGATATGGTGTTTGCACTTGAACTGCTAGAGGATCAGGGCTTTACTTGGATCAACGGAAATGAAAAGCCTACCGAATGGCTTCCATTTGAAAAACTGGAACATCACCGCTGGCCCGACACGATTAATTTCCACAGCGATGACAAGGGAAAACTTAAGATCTGCCGAGGAAGTTATCCTTCTGGAAATGAGGCAACAGTACCCCTGAACGAATTATTTATTAACATCAAAGACTTGGAGGAACCAAAATGAATATCTCTAAAAACTCTTGGCATTACCGTACAATTAAAAATATGAACCGTCAGCCAGCACGTAGTTTGTGTCTCTACTTTTGGCAGGTGGTATTCTGTAGTCTGTTCCTTTACATCATCGGCCCTGCAATCCTATTGCTCTGTGCTGTCTGTATTGTGGGCCTTCTTCCTCTTATGATAGGTGGTATTGCCACCCATACACCAGATGGTGCTTTGTGGGATTGGATTGTAGCTGTGAAGTGCTGGAGCGTAGGCATAGGTATTACTATCGTATTCTTTGCAGTAGGCTGGTTTGCTGTTGCATTCTACAACTTCACCCGAGGAAAGATTTCTAACTACAGCGTTGACAAAGAGCCAAGTGTTTTGGTATCTTACATTCAAGCTAAGAAGCAAAGAGTTTGTCCAGTTATCAACTTTAAGGATTAAGAATGACCGTAATGACTTGCACCAAGAACATCACCCAGACCTCCGAAGGAAACGGTGTAATTATCCGTGTAAACCTTGAGAATGAATATTGGATTGCATCCTTTGAGGAGGATCTTGACAATAACGTGATGCTCGATCAACCGATCAAGGTGTTACACTGTGTCGGTGAAGTTAAAAGCTGGTGGAAGTCATACAAAGAATTCAATCTAACAAAAGAGATCGTAGATGCTTTGGACAAGGTTATCTCTTTATGGGATGATGCGTCTGATGAAACTAAAAAGGTGCTTCTATGACGCCATTGGAGCGGATAAAGGTTCTAAAAGAGATTGGTATCACCTTATTCCCTAATCTAACTCTAGAACAGAGGAGAAGTCTTATGTACATTGAAGATGAACCTGCCTTGGTAGCTGCAAACCCTCTGCAAGAGCAGTTGGATCAAATGACAGCGGCATACAATGCTCAAGTGAAGCGAGGACAGACGCTGCAAAAGCAACGTGACCTTGCTATGACATTAGCTCAGAATTATGCATCCTACTGTGATTCTCTATTAATGGATATCACAGGCAATGTTGAGACCGACAACACCATTGAATGTAGCACTAAAGTGCTTGATATTCTTAAACTATTGGAGGTATCTTTATGAAAGGCAACACACAACGAATCAAGAACGTACCCTGCGAAGGTAATATCCTGCTTTGTCGAAAGATTTCCTCGTTAAGTAAGGGTAACAAGTTGTCTGAAAACACGCATAAGAAAATTAAGAGATCTATTGGAGTAGGTTTCAGTCCTCTGGCTGTACGTATGGGTCGTCTTGGTTACTTCCCAAATTTGCAAGAGTTTGATTGTGGTTGGAATGCCTTATCCTTTGGAAAATCTGGGAGTAAACGATGAGAAGGGCTTTTACTGGTGTAATTCAAGTGGAGGTAGACAAGGGAGTAGATCTCTTGACTGCTGTAAAAGAAGCAAAGGACTTGCTTTACACAACAAAAGCAGATAAGATCCTTTTTGACTTCAATGGTGTCTGGGTAGAAGTAGACCAGAATCATACTTTGGAACAGATTATCCAAGAGTACTACAGTAATTTTTAATAGGAGGACTAAATGAGCTTTGATTTCTCTGTGTCTTTTTCCAACAAGGCAGGAGCAGTTCGGGGAGAGACGGAGATTAAACAGTTAGACATTCGTATCAAGCAGAAGATGGCTTATCCAGGGAGTATTCAGTATTATATGCTGTCTGCACCCTCTGAGGCAGTGTTCAATATCTTCGTTGATAAAGTTGGCGCACGTAAGACAGGGCCAAAGGCTCTGCTTGTTAAATAAGGAGACATTATGCAACACGAACACATCCCTAAAGGCACTCTTGTACGTTATGTTGGAAACAACACAGGCAACTTTGAGAACACTGATTATATCGGGCTAGTAGGAAAGACAATATCTGATACGGTTATTTCCAATCCTCGATCCACTTTAGATGTATTCTTTGAGGAGACAAGCTATGGCCCTAAATTTATTGGCATAATGCGACTCAACCTTGAGATCATTCAAGTTGAAGATGAACCTCTGCCTGCTGTTTCAGGGGATGAAAGATTCTCCGATGCATATGGTGACAGCTTGACTATTGAGACAGGCAATGAGGGTGATACTGATCTTATCTGGATCACTGCTAAGGACAAGCACGGCGAAGCTTTGCTGGAATTTAGTGATCGTGATGCCGTCCTTGATCTGGCTTCGCATCTTCTCCGAGTTGGCTTGGCTATGAATAAGGAGTAATTATGACATACACTCACGTAAAAATGAGGTCAGATTGGTGTTATGGTACATCAGGCCCGAAGAAGGGGGATATCGTAAAGATCCTTTCGGATTACGAACAAGATGGGTTTTGGGTTGTAGAACACAACGGTAGAGACTATACTGTTTATATCGAAGAAGCCACCTACTACAACAAGGATAAAGAGATGACCAAACTATCACCAAATCAACAATTAGCTCTAGCTATCCAGCTAGCAGCACAAGGCCATATACAGCAAGTAGATAAAGGCGGTAAGCCTTACATTCTACACCCTTTAAAGGTGATGCACTATCTTAAGACAGAAGATATGGAGCTAATGACAATTGCAGTAATGCACGATCTGATCGACGATTGCCCTGTTTCATTACAAGATCTGAAAGACAAGGGTTTCTCTGATCGTGTAATAGAAGGAGTTCGACTAATGTCAAATGAGGAAGGTATCAGCTATGACCAGTACATTGACAGGATGCTAACAAATATCGATGCAGTTCGTGTCAAACTAGCAGACTTGCGTCATAATACAGACGTTCGCCGCCTGAAAGGTTTGGAAGAGAAAGACTTTGAGCGTATGAAAAAGTATCATCAGGCATATCTGCGCCTAAAAGCTGTACTGGATAGTCAAACAAAGCCATAACAGGAGCCTAAAATGAAACTCTATGAAGCAAGAAGAATTATCCGAGATAGAAAATCCGTCATTGCAGAGAAAGCTAATGAACATCTGCAAGAGTTTGGGTTGAAAATGGATCTGGTGATCACGAATCACGTAGCAGATCGAATCTTCGATAGATCCTTGCGCATAGATGTGGATATTGATAAGATTATGGTGATGTTGCAGGAGATGGTGGATCTTCACTTGGGAAGGATTATGCATAAAGCATTCTTTGCCGAAGACGGTGGACTGATCCTCTATCGACTGTACCGAGGAAATCTTGTTGAGTGTTTTGCAGTTGCAATTGAGTGTAAGATGGTAGACAATGGTGTTTTCCAGGTGATTGTAAGAACATTTATGCCATCAGCAAGCTTGACATATGTTCGACAAAGAGATAACCTTCTCTTCGCACCAAAAAGAAAAATGAGGCTTGTAAGTAATCTCCAGAAGATGCTATACTCCTCTCACTGTCCAGAAGCACTTAAAATCTTACGATAAGGAACTGAAAATGAAAAAGACTGTACTGAGCATTGGCGTAGCACTTATGGCAATTACAACTGCTGTCCAAGCGGAGACACCAGCTACACGATCAGCATTAAATGCAAACATTCCTCAGTGTTTAGAGCTTTATCGAAATAATGACAACACCAAAGTCTTCTTTGACTGCGGATCTTATGTGCTGAGGGTTAACACCGAAGCCTCCTACATCAACAAGCAGTTTGTCACTTGTAGCAAAAACGGCGATGGTAGTGTTGGAACCTGCCACGATGTATGGGAGAACTAACGCGAACAGATTACTTAGGTCGTCCGATTTCCGAGATGACAGTGCCAGATAAAAATGTCTTGTGTGTTCGTTGTCTGAGGTGCTACAATCTTCTTACGGCACCAAGGGCTGCACCAGATAAGCTGGATGTTAAAGAACCGAAGTGTCCAAGTTGCAACTGTAAAGTATACTACTCATAGGAGAAATAAAATGGCTATCCCTGACTACTGTGATCCACGCGCTGAGAAGCATTACGTTAACTCTTTTGTTGGTAGTGACCGTGGAGATAACGGCAGTATGTACGGCTACCGTTACGACAGCACTTCTGGTGGCAAGCCTACTAAGATGGTGCATACGTCCCGCTACGGTCGTGTTTGTGCCTACTGTGGGCATCAGGGATTGCCTCTCCAGCCATACTTTAAGGGTAGTTTCAATCCTGATTCTGACGCTACTGTTACAGGTCATATGTGTATCTGTAAAGAGGCTATGGACGAATTGGATATCAACCAGGCTATTCGTGAACTCAAGGCTAAACAGGCAAGAGAAATGGCAGATCTTGTTAATAGCGCACCAAAGCCTAGCAAAAAAGTATTAAGTGCTGCCTTAGCACATCGTGTAAAAGTGTTGACAGAAGAGGTTGAAGCAGGTAATCTTTCAGCACTCTCCGCTTTAGGTGTAGAGGTGGAGTGATGACACAAAAAACAGAAACGCCTCAGTTTAAGGATGATACCCAAACTGGAGTGTACGAAGGGCTGATTTACTGCGCCGAGATAGGGGATTGGGTGTTAGTCATTATCTTCGAGGAAGAAGGGAAGTGGCGAGTCCACTACGAGAACAAAGATCCATCGGAAACGATGTATCTTGCAGATAGCCTAGAAAGCGCTATCAGCTTGGCCCAAGTGCATCACAAAAAATCCGTTAGAAAGACTTTTATAGGAGAACCGAAAATGTTAAACGTAAGGCTGAATAAGAATGCAATCCTGGCAAACCTCACCGATGAAGAGGATCTTTTTGAGCTTTCCACTATGGAAGCTGTGTACGACATTCGTTCTCTTAAGGCGCTTATCGCTTATGGTCACGAAACCTTCCAGGTAGATAAAGATTCTATCAGTCCAGAAGGTAAGGTGTTCATCGAGGGCTACGAGATGTGGTTGCCAGTCGAGGTAGTATGATGCATATCTTTACCTTAGTCACAAACAACCAAACAATTCACAAAGACATTCTCTTAGCAATAGAAGAGTCTGAGTGTACTATTGAGGAGATTTTAGCTAGGGAGACAGGTATTACCCTTATTCTGTCAGGTGCCGCTAAGTTAAATCAACTCACCCTAGCAGGAAAGCTGAAAAAAGATTATCAAGTTACTTTAAATGGTGACAGCATTACTGCTAATAAAGATGGCTGGAGTTACAGTCAGTCTTATGTGGCTTACTATCGGAGGAAAGGTAATGTCTAAACGTTACGGTCGAAATCAGAAGCGCAAAGCGCGTGAGCAGATAGCGTCGCTGGAGCGTCGAAACACTCAATCGGCGTTACATAACACCGAGCTACAACGTAGAATGTCAGACCTTGTTGAGATGGCTAATGTTATGGATGAAGTATTAGGTAAGAACTTTATCGGGAATGACAGTGAATACCATATTCAGCCAGGGCAGGATTATATTCGTATACCAGAGGTTCCAAAGTTTGGTTATCCTTATGGTAAAGAGGCAAGTCCGTTAGAAGTGGCATATAAGCTACATAGCTTGGACGTTATGGACACCAGCGTAGAGCTAGATTCGCTTCGAGAAGCAATGTGTGTCCGTGTTTACATCGCAGGTGAGGCTGCAATGGCAATGAATCTGACAACTCGCGTATGGGATCACTTCCCTCGTGAATATCTCATTCAAGACTTGAGCCGTAAATTTGCAGAAATGCTTACCGACAAAATTCAAAACAAATAAGGAGTGAATATGAAAAAGATTTTAGCTGTGGCAGCCATTGCATTAGCCTTGGTTGGTTGTAAAGCCGAGTCAACAAACACAACTGAGACTTTTAAGCTGCCAGACGAGCTTTCTCAGTGCCATATGTACTATCTGACCAGCACAGATGGTGTTGGCATCCACGCCCTCGTATGCCCTAACTCCACAACGTCTACCCGCTGGAAGGAAGGTAAAGTAGACCGCGAATTTGTGTCGAGGATGGATTGATGAAGAAAGCACTGATTGTTAGCACAAGTCGTGTCACTGCCATTACACCTAAACTACGGACAGAAAGCGAAGTTTTTTGCTTCACCGATATTCATATGGGCTTGAAATGGATTCAGTCGAATAAAGATAAGGTATTAAACTATCATTACGCTAAAATTATCGATTGACAGCCTACGGGCTGTCTTGTAGTATGTGTCCTATCGAAACAGAGAACGGAGTTATTAAAGATGTTGGAATCAATCGCTAAACGTGTACGTAAGAAAGGTATGGTGAGTGCGGATCGTGCAGACTTCATTTGGAAGTGTGGTAAGGTTTGGAAAGCTTATGTTGCAGAGAAGCGTATTGTTGTGATCACTGAACACAAGATTGCGGCAGAAGATTTGTTCCAGGAATATTTTGATAAGATCGTTCCAGGTATTAAAAGTGGGTATGTAGTGTTGAAGACACTTGATGAAGTCACTTTGGAGGATATGAACGATGAAGATGGGTTTGTCGAATTCTAAGTGGAATGCGGAGGAGATTATGTTATCTCCCCGTAATGAAAACTTTGCTGGACAAGAACAGTTATTACGTGAGACACTACTTACTCAACTTAAAGGGGATTCTATTATTAACGGACAGAAACGAGATACACTAACTGTACTTATGGCATCAACTCCAGAAGGAAAGTCAAGACTTTCTCCAGGCGAACTCTATAGTGCGGCTGATTTCTGCATTGGTATTGAGAAGGCTAAGCCAGAAGATTTTCCAGAAGAGATCACAATGCACAATTCATTAACGGGTAAGAGTCGTACAATGCGTCTGAAAGGTCGTCCAGATTTGCAGAACATCCCTGTTGGAGATAAAACGATGAAGGTAGAGACTTTCTACCCAGGAGATTTTGCAGAGCTAGAGAAACGCATTACAGCACGAATGGACACACCCGAAGTTCAAGAGGCGTTAAAGCTTCCTAAGAATCATCCAGAACGATTTGCGACACTTTATGGTGGCTTCGTATGATGCTATTTATCCTGTGGTGGTTGAGCGTTGGCTTTGTGGTAGCTACGCTGGTGTATTACGTGGACTGTCTTGAGGCAAGCTGTGTAGATAGTCCTTGGATGATTATTCTAGGGGCTGTTTTATGGCCTATCCTCTACGTTCCAGCATTTTTGGGGATGGTGAGTATGTACAAATATCGTAAATCAGAAGGAGACATTCTCTAATGGCTATCAAAGTAGTGGGTGAGCAAAAAGAAATGCAAAGTAATTGTCGTCAGTGTGGTAGTGTGCTATCTTATGTCTTCACTGATATTAAAACAGTGACATATAAGGACATTTCGCAATGCACTAGCACGGATCATTACATCGACTGCCCTGTTTGTGGCAAACGTATTATCATCAAGTCTTTTTAAGGAGGAAGTATGGCAACTACAGATCAAGTGAAAGATAAGGCTTCTGATGCCCCAAAAGAGGAGAATGAATAATGTCTACTTATACCCTTTACGGTGAACTGATTACTATTAACAAGCGTATGGGCATCCCTATGGATAGTCTGCCAGTAGGCACATATGCACTGTCCTATAACGATAACATTGGTTATCACTTGGCGGCTGCCCCTGAAATGGACACTCCTTCGGTACTTTACGGTGAAACTGAGACTCGTGCTGACCACGTAATCAAAACTTACCTTCGCCGTGCAGAGAAGGGTGACAATACTGGTGTACTCCTGTCTGGTACAAAAGGTAGTGGTAAGACAATGCTGGCAAAAGTCATTGCTAAGAAGCTGGCTACCCTGGGTATCAGTACTATTCTGATCTCCGAAGCCTACACCGATGCAGGTTTTGTCGAGTTTATGTCTAAGATTCAAGAGAAAGCTATGGTTATTATCGATGAATTTGACAAACTCTACGACGAGAAGAAGAAACAAGAGGCTCTTCTGACTGTTCTGGATGGTACAGGCACTGGTAATAAGATGTTTACGCTGACAAAGAACAACGGATTCCTGTCTGAGTTCTTCAAAAACCGTCCGAGCCGTATTTTCTACAGCTTTGACTACGATAAAATCAGTGATGCGACGATGCAAGACTATCTGGATCATCGTCTGGACAACAAAGAGCACGTATCTGGCTTCAAACGCCTGCACGAAGTAAGCTTTGAACTGTCGTTTGATGTTATTCAGGGCTTAGTGGAAGAGCTTAACGCCTATCCTGATATGCATTTCAAGGATGCACTGGATATGATGGGTATCACCTTCGGTGCTGGCAAAGGTGAATGGAAGCTGTCAGAGATGACCATCAACGGAGAAGTTATTCAGACGGGCCACGTTTCCGGTATCTACGGCTTTGACCTGATTAAGTTCCTGGATAACAACATTCAGCTTACTGCCTATCTGAAAGAGAAAAGCAATCAGAAAGAACTTCTGCGCCAAGTCCCTCTGATCAAAGTAGGCGAAGACGAGGACGATACCTCAGAAATCACCTTTAGCGCTAACACAATGGCTATGGCTATTACTGACGGCGGTAAGTTGGTGTTCGAAGATAACTCCGGTGCTGCACTGCGTATCGTACTGGAGCAGCCAATCACGGCAATTGGTGGATTCAGTCGTATTTTCTAATAGAGAGGGCTTCGGCCCTCTTTTTGTTTGGAGGAAAGATGGAAGTAGAGATAGCAGTAACTAAATACATTAAAGTGTCCTTGGAAGAAGCCCTACAGTCCGGTAAAATTAGCTGGGACTACAATGTAGTGAGTGGTATGTGGGCAGAGCGATACTACTTAGCAGAGCGGGACGATGTATTTTTAGAAGTATCTCAAGAAATGCTGTGTTCTGATGGTAGCATACATAACCATACACTATTCTATTTAGAATGTAGTGCCATTACAGACGGCATTACTGGTATAGGAAAGTCAGAAGTCCTATCCCACATACGTTCAAATATTGATAAAGTGATTCCATACGAGGAGATAAGCGATTATGAGTAGACATTACAACCATATGCAGACTACCTTACTGGTGGATGGTGTACCTATCCCTGCTAGTAATATAGAGTACCAAGCTGGTGTAGTTAAGTTTGCAGTTAATATATCAGAGAACAGTAGTGCTTTATTGGTTCAGAACTTAGGTAGAAGTATTCCTTTTGAGCTAGGATACTCAGGTAACAACTGCGATTCATTGAAGCTTTTGTTTGCGGCCCTATCTGCGTCAAAACCTACCGGAACATTGAAGCTAGATAGCTTCTCTCTGGAGGAGTCAGACGATTGTAAGGTTGTCTTCAATATCGAATGATAGATATTAGGCGCGATATTTGAAAAGAATTAGGGTTTTGAAGTGACGTGCCGATCCCTGGAAAACGGAGAGCTAACACCTCTCCTGATTCTACCGCTGCATCCTCAGAAGCTTTCTCAGTAAACCTAACCCAACATTCAAGTATTTATAAAAACCTCTTAGAACGTGTCTGAGAGAGTTTTACAAAAACTTGGAAAGCACTTTACTTAAAATTGATAAAAGGTCGTAGGATTTTTTCGAGTTTTCAGAAATCAATATTTGTAAACCTGAATTTATATTAAAAATGCTTCCGGCTAAAGTCAGACAACAAAGTATAATTATTTTTAAAAACCTTGAAAAAATATTTTCCAAAAATCGGTCCAGGGTCGTAGGATTTTTTTGACTTTTTGAAAAACAGAATTCGTAATCCTAAATTTATATTAAAAAATCGCATTTTCGGGGTTGATTATGCGCCTGATCATAGTTTCGGGGGTGATAGTTCGCAGCCTAATGATACCGCACGTTATCATTTCAGGCGTGATAGTCACATTGCGTTACTATTGGAAAATGATTAGTCACGGTAAGTAATTACCTAAATGACGCGCAGGGGCGGGTCTCTCTTCACTTAAGTAGCGTCTTACTCTGTGGATATAATACCACAGTGAGGGAATGGATCAAGCTTTATTTCAATCTTTACAAAACTTATTTTAGACAGCCTGCCGGCGATCCACCTTGCAGCCCCTTCGGGCCTGCTAGCCAAGTTTAGCGCCGTTGGTTGGCGTTGCCTTACTTCACAAACATTGTAACCAGGCTTGCGCCTGGCGTCAATTAATATTTCAAAGTATCTGCAATTACTTCCCCGTTTTCCGCCACCAGCTTAACCCGATAAAATCCACCGTTTAGCATTTTCATAGCGTGAGGCAATGGCACCTGGCGAGATCCGCAATGTAAAGCACTCGTTTCCCAAGTGAACATTGTAACGATTGTATCAGATGTTGTGATCATTTTCTTGCCTCATTTGTTGGAGTGAAAGCATTATGCCCGAATTGAATCGGGCAATCAATAGTTTTATTCCACAATATCAAAGAAAGTTTCTAGGTCTGCTCGACTGAGGCAATAACCAGAATTGATCATAGCCCTGGCTTTACGGTCTACCATAACTTGATCTTTGTTGTTATGGGCTGGAGAAGTAACTAGGAACAGATCGCCAGGCTTCACGTTTACAGGACGGCCCCGACCATTTAATGATTTAATCTGAAAACCACTTTTAGCAATAACCATTGTAAACTGTTTCATATGTCGCCTTGTTAAGTTGTATGCCTTGCGGCTATCCGTGTTTAGTGTGGCTATAATACACTAAACAAAAGTAAAAACAACACTTGATTTAAATTGTTTTATCTGTAGAATACGAAGCCTAAACAACAAGAGAGGGCAAAAATGTTTCCATTCAAAACAGGCGGCGTTTTATATGTGTTCAACACAGAGAAGGCGCAAAGACTGTTAGCAACAGTGGTTAAGAATCCCGACAGTGTAACAGAAGCACAAAACAGGATGCATATAACTTGCGTTTCCACATTTGTTAAAGTTCTGCTTATCCGGTTTGATAACGGGTACACCTTGGACGGATACTATTCAAAGGATGCAGAGATCCTATATAATGCAATTAAACAAGTTAAGAAATCGCGGAGGATGTTTTAATGGGGCGTGAGTATGTGATCCAATCGTGGGTAAAGCACGATCCTGATGATTGGCGGGTTATTCCTGAGGAACTGCTAGATCATTCCGTAGGGTATAGCGGGGAGCAGGTAGGCAACCGCTTAGCACGTTCAAACGGTAACGTAAGAACGAGAACGATCCCAGGCTGGAATCCTGACGGAACGGCAGACATTGCAGGAGCCGCCGAACCAGAGAGAGCGCCGCGCCGCGTTAATCCTCTTTACGCAATAGATCCAGCGTTTAAGATTCTGGAAGAGTACGAAGGAAGAGCGGCGGCAATGCTTGCTGATCTTGAAGCCGGAAAGATTACAAAAGGAACCTATGATCTAGCTATGCGAGTGCTAGACAACAAACTAAAGAAGGCAGAAGAGAAGATCCACAAACTAGCAGAGCTAGACGAGGAAGAGCAGGAAGAAGAGGAAGCGCCGGAGATCTTTGCTGATGCAGCACATAGCGAAGCCTTTACAGAAGAAGAGTTAAAAAATGCATTAAATAAACGTTTTTGGGATTGACTTAAAAAACGAGATCCCTTACTATTATCACATCAACGAGGCAGGGAGCCACCCGAAAGGGCAGTAGCGCCAGAGCATACGAAGTCTGGATAAGTTGAAAAGATTTAAAATAGTAGTTGAAATAAAGATTCAGTGTGATAAGATAGCTTCACAGTAACAACAACCTAAACAACTAAGGAAAATGAATATGAACAAGCCAACCAACTTTAAACAAGCGGATTTCATCACTATGCAGAACGATGCAGATGATCGCGCCAATCGTGGTGTACGTAAAGAAGGCTGGGTCATTGCTGGTTTATTTTCCTTACTGGTTTGGATTCCAGTGCTTGCAAAAGTATTTTTCTAAAAGAGTTGCATTATCCGAAAGCAAAGCGTAGTATATCAATCACTGAGACAACAACGGAAACAAAGCAATGAAACAATATGTTATGAAAATTCACTTTAAGTCAGGCGCTACGGTTTGCACTCCAGATCTTTACGCAATAAAGCAACGTTGCAAGCGACTGAAAGCAGAATTGAAACGTAATAAAGATTGTGGTTTTCGTCAGTGGGGTTTAAAAACAGTTTGACTTTGATTTAGTGGGGCTTTAGAATAGCCTCACTAGGTAAGAGAAAACAATCAACCAAGGAAAATAAAATGGCTTCTTTCAGCGCAACAATGTTTAAATCTTCTGCAATGGGTGATAAAGTGATCGCCGGATCTGGAAGCTTTGCAAACATTAGTATCGATGGGCGTTTAAGCCTGGCGGCTGCAATCGAAGTAGCGCGGGAGACTTTCAAAAAAGAGGCTGGCGCGGATTATATGGGCTTTGCAATCGAAAAAACATCTCGCTTTGTTGACTACAAAAGCCCGATGATTATTGATTCAGAGTTAACCGCGAAAGAAGTTTTATTTTTACTGTAAAGATTCAAAATAAAGTTTGACAGCAATAACTGAATAAACGATAATACTTACATCAAGCGGGGAAATGGTTTCCCGCTCAAACAAAAGAGAAGACAAATATGAAAACTTTCATCACCCGTGAAGCAGCCCGCGCTAACCGCAACGCAGTAAACGAGAAAGCGAAAGCAGCCGGAAGTAAAGCGACATTGCGCGCACCTGTGAAAGGCTCGGACGGTCTCTGGACTTTCCCTGGCATCTCACACGGTAAAAAACTTTCTCTGAAAAAGTAAGAATATTTTTAGTAGGCTATTGCAAATAGCGATAGCTTACATTAAAATACTCTCACACTAACAAGACAACGAAGGAAAGAAAAAATGACTGTTACTTACACTGAAATCCTGGCAAATGCAATCGTCGCTTTTAACGAGCGTATCCAGTGCGATAACCTTACTGAAATGAGCGATTCACACGATGCATTGCACGAAGTAGCGGATCGCTATGTACCTCACTACTACAGTGAAATCTTTCAAGTAATGGCATCAGAAGGTATTGATCACGAATTCGAAGACAGCGGCTTGATTCCTGAGACAAAAGATGTTACGCGGATTTTGCAGGCTCGCATCTACGAACAACTTTACATTGACATTCAGAACTCAAATGATTTAGTATGGTGTGAATCAGGTTTCGGAGAAGACGAGGAAGAAGAAACAGAATAACGATTTTTCGTGTTGCCTCTTTGATTAAAGGGGCAATGAGAAAGAAAGTTAAAAGATTTAGAAAATAGTTGTTGACTCTAAATCAAAATAGCGTAGAATGTTTCATATCAGGACAACAAAGGGTTGTCCCTAACAGAGAAGAGAAAATATTATGACTATCGCAACCATCAAAGCAAACATCGTTTCTAAAACTGCTGAAATCAAGGCAAAGCAGTCCGAAATGGATAACTTTGAAATCACTGTAAGCGAAAGCGAGTATGATGATTTTCTTAATGATTGCTACGAAGAAGTAGAAATCTGCGGCAACACTTATTCCCCTGCTTACGCTCTTAAGATGGTTGATGAAACAGCATACAACGTCGGAAAAAGCGACTATGAAGATTCTTTAGAAAAAGAAGAAAACGAAGAATACAAAGAGTTAGCGGAAGAGTTAGAGACATTAGAAAACGAGTTGCAGGATCTGGAAGACGAATTAGAAGAAGCAGAAAACGAAGAATAAACAAAAATAGTTGTTGACGTAAGATTCAAAATAAACGATACTACTTATCACAGGGCGGGAATGGCTCCCGCCGATAGAGAGAAGAAAATGAACAAATACACTATCCAATGTACGCAGGCTGACGGTTCTATCTTTAAACCAGATTGGCGTTTACCATATGCTGACGCCCAAGAAGCAAAGCGAGAGTATAAGGAAGTGTTTACAGGCTGCAAAGGTTGGAAAGTAGTAAAAGTTTCAAAATAACTGTTGACTGTAAACAAGAGACATTATAGAATAGTGTCTCTGATTTAGAGAAACAATCACACACTAACCAGGAAAAACAAAATGACTATCATCGAAATCACAGACAAAACCACTAAGCGCCAGTTAGTGAAGGGCTTGAAAAAGTTGGGTAAAGGATTGTTCACTGAGTGTTTCGAATTGAGTGATAGTGAAGTACTGTTAGTAAGTGAAGATCCGTTGAAAGAAGTCTACTCAATGGGTTGGCTGTGTGATACACTGTTTCCAGTAACTGAGAGAATAGATTGCTTAGCAAGCGGCGAGACTATTTTCAAAATGAAACGGTATACAAAAGTTTCAAGCCTGAAAAATAGTTTAGAAGCAGATCAATACGAAATTTATAAAACTTTGCGAAAGGCTCAGGATGTGTTAAAGTGTCCTAGCAACCTTTATGACAGTTACAACGCGGTACACGATGCATTTTCAACGATTGAAAATGACGAGTTACGCACGACAATGATTGAAGCGCTGGATGATGTAGCGAATTACGGATCTGATGTAATGTTTGAGATTTCACCGCGAAATGTTGCAGTAGACAACGGCAAGCTGATTCTGCTAGACTGCTTCTTTATGCGCAGTAAAGCAAAAGAAATGCGTAACAAATAATCTAACTAAACTTAAAGAGGGTATAAAGATGCAATACACAAACAAAGCTGAAAAAATGAAATCTGGCAAGCGCCTGGCCTTTGGTGAAGTGGTAGTGAAGAAAGGCGCAAAGCGCAACAAGACTACGCGAGGCGTAAGCAATAAACGCAACTGGCAAGAGTAATAAGAGGGGGCGCAAATAGCGCCCCTTTCGACGTTTAAGGGCTTGAATCAGACAGCCACACAATCACACTAGCAAAGCAATAAACCCGCTTAGAATGGATTACAGCAGCAATGAGACACGACACCGCTATAAACAACCTCCCCGCTTTTATCCTCCAATGGAAGCAATCCAATAGAATGCAAGCGCGTTACCGCGATCAATACGGCTTCTCTGTGTGGGGCATTGTGTTGTCTGTAGACGAAAAAGAATCAAAAATAGTTATAGATAATTGGGAAAACTGTGTTAGTATATCTGCACTGATTGAGACAAAGCAGATATAAGGCGAGACAATGAAAAAGACAATCCTAGTTGCAGCCCTGGCCCTTTCCAGCTTCACCGCCAGCGCCGCGCCTAAGTGGTGCAGTGATACTAATTTCGGGCAAGAATCCCGTTATCACGCTTTAGCTATCCAGGATTGTTTTTACTCTGGTACTATGTCAAAACAAGACTTTACATCTGATCCAGCTTATGCGAGAATGTTTTTATCCCAAGGGATTGCAGAGAATGCAGTAAGTGATCTCGAAGGTGCAAAGAAGCAATTAAAATCATCACTAGGCCAGGTGTTTTTCAAGGTGAAAAGTATTGGCGAATCTGTAGAAATGGCTAACGGTAATCTAAACCTTAAAGTAAACCTGTATTCTAAAGCAAGTCCGGTTGTTGCTTACATCCAGCTAACCGCAAAGGAATTAGAAGCTAGAGCCGTGCCAATGGTGGAGAAGGGAACAGAAATCACAGAGACATTGGCAGCAGAATTTTCTGGACAATCACTAGGTATTAAGCTAAACTGTGATTTCATTAGTAAAGAGGCTGGCGCTGTTGTGCTAAAAGGCTGCATTGCCACCCAACTAATCGCACTGTAAGGAATATTTTTAAATGGTACTCGCAAACACTTTGGCTTTTTTCTCTAGTATTGTTGACGGCGTTATGTTAGACTCCCAAGACGTAACAAAGACAGAAAAAACGTTTAAGTTTTCGTTTCATAATCGCAGAGTGGGAATTGTGGTATCAGTTGAAAATAATGTTTGCAATCTAACCTATTTATGCGATAATGGTTTTCATCAGGTGAGCGATAACGCTGTTATCTCACTGCAAGATACTCCAGCAACTATTGTTGCTATCGTCAACGATTATATGACAGCTTAAGGATCTAAAATGTTCGCATCTATTGTTTTAATCGCTTCACTGTGTAACATCGCAACGCAAACTAACGACAAGTGCGGCGCAGATTTTGAAAAAACCTGGGTAAGCAACTCTGTTACCGAGTTAAAGAAAGATGCGAATAATTGTTTTGACATTCTGGACTTTATGCCGGACGTTGAAACGGTAGACGCAGATCACATCATTACGCGGGGATGTTACATTGTTTCAGACTCGCAAGATGATAACAGCGGGAAAGTGGTTTTAGAAAATATGTTACATCCTGAAATCAAATTCCAATTCAACAAATCAGACTTAGAGGTAAACTAAACCCATATGGAAAGCGACAGTATAGACTATAAAGAAGAATCATTTTTAGCAGAAAATAAAACAAAGCTGTTAATCAGCGGCGGTTTGTGGGCTATCGTCTTTTTAGTCTTGTGTTTCCAATAATAAACATTGTGCGGGGGTTTACTCCCGCCTCTGTTAGTGTATAATGGTTTTCATCGGTTAAGCAACTAAGGCAAACATAATGCAACCTTTACAACTTCTCACCCTATTACGTTCAATCTCCAACGATACCCTGATCGCTACAAAGCGCCAGGAGTACACGCCGGAGGCAATCTATCGCATTCATAATCAGAAAGTGCAAGCGATTATGAATACTGTTGCAAATGACTCAGGATGTAATAAGAAAGTAAAGGCAAAATATTTTGCTGAAATTAGAAAGATTTCCCTTGCACCTATGCGCGTTAAAACTTACAATAGCATTTCGTTAGCTATTGAAAGCAGAACTCGATCCCTCACTAGCGCTGTTGATTTTATGAAAAGGGCTTAACCAATGAACATTACAAAGTTTTTCTACTATGACGAATTGAGCGAAGAAGCAAAAGCGCAAGCGCGGATCAATGTATTAATCCCAGAGTATGAGGCAAGAAGCCGCGACATTAAAAAGGCTCTTTCAGCCTGGTGTGAAGATTCAAACAAAGCAATCAATGATCCTTATCATATCCGCAAGTTGTTTAACGGTAGTGAAGCACTAAGAAAAGTAAAGCAGTTTGGGAATGATTATCTGATCCGCTATATTCGAGACAACCGGACGATCTTTACTGACAATGGCGATTATGTCTACTACATAAAAGAATGCGTAGAAGTAGTAACGCACGGTAAACGTTTAAAGCTGAATAGTGACGAAGTGAAACAGTTAGCTATCGAAGCATATTGTGATGTTAATGATCGCGGCCCTAATTATCATAACAACCTTTACCGCACCTGGCACCGCATCAAACATTTTATGATCGTTAATAACAAAGGGTAATTACTATGCGTGACTTTATCATTGATCTACTACTTTTCGCTCTTATTGTAAATTTATTTGGCTGGACGACTGCCTTAGTTGTCGCGTTAATAGTGATATTACTTAACGACTAAAAGCAATAGCTAATACAACTTTATTTCATTTTTGCGGTATGCAAAAAAGTGAATTTAAAGAGATCTCCGCGAGGCAATACGATGATAGCACTTTCGGAGATCGACGCTTATAGAGCGTTACAGGAGGTTTTACGATAGGGAATTTGTTATGATCTCCTGAGAATGGCTTAAATTTAGTTGTTATCTGTTACTATCTGCATAAACAGCGTTATTTATGCATAAACACTGAATAGAGGATTTTATGAACAAATTTGTTACTTTAA